AAATTTATAGTGTAAATTTAACAAAATAACAATCATTTTCTCCCATATTTTTTGAGCACATCTACTAAAAATAGATGTGCTTTTTTAATGTTTGTGATGTTTAGCTATCATACCGATATCACACAATGTGATACAAAAATCGGATGCTATTGCCGCGAAAATCAAAAAGTGATACCATGGCGAAAAGAGGTGATAACAGGCGTTTTTAACCACGGAGGTGATAATTATCATGGCTAATCGAAAGAGAGGAGAAGGCACCGTTACACAGCTTGCGAATGGCACCTATGAAGCCATCATCCAGAGTTCACAACTGAATCCAGATACTATGAAGCCGAAGAGGTTTAAGCGGAGGGGAAACACTGCCGAGGAGGCTGTGGCTAATGCGAAGGCTGCATGTACGCATTGGGAAATCGAACTTAGCTATGGGAATAATGCTAAAATAGATAAGCGCAAAACTCTTGGAACGTATATGATGGAGTATCTTGACGGTGTGATAAAAAATTCCGGCATTACGGCAAGCACGTATCACATGTATTACCGCACCGTCAATCAAATGTTCATGAGTTCTGATCTGGCAAAACTTCAACTTCATATGCTTACACCAAAAGAGTTTGAGGATTATTATAATGATCTGCTCTCAAGATATGCAAAAAAATCTTGTGATCTTCCACGGCAGATGTTGATTAAACTATGCGATTATCTTTGTGATCGGAAGTTGATCAATATTAACTTTGCGAAAATTGCTCAGATTGGAATCAAAAAAGAAGTGATTGATGAATACAAACAGGAGCAATCAGAGCGAGAGAGTCAGAGGAAACGTATTTGGAGCAATGAAGATATTCAGAAGTTTTATAACGCATACCGTACTGGAACAGGCGGAGAGATCGTTATTATTATTCTGTTCATGATTGAAACTGGTGTGCGGGCAGGAGAATTTGTGGCACTGACAAATGACGATGTTGATCTTGAAAAAAGATCTCTTCTGATTGAGAAGGCTCGTTCAGTCCGCTTTAAAAACATAGATATACCGGAGGAGGGCATAGAGTATTATACAAAGGTTACGAAGAATGCAGAAGCCAGAACAATCTATCTAACAGATTTGGCGCTTGAACTTGTCAACGTAATGCAAGAACAAACAAGGAGTAAGTGTAAGAACAATCCGGAAAACCTGCTATATCCCCAATTTAGAACCGGGAGGAAGCGAACAAACGCATCCATGGAGATTTGTCTGAAGGATTTATGTAACAAGCTTGGAATTGACCGTGATGTCAGGTTAAGTCCAACAGGACAGAAGATTGGTCTTTCACTTCACACCTGCCGACACACATATGACTCTATTGCAAACACGGCAAAAGGAGCGAACCCTATTGCAACAGCATTAAGTATGGGGCATAAATCAATCAATGTTGAGAATGTCTATACGCATCTAACAGAGAATGCTCGGAAAGAAATTAAGACAGCATCCAGTGAAGTGCTTGGTATTCAAAAAGATGAACCGTCTGGATTAACAGAAGATGAAGAGAAGATGCTTTATATCCTCTTAGAAAAGAAATTCAAGAAGTAAAAAAACGGGTAGCGCATTTCTGCGTTACCCTAATTTTAACTTGCCGGTCATTTGCCAGAGCAAATTAACAAATCTCATGATCACTTATTCTCGCACTTCCCAAGTGTACATTTCTGGTTCAACAACCGTGTGTACAAAACTATTTGCCCCGCCAGATTTTTCATAGGAATTGATTAGCCCTTGGAGGGCTTCTAATTCCATGTTTGTTATATATCCTTGCTTGTGATAATATCCGTAGCTCTGGCGGATTCTGTCCTTTAATTCCCCACGCCGCACCTCATCGTCTTGAGAGATTTTCCTGTCCAACTTTTCTACCAAAATATCAAGTTTCCCATCAATGGCGTGTATTTTCTCATCCAAAAGCAGGTCAGATTTCTCAGACTCCGCCTTCAGCTTCGTATATTCTTCCTCCACTTTATCAATACGATTAATTTTGTTTAACTGCATATTAATGCTATGAATTGACTTAAGTACCGGAATAATATTATCCTTCCAAACTTTCTTGAGCAGCATCCCTAACACTATGATTACAATTATCCAAAATACCATATTCGGTAAGTGAAAACCAAGCTTGTCCTCTAGTATATTAATTAGTTCATTAATCAGATTTATCATTTGTAATATCTCCTTCACCCATTTTTAACAATGTATGAAGAAGAACACCAACCAATGATAGATTGCGTCTGGATTTTGTACCACAAGCTATCTTGAAGTACATTGACAGCATCACCCCGTCTAAGACTTCCTACTATTTTGCAGGACGGATCAACTGTACATGGAAGATTGCGGATGTTCAACTGAGAAGCCGTAACAACCCATGCTGATGAATTCCCTTCATACGATATATCCATATCAACATTCCCTTTAATTCCATCCACTTTCCCTTTTGATCCCCACTGCCAAATAACTTCTCCAACATTCGGCTTCAGAGATTCTTTATATTCTCCACTGTAAGCATATCTAGCAATCCAGAACTTACTTACGTGAAGCTCTGCCGGACGATACACATTCTTATACCAATCAAGGTTTGAATATACGCCGACATCATATCCACCCGCTTTACAAGCATCTATGTATGCGTTAGCAATTTCCGTAACTCGGCCCGTGCTTCTCAACGCCGGATATTCAAGATCTAACCAGATTGTAATCTTACGACCTTTTAATCCGTCCATCATGATATTAGCTGCTACAACGGCTTGTGCTTCATTGGTTGCATAGAGATAATGATATACCCCTTTAATTTCCACCTCATTTGCCGTTGCTCCATCATAGTTTGTCTCAAAGGTGCGATCCATGTTCCCGCTCTTTTCAATACCACGAAGAATTGCAAACTGGATACCTGAATTACGAACCTTTAACCAGTCGATTGTACCTTGATAAGCACTTACATCAATTCCTTGAGAAATAGAAGAGGATGTAGCTTGCTTTCCTACATAGTCAGCACACACGTATTGATTTCCACCGATCTTATACCAATGACTATTTTCCTCGACAGCCACAAGATCCCCACGCTTCAGTGTCCCAAGCACTTTAGCGCTCGTGTGAGGGTATTCTCGCACGTTTAGAGCAGAGGCTGTAACCTTGCCGTACCATAAAACTTTAGGAGCTGCAACGGGCGCTGACGGCGTTGTAACAGGTGTTTCAGCCTGTTCCGGATACCGTAGAACATAATCCCACGGGTAATTACGATACGAACGAATAAAGATTTCTCGTCCTGTTTGATCGCCTGTCTTACCGCCTCTGGAAGTTCCTCGTTCATTAATAGAGGCTTCAACTTCTTTCCCATTCCCGCAATATGTTGCTACATGATGCTTAGTATTAAGAAGAATGTCACCACGCTTTAATCCGGCTCCGGTTGCCCGTTGTACTTGCGCAGTCACATCAACAAATCCACATCGAAGTGCTGCACTGCGCAGATTACCTGTATATGTAGCACCCTTGGATTTAAGCGGGACACCAAATGTTTGCCAAGCTGTGATGATAAGAGAAGAACAGTCGTAGTCCGGCCCCCATCTATTTACTTGATCGTAACCGTGAGATGGATCGGCAGCTACTGCTTCAAGCCATGAAACAACAGATTCAATCACTCCCATGGCATCACACTTTCTTGCCTTTATTTATACCAAAGACAGCGGCCTCAATAAGCTTATCTATCTGGTCATCGGAAATATCAATTCCATGTTTCTCGCAATATGCCTTTACAGAAGCAACAACTTGTTCTTTCTTAATTGCACCTTGTCCGCTCTGTCCCTTAAATTCCTGTTCCAGAGCCTGTACAGCGGCGGTAACAACACTAAGCAGAAGCTTGTATTGATGCTCATTTACAAGACTCTTAAGCCACCGAACAAGAAGCGGAATAACATACTTACTTGCGATCATAAATACTGCAAATATAACAATACGAACAATGTCAAAAACAATATCACTCATAATAAATCCTTTCATCCTACGGCATCATCAGAATTTAAATTCTTCTGAGTTGCCTCAAAGCGTTCCTGTGCCAATTCGTGCTTTTTCTCTGAATAAGTTTCAAAGTAACTTTTAGAGAAATAGCCAAGAGATACACCAAGAATTGTGATACATACTTGTTTACTTAAGTCGGATAATAGATCTGTCGTACCATATGCGAATAATGCATAAATTCCCATAAGATAGGAGATGCTAATCCAGATAATTGCGACCACGGTAATTGCCGTCACAAACGTCTTGGTATATTGCCGGAACGTCTTCTTTTTCTTTTTTGATAAAATACTTTTAACGTCCATTTTGCTCCAATAAAATAAGACAGCGGTATTTGTTTATACACCACTGCCTCCATGTCTATTTATTTGTCATTTACTTTATTCAGTTGTCTCTTCAGAAATAGGTTCTGTGTCAGAAATGCCGAACTTCGCTTTCATTACTTTAATCATGTTTTCGCCAGAAGCAATAGACTCTTGATATCCGGCCTTGCCTTCTTCATCCATAGAATCAACACTAAATGTAATTGCTTCTACAGTTGCCTTATCTGTAGCACGATCTATGGTACCAAATAACTCATTTCTGATAGACTTCATTGCTACAATATACATCTGCATTGCAATGTAAATATGAATGACTTCAATTGGTTTATATTGATAGCAAACCTTATTGATCTCAAACGGGATAGAAATACCATCTGTACCATATAAAGAAGACGCAAGATTAAACGCTGCAATAGCATCATTGATGAAATCCTGATTGATACTAAATTTAATTTCAGAGCCATCAATTAAAGTAGCGGTGGTTCCTTCTGCAAGTGAAGCAGTATATGCGGTATCAATATCTTGATCTTTAATTGCTTTTATCTCTTCCAGAGTTTTCTCCGGTATCGGAATTAACTCAAAGTGAGCAGTATATGTTTCATCGACAGACTTTGCATTTACAATCGGAATGAACTTCTGCTTTGTAGAAACTTCATCTCCAGCACTGTTTGTCCAGTTCACAAACTGATAACCGTAGTTTGGATATACAGAGCATCCTTTGACCACAACCTTATCTGCATTATTCTGAATTCTCTCAGACTCAAGAGTAACCATACCAGTTTCATCAGCGGATACATACTTGATTGTAATATAAGTCGGAGCCACATATACATCGGTCGGATCGGTCGTAAGAATTACATAATTAGGTTCCTTACGGAATATATATTTATAAGCGGAATAATCACCTTGAACAATTCCGTTGTGTTCATTAACAATCTCAAAGCCAAGAGCCAATTCCTCATCGGTAGGGATCACAACAGAATTAATTGTTACGTGATTATTCGAAGCAGAAAGATCAACACGCATTGTGTCAGTCGTTCCAACGAATCTAATAAGATCCATATTTTTTCTCCTTTATGATTAATTGCGCACTTGGCGCATAGTTTTTGTTTGAGATGATGATTTACGTGAAATAATGGATTAAATAGTAATATAGGTAATATAAAAATCTATATTGGAGAGGATGGTAAAATCCACTTTACCAATAAAGATGGTGCCGATTCAGTCCTAAATTTTAGTAGTTTCAAAACCGAAGAAAAATCTTTCTCATGGAGCAGTAATGGAGATATGGGTAATTATGGAATATTTCAAACTACTCTTATATATAGCGGTAAAGTTTTAGGTATTGTATCTGCAACATATCCTTCTCAATGTAATTTACTTCAACCAAGATATGGCACAAAAACGTTTCCATTTAATATTCAAGAAAATGTTGTTAATGTTGGGTGGACCGCATATGGTAACATGGCGGCAGGTAGCATGACTGTTACTGCCCTTATAGCAGGATAATAAATTAAACAAATTGGTCATATTTTTTGGAAACATTATAAGTTGTATTCCACGGCCCAAGTCCGCATACAAATACCTCGTCAATATACAAAACAGCATAGGAAGCAGGATTCCCGGGATAATTTGTTCCACTTGTTTCATATATAAATCTAACTCTATGTTTTACATCAGTTTCCAGATCATTAATTGCTTGTATAACATCGGCTAAAGATTTACTTGCAGGTGTTGATCCTTTAGCCACTAATGCATTATAAATTTGATCAACACCATCCTGAAAAGACTGTTGCATTGCTGTTATATTACTATTTTGTCCTCAAGCACACATACATTTAGCATGAGAATGACGTACATTTTCTTGACTTACAGTGCAATAAATCATTGTAGTTTCAAGCTTTACATGTCCAAGCAATGTGCGTACTTCTTCCAGAGGCATCCCTTTTTTTAATACGTTTGTAGCCATAGTTCGTCTAAATCTGTGCGGATGAGTATTTTTTACGCCAGATTTTTTGCCTATTGCCCGAAGTGTATTTTGTATTCCAGTTACTGTTATCCGCTGATGAGGCGCACGTTTTGAAACAAACAAAGCTTCACAATCATCATCTCTCGTTTCTAAGTATTTCTTTAAATGAAGCCTTGCTGTTCTTGTCAAATAAGTTTGTCTTTCTTTATTTCCCTTTCCTTTTACAATAACCTCCAGTGTGTCTAAATTCACATCATCCTTGTTTAATGCAACTAACTCAGACACGCGAATACCTGTAGAATACAAGAAATCTACAAGTGCAATTTCCCTTTCATTATCACAATTCGTGCGAAGCAGCTCCAATTCTTCGTCTGAAAACGGTTTCTTGATTACCTGTTCACACTTAATCGGATCAAGTCCTGCCGATGGATCTTTATCAATAAAGTCTTTCCTATGTAGCCACCCGAAGAAAGATGTCATAATACGCCGAATATCATCCAGATACCGATTAGACACCTTTCGTACTTGCTTATACATTGCTAAATATGAAAACAGATCATTCTCTGTAATATCTTTTACGGGTTTACTTAGATAAGATAGAAGATGAGTTAACTGATCTCTATATAAAGCAACGGTGCGTGTACTTTTGCCGTCTGTAGTCTTTCTTGCTAGAAAGATATTCAGCATCTCCATCCACTCTGTTGACTGTACAGCCACGCCAGTTTCCCTTGGTTTAAAATCATACTCACTCAAAACATGGTGAAGTACCGCATCTAATTCCCGAAGCTGTTCACTTGTCAATCCTGCCATCTGTGCCAACACTACATTAATGATCTGTTCCATAATCTTTCCCTCCATGTTTAGATATTCTGTTAGATTCAGAATACTACGTACAAAAAAGTTTGGAACGGTATCCATAATTACTGCGTTAAATAGTAATATTACAAATGTATCTAACGCTAGTGGAACGATTAATGTATATGTCGATAATGATGGGAAACTGCATTTTGTAAACAAGGATGGTGCCGATTCAGTATTAAATTTTAGCAATGGTATCAAAGAAATATACATTATTAAAATACAAGGGAATGATGTTAGAGGTGGCAACTATATTGTGGACTTATACTGTATAGATTCAGATAAAACTGTCCATAATTCAACAGGGTATATTGGAAACATAGAAGGAAACTACGCATCAATAAAAAATAGTGGGTATAGCAGTGGATATCGTTTTACTTTTAAAACTAAATTATCTTGTAATGGAACATTTAATGGTTCGCCCGTATCATATAGTGCAAATCAATCTGTCGAAATCTATTCATGGTATTCGGATCTAACTCAATTTATATGGATTTTATCTTAACTTTTATAATATGAAAATTATTCAGTTCCATGTGAACGTTGTTCTCGTTGACCATGTTCGACCTGTCCCATATTCACTATGAGCACCATCTCTGACTCTGGCAATTTCTGCTCCACTACTATTCCTAAGAACGGCAGTTGCATAAGCACCTTCACCTGCTAAATATGATCCGGCTTCCAGTATACCTGTTTTAACAGCCGCCGCCTGCCCCGCTGCATATCCGGCATTATATCCTTCACTGTAACTGCTAAAATTTAATGCTGTATCCGCACCTGTCCCATCTTTGAAGTGAATTTTACCATCATCCCCAACATATACAGAAATGTTTCCTATATTACTATTTAACGTATTAACCGCCGCCGCAGATGCTGCAATATTGGATGCATTAGAGTTCACAGAATCTGTGATTCCTTGAATATTCCCAAGACTTGTCTCTGCCGTAGCACCATTGTCGAACTCCACATCAGAAGCCTTAGTCCAAAAAGAAAGACGCTGCCACAGCTTCGTGGGTGCGTCCTTTAATCTACGATATTTATTACCTGTAGAAATTGTTTCATTAATAGCCATAATTATTCTCCTTATAATGTGGAGATCCACACATCTCCATCCTTTAATTCCCTTGTTTTATTTTGATCTTTAAATTGAGTTGGTTCTTCTTCTGTATATAAATTTTGGTCTGGATGTTTGTCCATTCCTTGTGTTTTTACAAAACTTTGTGTGGAATATATTCTGTTTTCGATCATATTAAAGTAGTCAGCAAACCATCCGAATAAGTTCGAAGTGCTAATCACTTTATAAGCTTCTACATAATTTCCGGCTTGCATATACTGTTCATACTGATCGTAAACATCTTTCTGAGTAATATTTACATCAGAATGATAATGTAGTTCATCTATTTTTTCTGGGAACTGAGAAGTCGTTTCAACCATACATTACCTCTCATTTCCCGATCCAAACATCTTGCTCTTGGCAGTCTGGTTCTGTTGCATCGAAATGAACAGATTGAAGCACATTCTTTGCGTATAGCTGTGTATTATAAATTTCCTGTTCCCACGTATTGAAAGTCTCAGCATCTACCATGTATGATTTGATTTTATCCTTTACAGCGTTGATCAGATTTGCCACCGCAATCTTATCTGCCGTAACACTGGATATTCTTGCCTGATTAATCTGTGCAATTAACTTGTCAATCGTAGTAGTTACTTGCTGCCCGTCAAGAGTATATGTAACACTTGCATCGTCAATATTTTTAAATCCATGCAGAGTGATGTTCTCTGATGGAAAATTACTGTATTCTGTTTCGTAGGCCATTTAATTTTCCTCTAAATCCTCACGCCGCATCTTCGTAATACCGAACGAGGGTGATCTGTGATGTGAATCCCGCAAAATCGTGGGAAATGCTTTTGATAATATATTCATGCTCCTCTGCATCGTTGAATGGTTTGTAACTGACCTTCTTGTTTACATCCAAGAATGGCATGAGAGCAGTAGTGATCTGTATATTGTCCGTAAGTCTGCAATTTTTATAGTTCTCGATCTTTGCTCGGTATGCAGCATCATCGTCTGAAGTAATCTTGTCATAATCGCCACCAGTTTTAACATCCAAAATCTCCCCAAGTTTCTGAATGGTAAATGGAGACTCCGAAGCAGTTTCAAAATCAACCCGGATAACATTATATTTTTTCTGGAAGTATTCCTTACTATACAGTTTACAGACAGTACCGTCAGAAAATGTATAATCTTTGGTTTGTGTAGATCCATCCGTCAATACATTTAATGCATGAACCTGCCACATCCCAAGATGGAAGAAACGAACTTCATCCTGCTTTGTTTCTGAATTTCTCTTTTTAGAAACCTTAAAGACATGAGTTCCGACCTCGGCAAGCTCTTCAGCCTCGATTGGCAAATACGTACTTTCATTGTAAATTGTTACATTGCCAAATCCATTCAAATTGATAGCCGGAGAGGCTGCACTATTTATCTGTGGAATTTTTAATGCCACAATATCACCATTATAATAGGTATCTTCATAGCCTTCTATATGACAAGAATATACATTGCCACTATATGTTACTTCAGTACCATAAAAGTCTGGCTCAAATGTCTGTCCCCAAACCTCGCATACATTGCGAACAGTATTCAAATTAACCGTTGTACTTTCATTGATTAATACTCTCTGTATGAAGCTGTTCTCTATGAAATTCGCATCGTTCTTGAAAGTTGATAAGATTTGACATATGAAAGTATTGTGTTCTGGTTCAAAGAACATCTCAAAATAACCAGCATACAGATCACGAAATGTAGTAAGTATATTGAGCACCGACGTTCCGGCTGAAAATTCTTGATCATATGGGACAGTGTTCCATAGTCCTTCTTGGTCTTTTCGGTATTGCTCCCAATCATCATAGTAATTCGCAAATGCTCTTGGTGCACCAATATCCCCAACGATATAATTATCTCCGACAAATGGAGCATATTGCTTCAATACTTCTAAAATTACATTACGAATAACACTGGGAGTTTTCAATTCCGGCACATGATCTGATTCAAGATAGGAATCGAAGTATACATTCTTCGTCACAACAGCTTCTTTGCGAGTCGTTTCTATTCGGAGGATGTTGATATGGCCCGCTTGTATCCGACCGGCTTCAAGTCCCTCTGTTGTTCGGTAACTCAGAATTGTTTGTGTCCCAAGTTCGTTGATATTAACAGTAGGAGATTCCCCGTTTGTATTTGTCGCATAAAAACCAATCAGTTCGCCTTCATTAGTTGCGTCATATTCATCGTAACCGTCAATTGTGAGTGTATATGCGTTGCCGGTTGCTTGTCCGCCATAATAATCATAATCTCCGGGCTTTGCCGGGAATGTCATCGTAAGATAACCAAGCGCACCGTTCTTCGTTCCGTTCAACTTTGTCATAAAGTCGGAGAGATTAACCGTGAGTTGATTATTTGTCGCATCGTAATTGATTGAAGTATTCGTATATGTAAAATAGCCCATCGAATACCAGATATAAGTTCTCTGGACAGCATTGTATAAGCCAATCTTCATATGAACATCTTTATCTAACCAAACAAGATTATCCTCTGTCAGCATGATGTTTTGCGTTCGTGTGGGCTGAATTACAACACTTCCGGTACGTCTTACATCAGAATCTGCGGAGATAGATATATTACCGCTCACAAGCCCTTCTATAGAGCCTAAAATCTGTCCATGTAAATCCAATACTTCTAATATAATACAGGGAGCCTGTGGAGCTGCCGATTGACGGAGGACAAGCAGAAGATCATCTTGTGTTACATAATCCATAATTGTCCTCCATTATCTGTAGTTCCACCACTGTTCATCAATATCAGAAAGTCCAAGGTAATACATGTCTTCCTCGGAATTTACATCACCGATCTCCACCCATTGGAAGGAGATGTTCCGGTTATTATAGGCTGTATCAGCTTGGTCAGTAGGATTCGGCGTAACTTGCACGAGCCACATACGACCATCTGGCAACTTCAGAATCTTAGGTTCTCCATTACAGATAAAGTCCATAACTTCCTTCTGATACATAATGCGCTCGTAGTCATGTTCCGGTTCGAACATTTCTGTCGAACACTGTCCATCATTATCTGTGAGTTTCATAAAACAACCCTTGCATTCACCAGTATCATAATTTGCCTGTGAATTACGCACGAAGATAGGATATCGCTGATTCAATAATTCCACATTTTGAGAGGGAATATTTCTTGTTGTATCACAGAATCCATCCGTGATATTTGTTCCATATACCGTGTCTTTACTAATAAGGAACATATGTGTAAACTCTGATTTGACCGTAGTAGTGGAATAGTTATGCTCCAAACCGTTATAAATTGGTACAACCGCATATTGCATTTCACCATTTGCTCTTACAGAATAATCGTTGAACGTTACATCAAAATCCTCCCGAGTATGGATTTCTCGTACAAAGATTGTTTGCCACTGGAACGTGTCTGGCTTCCGGCGTTTTAGCAAAATATGAGAGCAGTCTTTGACTGCTGTATCAATATTACCTGCATATGTGTTACCATTAAAATGAGCATAAAGAACTGTATTCCAATCCCAGTCTTCCGGCAACGTCATGTCATAACTAACCACCGGATCATTACTCATATAGAGATCATCAAAATACGCATTTTGAATCTCTACATAATTAAGTTGATCTATTTTAGTAGGAGTAAGCTCACAGGCTAAACTTCCACCAAGTGTATTTGCTCCGCAAAAGAACATAGCTTACTCCTTTCAATTTTTAGATAACCAAATATCATTATTGAGGCCGTTTGTCGGTTCTGTATCATTAATAGTTTCAGTTAATGTATCATAAAGACTATGCACGGTTGGATTATCTTCGGTATCAATCCACTTATCATAATCCTCGGCAGTAGTCGGGACGTTGATTCCCCACCAATAATCACCGGTTGACTCTGAATTGTCTGTTAATACCTTTAGTGCAAATACATCACCTTTCCGATGAATTCCGACAACAATTTTATCTTCGTAATTAATTGCTTCTGCGCTTGAATACAGAATATAATTATTCAGCCCATTTGTAGCTTTTAATTTAAATCTTGTTTTACCATCGGCATAAATTCTAGCAGTTAATGTAATATCATTTACTCCATTTGTAATACGAAACACTTCTCCATATTCCATATATTGCATCTTTAAGATGATTGTAAAATCATCTAATATTTCCCATCCTTCGTCATAATATAATTTCTGACCATCTGTTAATATGATTTGGCTGTCATTATATTTGAAATTGTCTTCACCGTTATATTGAATGACAATCAAATTACTTCCGACTTCAATACACCCACGATCTGGAATTGGTGTAGCATAAATACGGGAATATGTACTTGGATTCATATATTTTACATGAATCATCACAAGCCCAGTATCCAATTCAATTCCATGATGGGTGATTGCTTGACAACGAACGAAGTAATTCGTCATATTGTCGAGATTGCGAAAGGTATAAGTAAGATTATTTTGATCAGTAAAGCGATCAGACTTGAATAAGAATTTCTTGCTTGCATCATACAGATAAAAATAATAATCAGTAATTGGTTCGTTTTCTTTACTGTAATATGCAATAGACGCTTGATAATTTGCAACTCCAACCTTGTTTTCTCCAGTTGGATCAAGATCTGCAAAACCAAATGTAGGAGTGGTACGTGTCACAAAAAGTATTTTATCTGAAAGTTCAGATTCAATAAATTCTGTAGTGTTATTAGGGTTCCTGTAAAATACAGAAACCTGAACAATCCATGTGCCGCCGTTTGTTAATGAATTAGCAGCAATTGTTTGATATAGATTATATGTTTCGATTTTTTGATCATATTTAACTGTGTTAGTTTTATTGTCCGAAATCACAACACGATTATAATATGCACGCTCACCGTTCCACACAAAACCTACAGTAAATGGTTTGGTGGCATCCGGCGCAGCGAATGTTTTTATAATAGGTTTTGCCATGTAGCTACCACCTTTCTTAAAACTAGTACATTAAATTAGCGATTTAACTAAATCAAAATGGATAAAAATAGGGAACGTAACAAAAAATTCTGTATTTTCATCTAAATATATTGAACTTAAGTTTGTTGCATCTTATTCAAATAATTATTTTTCATCTGAATATTTTTACGATGATATTATATTTGACGGATCTCGTTAAGTGATAATTAGTGCCTTTTATTATAATTACGGCAATTGCAGCGTGTGGATAAATATCAATAATGACACTGTTGTTAATACGATTGGTGTTAAAAAAATGGTTCGGCATTAGTGGATACACCAACAATTATTGTATATGGAAAACTTAAATAATTATTAAAATATTCCATATATTTTTTTGCACAGCAAATCTTTTACCGCTATCATAAACAATTATTGGATATTCAGAGCCGATTGTAAGAGTATTTAATTCTTTTTTGTGTGTATAAATTATCTATAATAAACTTCAACTCTACTATTAGAACCTGCAGAACTTCCATTCGAACCTTTATAAGAGTTTAATTGAATGCTATCACTATTAAATTTAATCGTGACTGGATTTCCGGAATTTGGTAAACCTATAATTTTCCCACCTATTGCAATAATTCTATCAATCACATTTTTGTATATAGACTCAAAAGACACTGTCCCCCATCCATTTGCATTATACACAAAGAAAGATAATTCTTTATATATAGGGGGATAATCTATAGAGTCTCCGACATTTGAAATGATTCCTAATTCTTTCCATTTTAAATCGCTATTTAACGTATCAATGGATGTTTCTAAATCGCTAACAGACGAATCTAAAGAGCCAATCGTGCTATCCATAGAATTGATTTTTGCAGTAATGACTTTGTTCTGTACTGGATTCATACTGGAAGTGCTAAGTGCCGTATCCACCTTGCCAGTTTCATACGGCGGGTTATTATCATCCAATCCAGATCATGCCATTATAAATATCAGCCGTTGGTTCGGCATCATTATAAATAGGTGCAATGCTAAGATTTTTACGAGCAGCACCTGCCGTTTGAGCTCCAGTGCCACTATTAGCAACTTCCACAACACCAGATACGTTACTGGCAATACCGCCATCTGCCGGAAGAGAAGAGGGAATGTTAATCGACTGCCATGTCTTATCAGCTCGAAGGAATTTGGACTGATCCCCTTTTGCCGGAGCAGGAACAAGGCCATGAGAACCGGCAGCACTTGCAGATGCACCCCTAAAATCTGCATAGGTTGTGTTTTCATCATCTCTCCACGCCGGATTACCATTGGGATCTGTTTTCCAGACCTTGTTGGCTTGTTTAGCGCCGGACGCAACATAACCTTCGGATGACGCTGAGTTTGCTTTCCATGTATTATTATCTGTTAGTCTATCCTGTACCCAATTAGTCCATGTGCCGTTACTACAATATCTTCTATAAGATACATTCCCGTTGGTATTGTATATAATCTGGACATAGTATGACCCACTGGCGCAATGAATTACTTCAAGTCCAAAGTTATCAATTCCGTTTGGTTTATTTGTAACAGTATTTCCTCCTGCCGCATTATAAAATCCCGGCGTTGTCACATTATTTAGATTCTCATTCGTTAATTGTTTTATTACTGCTTTATTATTTAAACTGCTTCTGGCTGTTGAATCTTTAAAGTTATATGAACTACCATCTGGCAGTGTAATTACGCTAATGTCAGCCATATTATTTTTCCTTTTTTACTTTGTAAAAATGACTTCTTCATTTGCTTGATTAACGGATATTGATACTTTATTATTCCAACTCGCTCGTTCGTCATCGGTGATGTGAATTGTTTGATTTGAGATATGTTCGTCAAGAAGATTTTTTATATCAATATCTGAAAAAGGAAGATCAATCAAATACGCATTACCGTCCCCAACTTTAATTTTTGGGACAGGTTTGTCACCTTCGGTTGTACCATCTGTATAGATAATTAATACTCCGGCATCTGGGACATAACTCTTGTCAGCGTCCCAATTTGCCGTTGTGTTAATTCTGATCTTCGCAGACAATAAATCACCAATGTATTGTTTATTTAGGAGATCATAATCCGTTAAACGAGCTAGATCTATTATTTTGTGTTCTGCCATTTATAATCCCTTTCATTTGATTAAGCAAAGAGTTTTTGAATATCTTCGGCAGTAGCAAATGCGTTTTCAGAGCCAATCTTGGATTCAAGATCAGTAACACGATTACTTAGTCCCTTTTCAGCCTCTGTTGCACGAGTCTTTTCTGCATTTACCAGTTCTTGAATATAATCAATAATATTAGTAGATGTAACACCTTCCGGGATTGCAGTTCCAATGAGAGCCTTCATCTGATTAATATTCTTATTAATCTCTGCAACTTCCTCCGGATGATCCTCAAGCCATATGGCAAGCGCTTGCAATGTCTTAAAATCTGCATCTGCCTTGCCGGAAAGTAATTGCGCCGCCAGTTCCTCATTCGCAATCTTACGAACACTCTTTCCTGTATCAGTACCAACCAAGGTATTCACAGCGGTTTTAAATGCTGTTATGTCCTCAATCGGCAATTCAAGAGAATATGCCGGAGTTGGCTTTGGATCACTTAAAGGCGGGACGTTGGTATAGAACTTTAACGTATTACCGTCAATTTCAACCACTTTCAGCGATTTCGCATCAGCTCCGTCAATCTTCTGCTTGATCAACTGATCATATAGAGTAAGATTCTCAAGAGAGATATATTTCTTTTGTTCAGCCATAATTAGCCTCCGAATAAATTATTAATTTCATTTTCTGTACTTGCCGTGAATCGTTCATCTACAACACGATCAACCGTGTCCGCCACAATCTTGTCGATTGATGCGTCTATGTATTTCGAAATGTATTCAGCCGCTTCCGACTTCGTTAAGAAATCCATGGCAGATACTTTATCATCCACATATTGAACGGTTGCAAAGTTTTGTTCTTTGATCCACTGCTTTGTTGGCATTTCTTCTGTGGAAACAGTTCCGGTTTCATCCACTTTATAGTCGATGATTTTCTGTGCCGTAATCTGTTTGATGTATTTCACTCCATCAATTGTTTCCACTACAACAAAATGTCCAGTAGAAGAGGAGTAAACTGTCACGGCATCGCCGGACATCTTATAAGCGCCAACAACTTTATAGAAGCCGTCCTTTAAATCCGTAATTAAAATTGGTTCAAAGACAGATCCGGTTACAATATCAATCGGTTTATTTAATGCTTTGTTGTAATCAAATTCAACAGAATTTGCCACGGAAACATTTTTTACTATATATTTCCCATTCTCTTTATTTACAATAAAACCATCATAATTCCCGGAAAATTTATTCTTGATTGAAACAAATTGTCCGTCATAGGTATCTGCCGATTTATTAAGATATTCCAAAGCCGCATCTTGTGAATCAAAGCGATAATGTCTTGCATTTACTGGGAATAATGATCCGTCTTCACGGATAATGATCATTTCTCTGGTATCTTTGCAAATTACAATATCATTAGCATTAATTATTTTTGCATCAACTGCTTTCTGAATATCTTCATAATTTGCATATACCATGCGAGAATGGAGAGCATAGTTTGTTGCCATATGACCTCCAATCTTAAATATTTACAATATTGACATTTCCGGAGGTGTGAGAACCAGTTTCAACAAGTTCTGCATTAAGATCTTCCAATGAAACTCCTGTTCCAATCTTTTCACCCTTATTCGTAAGTTGAAGTAGCTTGTTCTCAGCATCGACTGTAATATCATCAGCTTTTTCTGAATAAATCGAGTCAGCAACTTTCTTAAGTGCTTCAATTTCCGCTTTATTCGCCAGATACAGTTCTGCGAGTTGACTAAGCCCAGAATCTTCCACAGTTACATAATTAATAACTGGAATAACATTCAGAATAGCCGGAGTGAATGATCGAACGTACTTAATCTGCTTGCCACTATCTGGATCAAGTTCGATCTTCATCTGTGTTAAAGACAGTTCAACTTCACCCACTTCACCCGTAATTGTCTTGGCAGTTGCAGGTAATTTATAAAGGATATAATTCTCTTTATAATTGCTATCAACAAGTTCCAAAGTGACAATCTTAACCGCCTTGCTAATCGGCAGCTTATACGTCAGAACTAAATCAAATGTTGACATATCCATGTCGTTATAAGCCTTTGGACAAATGAAGTTAATGTTCTCAATGTTAGATGTTTTCTCAATAATCGGGCTTTTTACCGTATGCTGAACGGAGTTATCATCTTTAAGTAAAAACGTATTACTCATCTGCATTTTCTCCAATGATGTATGCGTACTCTTCAGCCGTGATCAACTGATCATCGAGATACTTTTTGATGCGCTTTTCATCAACATTCACGTAGTCCGCATCTTCATACATTTTCTTTAATGTTTCAATTAAATGTGTCACAGCACGCCTCTTTCCATTAACTCAACAAGCAGATTCTCCCGAATATCATCTGCACTCTGTAAAGAGTTTTTCTTGAGATCGTCATATTCTATTTCGGCAATTTCTTCAATTTTTGCCGTTATATAGTGACATTCATCTGGAAATGGCAATAGGGTTTCAAGGTGGTAACATTTGTCGGAATCCGACATAATTCCCATTGCCTCTGTCTCGTCTGTTAATAATAAGATTTGATGTTTTGGCTGATACTTCACATATACTAATTTCTCACCGGAAAACAGGTCTATAACCTTCCGGCCTTTCATGATTTTGTAATAGTGCATTCTAGCCTCACTTATATAAAGGGACGCTCCGTTTCCAGAGCGCCCTAGTTTATTAGAAGGATAATTCAACAAGAATTCCACGATTTGTGGTGGAAGTGTAATAACTATTTAAAGAACCGGTTTCTTCGATGTACCAGAAGTAGTTTGTATATTCTACGTGAGGAGATCTTGTGTAATAATCACTTGCCACGCCGTCCGCTGTTGTGCGAATACGTGAATCATTCGTGGTTAAATAAGAGATAGTTGGATTCTCCGTAACACCACCTTCACTGAGATACGGTTCTTTGGTTACTTGATAATCATTTGCTATCAATTCTATTACCGCCGGAATCTCAACATAGCAATCAGAATTAACTATGTTGTTCGACTTATTACCCGCCGAAGAAGGGATCTGACACTGCTTAATCAGTTGTCTCCACTGAATCGGAATAGCCTTATAAAATCGCCCATTTAAGAACGTGCGAAGACTTGTATTAGACCAACCGCCTTCATTGGTATTCAATTTACTGATAGCTGCTTTCTCCTCCAGAACCTTTGCCGCAAGCCATGTAATATTGCTACGACCCGTTCCGTCTGACAAATAGTAATATCTAAACGCAGCGGCTTCGAGTTCAACAGCTTCATGCGTCCATAATGCAAGGTCTTGACAAGCAGTTTCCCCAAGATCGTCATACCAGACTTTCGCCCAATAAACAGATGCCTTAATCGGATTGTCTACCTCACCAAAGTCTTTAGATCCGCCAAATACAAGAGTTTGCGTAGTATCTACATACGCCCTTGTGGCATCAAGCGATATATATGTGATCGTATCAGCCGGGAGATTCCCCTTATAGACATGAAGTGTATTCTCGCCTTTTACGTGGCGAAGGACTACAATGTCTCGACTTGCGTTCATAGCACATGAACCAGAAGCTCCCCACAGAAGAGTAGGAACCTTACTTCTATAGGAGAAGCGGAATCCAGTCGAACTATTACCTTGATAGTTTTCAAACAAAGTTCCGGTTGCATTGTCTCCGGTTAACTTATAGTCAACCGCAAGCACCCAAGACTTATCCTCGCCAATCAGATTGATTCCAGTATCATAGACGGTATCTGCCGTTCCATCAAATACACGCTCCTTATCAATCAGCACCTTTGATTCTATGTCTTCATAGGTGAAATCATGTCCAAGGTTGAACGATAATCCATCCTTAATACTGATTACTTTCTGAACCATAGTATTACCAAGTTTAGTCAGTGCATAATATTGGACAGGAGTCATGGTTTCAGATGTCAATCCATCAAACGCTCCGTCTTGATACACGAAATGGTCGAACACTGCATTGATGGTCTTGTCTCCATTTACAAAGCCAGACTTATCCCATCCGCTGAACAGATAATAAGAATATGCTGTTTCCTCTGCTGTATAAGTAGGCGTATCACCTGTATATTCAACACTGGAACCGTAAGGAACGGTTTCGGTCTGGACAATGCGCCCACGTACCGAATAATTGACGGTATAGTTTCGTACAGACTCTGTATATTGAGCCGTATAAGTTCTGTTACCAAATACAGCTGCAAATTTACTATCCCATCCAGAGAACGTATAATCCGTGCTGACACTGCTTTCTCTCGTAGGTATAAGCGGATCAGTTTCTCTCTTAGTCGGATCAACTGGCAGAGAACCCTTGTCTACCCACTGAACTTCCAGAGGTGGTCCATCATAGTTGGCAAATGTTACTGCATACTGTTCGATAAACGAGCCGTATTCCACGGTAAGATCGGGCCATGCCGTTTGGAAATCGTTATAGTCCTTTTGCTTTACAATTGATGCATATACATAACCGGAAACTATTGCTCTCGCAACACTGGTTAACGTTGCGTCAAGACCACGAATACCATACAGACGCTTCAGAATAGAAGCATCAGGAATATTCTTACTCTGATCCCAGTTAATATCTGTCAGTCTTGCCGTAGTAAGATACTGTGCTGCATTCACCAGATCATATGTATTTACAACCTCTGAATTCTCTGCAACGATTGTCCGAAGATTGTCATAACCTTCAATGTGAAGTCCGGTAAGTTTACTCAGATTGCGCATTACAATGGATGCGATAGAAGACGGAAGATATGCTTCTTCGATTTCACCACCATTTGCAAATGTTACACCGCCAATCATTGTGCCACGAGCGTCAAACTTCTTAAGATGCCCGCAACCAGACAAATCAACAGAACCTTGCAGAGCAGACAGATTATGGAGATTTACTTCCTCAAGAAGAGTATTATTTCCAATACCGACCGTAGCCAGTGCCTTATTTGTATATCCCGCTACATCACTTCCAAGCTGTAAGCGTTGCAGTTTCGAGGCAGAGCCAATTGCACAATAAGACAGATAAAGTCTTGACAGATCACCAAAGTCCTTAATTCTGTTTGCGCAATGGATATAAATGAAGTCAATAGCCGTAGTATCATCTGGTGCAACCTCAATATCATAAGTAGTATTTGCCACTGCCCGGATATGACTTACGAGTTGCTGCCCTTGCATTACATTCAGATACAAATTGCTATACGGTGTAATATGCATTGTATAATTTGGTGCAACTGCAACGTCAGTAGGAGATGAACATCTCATCTGAACAAAGTTTGAAAAACCAGAAGTTCTGGGGAACTTGGAGGCCATATAGATCTCTTGATCACGCTCAAACTGACGGCGTTGATACTTCTTGCGCCCATTCATCATGTCACGAAGGAACTGTTCATCCTTCCAGTCCTTATTCGGTCTATACTGATGTTTGAATGCATCACCGATGTAAGGGCGGAGATACTTTCGCTCATAATCAAGTCTCCACAGTTCCTCCGGGAACTGCTCTTGCCAAGTGTCAAACTCAGCAATTAGATTTTCTGCATTCCATGCCTCGATCTTGTTATAAGCAGTCACCATTTCAACTGCAAAATACTTTGCTAGGCGCGTAAAGAATGTCGAATTACCTGCTCTGAAATAATAAGAGCCGGATTCATCTTTGTCCATTTCTTCAACACCGTAGGACATGGTAAGTTCACCACGGTTATCTATTCCCTCGGCAGAATCCATATCATAAGCCCAGAAATCAAATTTACGTTCCGGTCTATAATAAGTTGCATCCGTTGAAAATGTCGTGGGATCAATCAGTTTATATTCACCGTCCGTGATCGTATAATAATCGTCCTTATACTTTTCCTCTGGATTTTTGACTGTTAGATATTCACCTGTCTTTGCGTAGTGCCAGAAAGTGTTCTTTGCCCGGTTATCAATCATCGTGTAGCGAAGAGTGTACAAATAGAAGTAAATTGCCGAATCTAACACAAACCAATTCTTGAAATCTTTCTTCCATTGGGCTACCAGAGTCGGATCATCTTGCCCATCTACACCGGTTAACGGACGAGTTACCATCTTGTAAAAATCAGGCCATACATCTGCCGCCGAAGTTCCAGATCCATATCTGATGTCATAGTTGTAGGAATCATCGTATTGTTCTTTTTCGAGTGCATTGAAATAATACGTCTTAGTCGTGTTGACAGTCTGGTCAGTTGTCTTTGTATATTGTCCATCAGATAATTCATAATAAGTTCCTATCTCGGCATCCGTAGGCTCTATCACCTTGAAATATACATTTGTCGGGAAAGCCGACAGATCGTTGTCGTAGTCCGTAATTTCCAGAGTAAACTCATACGGGTCATTCGGATCATACGCTCTGGTTGCATCTGTCTTTTTGGAATCTCCAATATTACCAATGGCATAGAAATGAATGTTAGTATCAGCAAACTCGTTGTGAGTCGTAATATCCTCATTTGTCTCCTGCACGAATACTACGGCATTGAAGAATTCCATCGAATTCTTGATCCTATCATCCCGCTTATCTGCCAGAGTAGTCCAATCTCTAAACCGCTCAAACCGCTTCTGGAACAGCGCATTGTTTGCATTTTCAGAAGAAGCAATATTAGCCTTGAAGTTTAGATAATTAGTCGGAACAGAAGAGGAAGAGAGCTGAATCGTAGAACCTTGAGAACCATCATTATAAGTGATCTTAGCCTTCCTTAAGTCAAACTCAAGATTGCGACCCGCAAGACCATACCAGTTGGACGATGTTCCTTGTCCATTATGTACCGCACCGGTTGCAGTCCAGTTATCCGTATTAAAATCTGTACCGCCGTTATAAATGCACTGAACTGTAGTTCCTTGTACTTTATTCTTCTTGTCATCCGTAAAATACGGAGCAGAAACAATAATTACTCTGAGATCAGGACATGCAACTGCTACTGATTCAGGTGTCAGAACTCCAGACTCGTTATAAATCTGGTTTCTTTCATAACGCCGAATTGTCTCCTCGGCATTTCTTGCGTCTGCAATGAAGTTATTCAACACTTCACGGTCGGACAATGCCGCCGTATAAGCCTTCATGCGGTAGATTGCGATGTCGGCATCCGCTGATCCAATTGTGATTTGCTGTTTTGTATTGTGCACAAAAGAGTCGGAATCGCTATAAATCATAGGTTTGCTTGGACATCCATCCTCATAAGACATGACCATAGGAACTTCAGAATCCGCCTTTGTCAGATCAAACTCAAACTCAATAACATCTTCCTCGGCAAGAGGAGCATAAAGCTTCGAAGACGAAGAATTAACATATGCTTCGTGAGCATTAATCTTGAAACCAACATTATTGCTATTATCTATACAAGAAACGACTGTGGTATCAACATCCTTTACATTAGACACTTTGTATACAATCTTAAATTCCCGTCCATTACGCTTCGGATCAGATGACACATCATCCAAAGAGAACATATCAAAAGGAATATATGCCTTTGTACCTGCTTTCACAACGAAGCACTGATCACCATTTCCATCGGTCTGATATCCACCCGTAGTCCAGTTAAAGTTATCAGAAACAGTCATGGCGATATCATTATATTTCCAAAGTCGATCTGTGCTTGCATTGGAATATCCAACCGGATTAAAGTCGAAAGCAAGATTTGCCGTAATAGGGTTAATCGTTACTCCAAGATCTGTCACATTTACTGTGATAACTTTCTCAGTAGAACCACATACAATCTTCAGCGTGTGTGTTCCGATGACTGCTGACTTATAAACCCAAGTATCAGTAGAAGAAGATAACTTACGAGTTTCCACAAGCTTATCGTCAGCGTATAGCTGTACCGTAGGAGTGGCGGTTGCCGGATTGTAAACCGTATAAACAATATCCGTTGTCCCATATTGCTTTACAGTAATCTTTTGTGTATCACATCCAATGATAGGTTCAGTAGAAGAGGAATTAGTCCAAATGATATCTTTGAAGATATGCTCTGATTCAATTACCGTATTATTTACAGTGGCCTTGATATACAGTTCTACAAGGTGGGAACCATAAGTCTGAGCCGGAATTGTATATGATTGTGGCGTTCCGGTAATAGCTGCTCCAACTACAAGTTGTGCCAGATCCTTGCCATCCAGTTTCAGATAAACGGTCTTGTCAACAGCACCTACCGGAGTATACGGGAAATCAACTTCGCCGGAATAAGTGTATTTCGAATTAAATGTCGTAGAAATACCAATCTCAACAACCTTTACAACCCATGATTTCTGAGCAACAGTACCAAGATCATTTGTGATAGAAAGAGTAAGCTTCTGTTCACCAACAGAACAATACTTCGTTGCATCAAACTTATTCAATCCTTGATTAATTGTTCCGGATGCTAGAATCTTGGAACCAATCTTCCATGTTGCAATTCCATCAACAGTGTCTCCTTGTGCATCGACAGAAGAGTAGTTATATTGAATAATCACATCTGTGTTTGCAACAACCGCATAAGGCGATGCCGTAACACGTTCAATGGTAATTGTAGAAGTAGCTTCTCCGCCACCTCCACCGCCTCCTTGAATCACGAACTGTGATTTCACATTACGGCTTTCATTTGTATCTCCTTCATTTTCAATTTCATACAAAGTGAATACATTCTGAGTCTCTTGCTCTTGCCCTTCGAGTTTGGTTGAGCCGTAAGTCGCATCATAAGTGTATTGCTGAGATACCTTAATTCCATCAAGCTTTTTCTGGATATCATTAACGGCTCCGGTCAGATTAGATACGTTGGTCTTATTTGCAGCAATTCCATCTGCGTTCTTTTGGATCGCAGTCGTATGTTCGTCAACCTTCTTGGATACAGGAGTTACACCTGCAATAACAGCCGCTGAAACATCAGCATCAACTTGCTTCTTGAAATCAGCCTTCCATGTATTAGTAGGATTGTGATTAATATCTGCCGTTCCTAATACGTTTTTCTCTTCACCGTGAAGATCATATAACGTAAGTCTATTTACGCCATCTGTGGCAGTTTCTTCATATTCGACCTTTAAATCGTCCAGAGAATGTACCGAATCAATATTCCCTTGCAATTCTTTCTTGGTATCCGTAATAGACTGTTTTACACCATTAAGTTGATCACTAATATCAATATCCGCAATCTTCTGATCGACTTCCGTCTTATTATAATAATCAGTCAGAATATCTGCTTTAAGCCCAGACAACACATCAGCCTTAATCTGATCTGTCGAATTGGAAACCTCTGCTCTAACATCATCTACGGCCTTCTTTGCCTCCGTAGCAGATGCTGAAGCGTCCTGTGCAGCTTTCTGAGCTGAAGATACATAACCGGTTACAAGAGTAATGTAGCTTTCCCATCCACCATCTGGCTCAACAGTACCATTTCCAACAAGAGACTTTACAACGGTGAGAGAGTCATTCGGCATTGTGCGGAAGACGTAACTTAATCCACCAACGGTTCCAGTAATTAAAATTTCAAACCGGAGTTTTCCCGCAATACTTGTAGCATATTCATCTATCAGCCATCCGAAACGAATCTCGCTATCACTATAACAGACATTCACTGCTCGGCATGTCATATCTCTATCATTTTCATTTACATAATGAATATTAATAAGCATGTCAGATAAATCCACACCGTCATAGTAACGCGGCATCTTAAACGGCACAAACTGAGAGTTGTTTTCCTGTGTCAGATTGACTTGTGATGCATCGACAGTTATGACCTTGTTTACCGCACTGATGATAGAATAGGACTCATCATAATAATCGTCATACCAGACAGAACCATTTGCGGTAGACTTTGTAAATCCATCCGGTAAATTATTTTTTACTGCCTCGTCAACACCAAGAACAGATGCTGCCATAACTGGCTGTGCTTGTGCAGAAGAAGCAGTTTTTACAATATTAGTAAAAGAACTCATAATACCTCCTAAGAGATTATGTTGCATATATACATGTTCGATCTATTTCCGCTTGGTATTTTTACCCAGACGTTCGTTCCAACATTAATTTTCTGATTCCCAACATAGGCAGGAATATTTGCAATTTCATTCCCTGTATCTATGATTGTGTATTTGTTTATTCCATTAATTGCAGTTACTACAGATCGAAATGTTTTGTCATATCCTGCAACTTCATTCTTGGCTCGTATTGCCTGTAAAATGGCACTACATAATACGTCAATGGCTTCAGTAGCATCCGAAGTATTCCGGATGTTCTGTAAACCTTGACTTACTTCGGTATTTACATTTGCCATAAATTTCTCCGTATATAGAAAAACTACCCAGAGCAGTTAGCGCTCTGAGTAGTTGATAAAAGTGAATATTAATGTATCATATCAATTCTTGTGCAATTCTTGAAGCATTCTGCTCGGAAGATAAGACTTAACAGCCTTTGCAAAACCATCAACATCCTGCACTCCAGAAACATGAATATCTCCAATGGTCACATTAGAGGTCTTATTAGCAGTGTTTGTAGTAACATTTGGTACCTTATTTGCAAGTTCAGTTGTACGGCGTTCAATCGAATCAATTCCGACCGAAATACCATCCATAACCCCAGTAAGCTTGGTAGCAAGTGCTGCAAGTTGAGTAGAAGAGTAGTCCGCCCCGGCAAATTTCAGTGCCGACTTCAGCGGCGTACCATCTGCATATGAATGCGTTCCAACCGCTTTACCACGAGAATGAATCTTACCATTCTTTAAAAGTTCCTTGGTCTGGGAATGTGAGAAGACGATATCACCTTTTTTAAGGCTCATCATTTCAGCACCATTCTTGCCAATGAGAGAGAAGCGATTCTGACGAACCAGACCTTCATATCCAACCTCACCAATCAATGCCCGCTGATCATGCTCAAGACCAACATTTGAACCTTTCGCATAACTGTGCATCGTAACAGGGAAAGAGCCGGAAGCATGACTAGCAAACGTTCCGTCTGCTTTTGCACCACCGCCACCTTCAGAATGACCAGAGAAATGAACAGTTAAGGAAAACTCTTCAAGTTCTGTTAATTTATCAATAAGGCGCTGAACAGCATCTACACACTTTTGGATGTTACTTTCAAGAGTAGACCATTGCTCATTTTGAGCAGGAAGTCCTTTTTCTTCGTCAAATGCTACCTCTTGTTCAGACTCCAATGCTTCAATAAGAGTCCCGCTATCTTCTCCCTTCCCTTTCCCTTTGCCTTTACCTTTACCGCCAGATTTTCCATCGCCACCAGAATCATCTTCGGTACCAATTGCAGCCGTAACGTCTTCGACTTTCGTCTTAAGGGTAGCGAATTGCCCAATTACACCGGAACCTTCTTCTTCATCACCTTCTTCACCGCCACCACCAAGAACTTTAGTCGCAGTATCTCCAAAGGATTGCATTGCTTCCGTCAAACTTCCACCAGAACTAGATTGCTGATTAGAGTTTCCACCTTTAGCACCAGACTTTTTACTCTGTTTGCTAGTTCCGCCTGTGCCACCTTGTGCTTGATCTCCACTTTCTGATGCGCCTGTAGTTCCTCCGATTGCTGAAGATACGTCAAGAACAGCATCCCGAAGGTCAGTAAACTGAGTGACAACATTTGTAATATCTATATTAGCAAATGCATCTGCAAAAGCTTGAATATCTTCGAGTAGTTGAGAGAATATGTTTGCCGTAGAGGTTCCTTCTTCTCCAGTGTCTTCAACAACACCAAAAATAGAAGATAAATCCAGAAGATTAGAAGTATCCATTTGCGCAAATGCATCATGCAATTTTTGCGCAATACCATCTACGAATTGTTGTAAAAATGATTGAAATTCTGGATCATCAAGACTATCAGGCATTCCTTTTGCAACACCTAGTCCGGCATATAATCCAACTTCAGAAGCCAACAATTCAGAAGGAGAATTAATTTGAAAATCTTGTCTGGTTTTTTCTACTGTATAATCTGCAATCTCAGAAGAGGCATCGTCTATTGCAGACTTTGCATCGTCAGAAGCCATACCCTTTCCAATGCCTTCCGTAACATAACGACCAACTTCTGCGGTGTGTTCTGAATCTGCAAAATAAGCGTTAAATCCTTGTGTTAAAGCATTTCCGTATGCTCCGCACACAGGCGAAACATCTTCATTCTCAATCGCATCTTTAAATCCGCTTGTAAATGATTCGCTTAGATGTTGTCCAACTGTGGCAAATGCATCTTTATCATCCGTCAATGTTTCGAACGCTGTCCGAATTCCTTCAATGCCATTCTTGACAACATCAAAATCACAAGATGCCAGTTTATCAAATCCCGCTGAAGTTGCTTCAAGATAGTTCGGAATCTTCGTCAAATCAAGATTATTCATCTCTGCAAACGAATCAAGAACGTGTGTATTGTCGGCGTTCATTGTCGTTTCCAAAGATACATACTGGGTAGCAAGATCCCCTAGTAATCCCTTTAATTCTTCAAGTTTCGAAGTGTCAAAATTCTCAAAATCACCAAATATTTCGTGCGCATCTTTACCAGTTAAATCTTCAATGATAGCATTAAACTTTGCGTTTTCAAGAGCATCTTGCCATTCAGTAATAAGATCCTTTTGTCCTTGTAACTGCTTTACAAGATTGTCATAATACTTTTCGGATTCAGTAATCAGATTATCCCAGTATTCCTCGGTCTGAGAAATTAAATCATCGTAATAATCTTCAATAGCTTGTTTCTGCTCTTCAAGTGCGTCAATTTGATCATCGAGAGCATCCTTTTCCTTCTCCAGAAGATCAATTTTCTTTTGGAGATTTGCAATCGCAATATCATCCTTCGCATCTTGCACACTCTCTCTTGCGTCACGAATACCAGATAAATCGGCCTCATAATGCATACCTTGAGATTCAGAATATACAAGATTTGTCCGCTGATTCTGTAGCTTATCCAGATCATATAGTGCCTTCTGAAGCGTAAGCTCTCGTTCACGAGCCTCATTTGCATCATTGATGGCATCTATTTCGTCTTGATATGCATCAATCTGCTTTTGAATCTGTTTCTGTTGCTCTTTGATTGTATCAATTTGAGCTTCAATTGCATTAACAGCTGCTTCTTTTTCAGCCTTCAGCGCATTAACAGCTGACTCTTTTTGGGATTTAAGATTATCAGTTGCTTTTGATTTTTGATCATTAAGCTTGGAGATTTGTTTGTCAATTTGTCCAGACAGATAGGAGAATACGTTGTCATAAAGCTCTTTCATTCCTGAAAGATAATTATATTCAGACTCCCGAAGTTGTTCCAGATATTCTCTGGTATCATCAGACATATTCTTCTCTGCTTCAGAAAGTTTTGCCTGTACGGCTTGAATTTGTGCCTCAACGCTTTCAGCCGATGCACCAGTACCATCCACAGTGTCTTTTACTGTTTCTCCGGTACTCTGAACGTTGCTTTGAATTTTTCCTGTTGCTTGTGCAATTTCATCCTGTACCTGTTGCTGTTGGACGATAATTTCTCCTTCAGCATTGTAGATATCTGCTTGATCTTCATGTCTTAACTGAGCTAACTGATCGTAATATTGTTCGGCCTCTTCAATATTTTTATCCCAATCTATTTGAACAGTCTGTCCGTTTTGATCTTGATAAGTGTCAAACACACCCATAAAGATGCCTTTGCCCGCCTTATCTTTAGCCATAGCATCTTCTTTAGAAGTTGCACTTTCAATTATGCTTTGCACATAATCTAAGCAGCTTTGTTCATCTAATACGGAACCATCTGGAAGAATAGGAGTAAACTGAACTGTCCAAGGAGAACCATTGATAGGATTATCAAAAGAATATGTATTTGTTAATATTGTAGAATAACTACCGGAACTTCCATCCCATCCGGCAGCCGCCATCGTATTACCCGGAACTGTAGGACGGTCATTAAGATTAACATTACCCATCCAATCGTCAGCAAGAGATGCTTTTCTTGCCGCTTTTGCTTCCTCTAACTGCTTTTGAAGATCAGCATATTCGGCAGTTAATTCTTTGATATTTGCTTGCTCTTTTTGGAGTTCTGGATTGACAGAAGATTTGTTCGCTTTTGTGTCTTGCTTTGCGAGATTTGCCTTTGCAGCAACTAATTCGTCATACTGCTTTTTCAGTTTGACATAGGAATTCCACTCTTTATTCGGTGTATTGACACTATTAAAATACTTTTCATACAATGCCCTTGTATATTGTAAGTATTCATACGTGTCCATCTTATCTTGATCACGGAGTTTACCTAATTCCTCAAGCTGCTTCTTATACTTCTCGATGTAACTATCTTCTTTATCTTCGGAGGAACTTCCACCACCGCCTCCACCGCTACCGCCAGATCCAGACTTAGGTGGAGTGTATGAAAAATTAAATTTATGCTTGTCTTTGTAATCTTGATAAAAATCAGAAGCTGTTTTTGATGCTGATTTTGATGCTTGTTTCTTTTGATTTTCAATTTCACTTGAAGGCATCCCACCTGCCCCAGTTTTAGAAAATCCTTCTGCATCACTTGCGTTTGCTTTTGCAATTGCTAATGCGTTTAGTTGATCTGTGGTAGCACCTGCTTGAACCATTAATGCATATAAATTGTCAATATCACTACTTGTCATTATTGTAGTGCTATTAGCATTTACCTTTTCCATTGCTAATTCAAGCAATGCCGCTGCAACCTCGGTGGAAACATTGCCTTCTTGTGCAAGCGTTAATATTTCAGAGACAGTTGCATTCTCTACAGAGCCAGAAGCTTCTGCCACTTGTTCTTTTGCTTGATGTATTGCCACAGCGTTAGCAACATATGCATCCGCAGATTCTTTTGTTGCTCCTGCCTGTTGAAGTTGACTTGAAACAAGCTGTTGGGACGCTTCATCATAATCATTTGCAGCCATTTTAGCATTTACAAGCGTATTTCCAAGTTGATCAAATGCTGATTGCATTTCAGCAGCAGAAGAAGAACTGCTAGTTAAAACACGTTCGATTTCGTCAAATCCTTCCATGCCGGAACCAAATGATCCGAAATCAAGATCAGTATCTGAAAGGTCTTTGAATTCTTCTCGTAAAGCTTCGATATCATTAATATCAGAAACGATTTCTTCCCCGATCTTATTTGCTTTAATATTTTCGGCTACCTTTTGATAGGCAGTGTTAATTTTATCCAGTGATTCAATAGTAGAAGAGAAAGAAGTAAGATCGAAGGAAGACTGATCATTTACCTCTTGATTTTTTAAATACTTCTCATGAGCAGCTATTATAGCATCTACATTCTTAAATGACATTTCAACAGAATTTGCCCATTTAAGCCATTCTTGCGATTCTGCTTCTGTAAATTGATCTGTATATCTACGAAGTTCTTCTAATTCTCCCTTTTGCCATTCACTGCTATTAGGCAAGCTTGAATCTAGTAAATTTTTACCGGCTGCAACATTCCGATTTGAAATTGCATCAGTAGTATCGACTCCTAATTTAACTTTTAATACTTGTGGATCTTCATCTAAGTATTTAGCTAATATATTGATGTATTTATTGATCTCTTCTTTGGATTTTGCGATAGAAGAGTCAGATAAATCAAGAGACATGAGATTATTTAAAGCATCTCGAACAGTCTTAGCATTTTCACCGGATGAAAAAGTTTGAACAACATATTCGACAAAATCATTTACTTTCTTAACTGCTTCTTCTCCAGTTGCTCCATCTAAAATACCTTTAACATCATCTATACTAAATTTAGATAAATACGTCTTAATGTTTTGAACTGTAGTATCATCTAATCCATTTAAACTATCAGAAGAATCAAGTAAGGAGCTTACACAAGTATTAAAATCTGAAACAATCGCTTCTTCATCTTCCTTTAAATCAGAGGCTGCTTGCTTCATACTCTTTTCAACTAGTGTAATACCACTAATGGTACTGTCAAGATCATCAGTATCTAAAGCTAATAAGTCCGGATCAATATTAAACTCCGTAGCTTTTGTCATTAACTCATTGATTAAATCATGCGCATCAATATTCGCATTCGGATTATTCTTCAATTCGTTAATGATATCTTTATATTTATCAAGATACTCTTGGAATGTTTTTAAATCTTCTTCTTTTTGCTCAGTTCCTTTTGTGTGAGAGAAAAGGCTGTCTCTACCATTAATTCTAATTCCAATGTCTTCTAGTATTTTTGATAAATTGTCATCTTTTAATAAATCAGAATAAGCACTTAAAGATTCATCTTTACAAGCTTGATTAAGAGCATCTACACTATCTTTGCAGGATAATATAGCATCTCCAGTATCAGTATATCCAGATACTAATTCTGGAAATGTTTCGGCAATTTGATTTGAAATTTCATTATATCTTTCGAAATTTTCATTGGATAATGAAATGTTATTACCATAACTATCGACACCGGATGCCAATTGATAATATTCATCAGATACGGATTGAACAGATTTGACATTTGAATCTATTTCTGCTTTTTGTTGTTTAAATGTAGAAAGAAGGTTTTGCGTTTTTTCATTAAGGTCGTCTACATATGTCGTATCTTTCTTATAAATAACATATAACGCAGTAATCGCAGCAATAACAGCTCCGATTCCAAGAGAAGCTTTCCAATGTGTCTCAACCAGAGACAGGAGAGAAGCAATATTATTTTTGTTCGCCGCTGTATTCTTGTCCGTAGCAGCACTGTCTGCTTCAGTTGTGGCGATATTGTCCTTCTTTATCGCACTGTCTTTTATCTCGCTTGCCGCTTTTGCTTCATTTGATGCTGCATTCTCAAGATTCGCTTTTGTATTTGCCTTGGTAATTTCTGTGTCTACAACGGTAAGAGCTTGTCCATTTGCGCCCCAGATAGTTTTCTGAGTAGGAGATACACCGGACTCGGCAGTCTCTTTCATTTTATTTACAGTTTCTATTACACCCTTTTCAACATTCTGTACATTTGAAAGAGGACTTTCTTTCCCAAAGAGTTCTTTGAAAATAGAAGAGAGAGTAAGAAGAGGAGAGGCTGCATCTTTTGCCTTTTGTACTAACGTCACAAGTAATGCAATCGCGCTACTAATAACTGCGACATTTGCACCCGGCATTTCAAGCACTTTAACTAATAATTCAGAAACCTTTGTTAAGAAATCAATAATTATCTTTATAGAGGCACGATTAGCTGCAACCTGTAAGAAACCAGCCCAAGTTTCCTTGAGCGCATTCAGTTTATATGAAATACTGTCTTCGATCTTTGACATTTCTCGGTCAGAAGAACCGGCGGCAGAATTCATAACATTCAAAGCTTTGGTAACACCTTCATAGTTCTGAATAAGTGCTGCACCTGCTTGTCATTATATTCGGTAAGGATCGTAAGTCCTTACTTAGATTAATATCTACTTTGTCTTTCGACAAAGATTTGACTATTTCTTCATCCTTCCAAAATTAGGAGAGGAGTATACCTTTTCGGATTATGGGAATTTCACCCGCATCATTTACGATTATGCCCTACGAGTAATGAATTAGATATTCGAGATTTTCACTCTTATTTTGTTTCTAATTCCCGACATGGCTCTAGTCGATGAACATTCTTCCTCGTCTAATACCATTTAATCAATAGAATACGTTAGGAAGCTTTGCTGCATGAACAACCAATCCTTATGTTTTCAAACCATCATATGCAAGTTTCCTTCATATTGTGGTATAAGGCTCTAAGGTATTACCTGCAATTAAATATATTCCAAATATATGTTTCCATATATTCAGGCACACATTTTTGCCTGCGTTTTACCGAATGCTTTCTGTAAGAAATCATTCTGTTGCTTCTGTGACATCTCATCCCAGATGTCTCGAATTTCTCCAAAGTATTCAACCAGACTCTTAAACTCTGTGGTTGACCCTTCTTTGAAAACAGATACACCTTGTGTGTGTTGTGCTGTCTTTGTTAAGTCTACTAATTCACCAGTTACATTTTTGAGATCATCTGATAATTCTTCTGTTGACTCATCGTATCCACGAATACGCATTGAGATACTTCTTAATGCTCGACCGGATACTTCAGCGTTCTGTAACACCTCTTGTATGCCAGAGAACATAGCAAAAGCATCTTTATAATCAGTACCTACTGATGCAAGAGCAGCGGCAGATCGCTCCATACCTTCAACAATATCACTGTTGGATTCTGCAAGATTATTACCAAGAGCATTGATATTATCCATAATCTCGCTCTTAACATCTTCAACATTAATATTCCACGCCTTCATGATTGAAATCAATCCAGATTGCGCATCATCTGTACTCATTCCGGGCGAGATGGAGGCAAATTGGCTACTAAGTTGAGCCATGCTTGTTGCTGCTTCATTTGTGTTATAGCCAAGCCTTGACCATGCGGAAGCTTGATCAATGATTTCCTTGGTTGTAACACCCATCTGCTTTGCAATATCAGAAGATGAGAGATAAAAATCATTTAACTGAGAAGTAGACATGTTAGCAGTCTTACTCAGGTCAACAAGAGAATCATCTAGTTCTGTAATTGTTTGTAATGCTTGCTGAGTGTAACGAATGATATCTTGGATAGAAAGATATGTAGTTACCAGACTTGCAGTCTTGTTTACGAATTGATCAGAAACTTTTTGAGCGAATGTTTTGCCAGTTAATCCAGCAGTATTAAGAGTTGTCGTAAGATCCTTAAATTGTTTCTCTAATACAGAGATATTAGCGTCTGCTTTTAGTTCTTTAATAGCATCTGTTATACTATCAATTCCATCTTTTGCAGCCAGATATCCTTTTCTATTATTATTTACCCAAGTTGAAATATTATTTAATAATGTACTCCTAGAAGCTTCAGAAGCACCCTTTTCGGCGGATTCTAATTTATCAACTGCATCAACCGCATCAAGAATATTTTTCTTTAATAATTTATATTCGTCTGAATTTAAACCCTTTATACTTTTGGTATGGGTCTTATAAAAATTAGAATATTCTGCTTGCGCTTTTTGAAGAGTCTCAATTAACGATTTATATTTTGAACTATAATCTTCAACATTTCCGGCATTAAATTTATTTATTAATTTTCCTGCCTTTTCATAAGCATCCAATTCTTTGCTAATGTCAAAGAAAGTGTCATTCTTATTTTTGAAATTACCATTTTGATCTATAGTGGTACTACCTTTCGTCCCTTTGAATGTATAAAGAGCATTGGTTTGACCATCTTTGCCAACGGTAATTTTCTTGGTAATTTTAACAATATCTCCAAGTGTTTCTTTAAGCTTTATTGCTCCCTCAACACTTTCACCATAAATATTCTTACCATATAATAATCTGGCAGCCTTTTGCCATTCTTCTTCATTATTTTTTGAAATCTCAACGGTTTTTTCAAGAAGGCTATTATTCCGTGCTATAGCATCTGCCTGTTCTTTAATAGACTGGTCAGTAGAAGACTTTTCTATTGCCACTTTTTGCTTAAGTAAATCAATTTCAGTCTTTTGTGCATCAGTAAGGATTTCAGAAGCACTGATTTGTTTCGTAAGACCATCTAAAATATCCTTATCGGAGTATAAAGCAATAGATTCTTCAACCGCTTGAGCAGTTTCTCCCGTGGCGGTTTTTCTTTGCTTTTCGAGAGATATTAACTCGATGAGAATTTCCTTTGCTTCTTTATAGGCATCTGTATCACTACCCGGAGTATTTAACTGCTTTACATTTGCCCCATTATAAGATTTTAAAACAGTTGCTAATGATTTAAGAGATTCTCCCTGTTTAATCAATTCTGTGATTTGGTTCACAAAAGCAGAAGATTTATCATTTAACTGAAGTGCGTTAATTTGTTTATTTATTTCTTCTAACGCAGGAGCAAGACTTTTTATATTATCAATATTTGTTTTTGATAATTTTAAGCCTTTAAAAACCTCTTTTATATCTGCTTTCCCTTGAAGAGATTCAATTGATATGGCAATAGACTCAAGTTCATTTGCAAAACCACTAAAAGACGAATTAGATTCAAAGACCTTTTTAACTTCGCCAAAATTATTAATGACTTTTTCTAATGAATCATTGATCGAGTTAAAGACTTTTATTTCTTCTTCTGTAGCAGATTTAATTGCAGTAAGACTTTCTTGCACAGCCTGTACTTGTTTTTCACCAATTAAATCATTTGTTTCTTTAATCTTTTGCGCAGTTTCTTCTTGTTGCTTTACTTGTTCATCTTTAGCATTCTTGGATAATTCAACACTTTTCTGATATGCCTTTTCTATATTCGAAACATCTTTTGTATTTGATGCAAAATCGGAAATATCATGTAATCCGCCTTGTTCTTTATATGAACGAATGGCTTGAACATAATCCTTGAATTCTTGTGAAGCAACTCTAAACGATCCAGATACTGTCTTTGGAATATTACTTGCGGATTCTTTTATCCTATCAAATTCAGATTCTAATTCAGATGCAGGTTTAACATTTAATCCATTTGCTAGAGTATTTTCTACATTTACAACGGCTTGTTTGAGTTCTTCAAACTTTGAAATGATTTGTTGAATTATCCCTTGTAAATTTTCTAAATTGAACTTTGACTCAAGATCATCTCCAAATGATTCTGGAAGTTTTGCCTCAAGAGTAACAGGTAAAACATTTCCTTTTGCTTCTTCTTCCTTTAAGGCGGATTCAACACCTTCGTGGAATCCAGTAAAATCTGGCTGAATAGGAATGTTTAATGTAACATCAGAAGAAGAACCATTTTGTAAAACATCTTTATTCTTTATATAATTATAATTGTTTAAGAAGTTCTTTGTGGGATCTGATAAATTATTTTTCTTTTCGGTTATAAATTTATTAAATTCAGAGAAAATTGATTCGTAATTGTCTTTTGATATTCCTACAAGGTTTTGGAAATCTATTTCATCACCTTGTTTTAATAAATCAAAATATTTTTGAAGCAGTACAATCGCTTCCCTAAGTTGCTTCGTACCAAAAGTTCCAGAATCCTTTTGTTGATTTAAATCAAGCAAACGGTTTGCTATATCAGTAATGTTCATTTCCTTGATTTTTTGATACAATTTCTCTACTTCTTTATATTGTTCCACGAGTGGAGAAACAATATCATTTATTTGATTTTTAGCACTTGCCTTTTGCACTTCTGTTTGTGCTAATAAATACTCTTTAGTTAAATCAATTAATTTTTGAATCTGATCTCCGTCAATCGATTCAAATATATTGGTTGTATATCCAGACGTTGCAGTTTTTAAAAGATTAATAGAATCAACAAAATCTGTTATAGCCTTTTGTTGTTTTTCAATATCATCTGTACCGTTAACAGTTGATACAAGGGTATCTAATATTTTTCCTGTATTTAATTTCCCGAATTCATTGTTTATGGAATTAATAGCAGAATCAAATTGCTTTTGTAATATATCATCAATTTTTAAATTCTCTATTTTTTTTCCGAAATTTTCCAAAATTTTTAAAGTTTCTTGTGTTCCTTTTTTAAAAGAATCATTTCTTAATATTTTAAAGGCAACACCAAATTGAAGGAGTGCGCTTTGACTTGCCATATTTAAAATCTCCTAATTTCTGACAAAGATCCTCTTACTGAAGATGTTGTTAGTAATCCAAAATTCATAGAACTCACTACTTTTTCTGCATACCTAGCCGCTTCGCTATGGTATTTTTCTTTGCTCCAATATTCTCTAAGTAAATCTCCGGGAGTAGGTTTCATTACACCGGGAGAAGTAATTTCATTCCCGTGTAATCCAAATTCCCATGCACGTTCAACAATATAGTAAGGCGGAGTGCTGTTCCCAGAATTGTTATAAGGTCTCATATTATAATCATCAATTAAAATAGATCCTTCGATTGTTCCATGTTTAGCACTAATAGTGGTTTCAATGGAATTATTACGTAAATCATCTGTTCTATTATAAAAATAGGGAGTAGAAGATACTCCATTTCCGGTTCTTGATTTAAAAATTTTTTGGCTATAAAACTTATCAATGTATTTTTGCGCTTCATTTCGCATTAATTCTACAGCCTTAGATACATATGCTTTCCCATATGCATTAGCATAAGCCCTCAATTGTTTTTCCAATTCTTTTGTATCAAAACTTATTTCAATCATAATTTTCTCCAATAAAAAAGTCACCTCTGTATTAGAGGTGACTAAATATCAACTATATGAAGTTTTTACTTATCCAAACAACTGTTTCAAGGCTTCTGTAAATCCATTGCTAATTTTGTTTTCAGCAATTTCACCCGGATCAGCTCCGGCAGTTTTGATCAACGCTACAAGCTTGTCCGTATTTAAATGCCATGAAACCGATCCATCACTGTTTGCAGTATGAGATAAGATACCTTCCTTGCATTCTGGATGCTCTACGAGATATTTGTCCAAAACAATTGAAACTTCTTTGTCGTGTTTACTAGCGCAATATTCATCAAGTATTTTTAGATCTAACATAATAACCTCCTCACCGGAAATGACCTTATCTTGATGATATCATATGTCGCTGAAAAATCAATAAAAATACTACTGGTCTTTTGACGGAACCAGTAGCTACAAGTTATTCTTCGATGTTTAACGGATAATACATTTGCAGACACATCTCGTCAAGATTCTGTTTCGGAGATTCCTTCCTTTTCTGCGAGAGCATTAATAACTGGTGCGACCATTTCCCCAAAATGCGTGCCAAAGTTTGCAACAACCTTTTCAAATAAGTATTTAGTTGACATTTCATTGTTTTGAACATCAGACAGCACCATTCCATAAATTGAATCAAACTCAGCCGAATCCTTCTTTGGAAGAAGATCTATAATCTTTTCAATCAGGCCAAGTCTATCCAGATCATCATACTGTTTATCAAAAGGATAATCTTTATTATCAAACTCGATCTCAATGTTTGTCCAAGTATCAATCTTAACCATTGTATATAAAATATATGCGCTAGGAGAGTCCAGACGAAGTTCACCTCGCTCATCCCGCATTGCAGTATTTACAATACTCTTAGCTATTGCAATCTTTTGCGACACTGGAATATAATCAACAACCTTTAAATTATCCTTCAAATATTTATCTCTAAGATTCTCAGTAGTAATTTTTGTAATATCACTTATCTTCATTCTTTTTCTCCTGTTTATCCCACATATTAATATAAGCAGTACCAATTAAAATAGCATCAGCTTCATCATCTGTTTGTGTCGTTTTGGAATATAGTTCTGTTACTTTATCTATATCCCACTTTTTTAATTCCTCTCTTTTACGAGGCTTCTTGCCAGAATCAATCAACTTTCTCCACTCAGAAGGAGTATATGTATAATAAGAAATTCCAATTTCCATACAGTGATAAAAAACGGCTCCAAGAATCATTGATAGTTCTCTGAAACTGTTTGGATTTCGATTCCCTAAAATTGATTGTTCAACGACACATATATCTGGCACACATTCATTTATCTTGTCCACGATAAAGAACATCATTTCATTGATACGCTTATCTGCTTCTTTGATCTGTCCGCAATAGATCACGCCAGATTCTTTATAAATTCCATCCTCATAGATGGCCCAACCAGTATTTTTAGTGGATATGTCGAATGCAATTAACCTTGTCATTTTACAACCTTTTCTATAGCAGAGAAGACGTTTAAAATATCATCCTGTTCTTCTTCTCCACAAAATGTCAGCCGGATGCAGCTGAATAATTCATCTTCGGGCCAATTAATCGCCTTCAAAGCAGAAGATGGCTCTGGACTTCCGGAGGAACAAGCAGACCCAGTTGAGACTTGAATATCATACTGGAGATCAAGTCGAGTCATAATTTCTTCTCCAGAATTACCGGGCATACTAAAATAGAAGTTATTCGGGAGCCTACGCTTACGACTTCCGGCAAGATGCCATCCGTTCCGCACAATACGTTTAAACAACTCCAGTCGGAACTCATCATCGAGTGGTCTATATACATGGTATTCAATAGCCTTGCTCAAAGCAGCAATTGCCACTATATTTTCTGTACCTCCAATTAGACCGTCCTCCTGTGCTCCAAATATAAGAGGATGGAGTCTGATATTAGGTTCCTTGCACCATAAAACACCACATCCTTTTAGACCGCCAAGTTTATGAGCAGAAAACCCAATCATATCAACATCAAGGTCTTGTACATCAATTGGCACCGATGCAATGGCTCCGGTACAATCCACATAAATTTTCCCGCCATATTCATGAGTAAGTTCAGCCACTTCCTTCACAATCTGGATAGTTCCAATCTCCGAATTTGCATACTCAATTACGACAAAAGGCTCAATGGACTTATTCATCTCAAGTCGAACCTGTAAAGCTGAAAGATCAATGAACCCCTTTGTATTGACTTTGATCATGTCATAATCTCGACAATCCTGCTTTATATACTCATTAATAGACTTGTGCAGAAGAGGAGAGAAGTATGGATGAACCAAATGTTCATCAATATATCCTTTAACTGCAAGCGTGTTACTTGCTGAACCAGACGGTGTAAATATCACCTTACTATCTTCCGGTGCATTTATAAATTTCTTAATCATATATCTTGTTTCGGTCAAAATCGACCTTGTTTCATCACCAAGACGATATAATGAAGATGGATTGCCAAATTTGTTTAATACATGTCTAACTTGATCCTGCACAACAACAGGAACAGGAGTAGTAGCCCCATAATCACAATACATATTTATCCCCATCTTCTGAACTATTTATAGCAAAGCCTAATGTTATAGCGAATACCAAAAATAGAACTACATTAATAAATACATGTTTCATCCCTTTAATCCTTATATCAAAAGCTAGGTCAATTCTTTCTTACACCACAAATCAAACAAAGGCTTAGACTGAACCCTATTAAACACAAACACAATTACTGGCTTTCTTGTTTCTGGATTTCTAGTTGGATAAATATCCAACGGTTCTAACCCATTTTCCCAATAACTAGCCGCCTGTAGTGGATTTGAAATTCGAATTGCTTCACTAGCGTAATATTCTTTTCCAGAGTATTTTCCTTTTACTTTATTAATCATCCTTTTGATCCTCATAAAAACGGGATTAACACTCTTGTGAATGTTAATCCCAGATATCATTTACATTCACTAAAACACATCAGATCTTCACAGACTTTGCTTCATGATGCCCTGCTTTTTCAGCGAGAAGATCATCAATATGTTTCTTAATATCTTCATCTACAATTTCCATTGCAGATGCGTTAAGATCAGTCAGCATCTTTGCTGCCTTGGCATCTGTAATCTTACCCTGAGTGTGCTTTGCCAGAACATCATCGACATCCTTGCACTGCTCACTACAAAACAGTACATGCCAACTCGGTAGTGATTTATCCTTGGGGCAAGAAGGGCAATAAGCATACTTCTTACCGCACACATGACAAATTCTATTCTTCTCCATTTAGATTCCCTCCAAATTACTTGGAGTGAGGATTACTCCTCCTCCGGTACAACGATCTGGAACAGAGTCTTCTTGGAATCACAATAGGACTGGTTAGCCTCAATCGTGAACGGATGGTTGCCATCGGTCGTAAAGGATACATCAACATCAGCCTTCAACTTTGCATTCGGGAAAATCAGATATGCGTGGATCAGAGTAGTCTGGTCGCAAACGTCAGTACCAAGAATCTCCATAACAAACTTACCTGCCTTCGGGAAGTTGATAGCATCACCAGTTACGGAAACGGCGTTTTCTGCCTCGTACTCGTACTGGATGAAATACTGCTCACCCTCATTAGCAGCGGTCGGGAAGGTAATGGTGTGAGAACCATCATCATAAGTAAACTTGCCAGTACCAGTAGTGGAAGAGTAAGCAAGCTTTGCACCAAGAGTACCATCGCCCTTTAATGCATAGATAGAAGCCGGAGTAGCAAGCGGTACATGCTTCAGAACAGCCGTCTTACCAGAACCTACAACCAGAGTTTCAAAGCAAGGAGTAACAATCTTCTTGTCAGTAGTTGCTACTTCCTTATCATTACCGTTCTGAGCTGCATACAGGCCAAGATCAAACATAGAGTTGTTTGCGGTAAACTCAGCCTTCTTACTTCTGTAGAAAGTTGCGATGGTAGAACCAATAGCGTCTACAGCTTCGGCAGACTCAGTGGTGATAGATAACTGAGGCTCCGTGATCTGGTTAATAGACCAAAGAACATCGCCGTTAGAACTGGAGGTCATTACACCTCGTAAAACATGGTCAATACATTTTCTTACTTTATAAATTCGTTACTTTTATAAAGATTTATGCAACTATTTCATTATGAATTTTTAAATATGTGTTATATTTACGATTTATATGCATAGTGGAAGAAGAATAAATAAGATTTAAAAACTTGTATATTTGTGGTTTTTTAAAAATATGTAATACTCTTGTGTTTGATTCTTTATTTGCAGTATAATAAATTTTACTGTCTATATTAAATTTACTACTTAAAATATTAGATAAAGACAAACAAAATTCAAATGAACTTGCTATTGTTAAAAAAGCAGTTTTTCTCCATTCAATATGTCCATCTCCATCAAAATAACCGCAAATAAAACTTAGTAATAATTTTTCATCATTAATAAATGAAGGGAATTTTAGAATTAAACTTTTATTTGCAACCATTCCATAGTCACATAATATTTTTGACATATGTTTATTCGTAAATGATAATAAATATGTATTTTGCCAATTAGAATTTATATCATTTAAATTATGAAATGTTAATTTGCGATTACTTCCTATTCTTTTATTAATTTCATCTAAAATTGATTTATCTCTTTCTTGCAATTCTATTTTTATAGTATTAGTATTAACAGAATTACAACCATCTGCAAATAATAAACCTAAAATATATGCTTTATCAGGCGAATCAATTTCATCAAAATAGTTTTCATTAATATCATATATTCTTCTTTTGTGACTATCGTCTCTAAACTGATGATTTTTTATTTTAAAAATTCTATCAATCACAGTGTTACTTACGCCATATAAATTTTGTAAATATTCTTTTGTACAACCATTATCATATAATTGAATAATATAGTCATACTCTGTTTCGCTAATTTTTGGTTTCATAAAGCTCCTAAAAATATATATATAAAATAGTAATTATTATTTAGGAGTGATAATAAAACGATAGCTAATCGCTGTCCTATTTTATATTTTGCAATAATTTTCTTACGCTTTCGCCTAAGATTAGGTCATCTCACTCTCATCCCATTTTCATGGATTAGAGCGTTCCCACTTCGGACACTTGTCCTACACCAACTACGGTTGACCGTCGAGCCTTCCCCTGTTCGGGGCTTGGTTGCTGATTACCCAATCCAATAACTTTTTAATCTGTCACGCTTGTGTATATTTCACCACTACGTTGTAGAGTATTGGCTCTAAGGAATTTCCCAGACAATTCAAGAACATTTTCACTAAGAGGTTTCCCAACTTAGTGCGCTATTATCCGACCATCAGACTTTAACGAAGTTATTAATATCAAATGCCATTTTTATTTTCCTCCATAAAAATGCGTAATAAAAAAGACCTTACTTTTCAGTAAGATCTCTCATCCAATTAAATTGCTTTTTATCTATTTTGCTTGTGTCAACCATGCCCGAATACGAACCTTGTAATAGGGCGATTGACGATGTATAGATTTGTGCGCCTTGCACTTCATCCATAAATTCATACATTGAACATTGCTTTAATTCACTTGTTTTATATTTGAATCCCGGATATCTCATCATTGCTGAAATGAGATATTTAAGACTTGATTTATATTTGACATTTTTCATTTTTGCAAGCCGTTGTCGATCAAGATCAATAAGAATCTTCTTTGTTGTTTTATTGGCAGCGTGCTCTATTTTTGGTACAATTCCATGTATCTTACATAAGCATCCTGCTATTTTTTTATAAGCAAGTTCATCTATAACTACATCTGAATTTGATTGTCTCATAATGAGATTGTCATTTTCTTCATTTTGAGTTAATTCAAAAGAAGACAGATCAAGATCATAGAAGAATATTGAAGTTTTATCTGGCTTTAAATTCCTCGTTAAAAGATAGAAGAGTTCAAAATCTGAGATTGCTTCATAATCAATGCCTATATCAAAAAGCTGTGATTTCACATCACTGGGGATTGCTGTTAAGAGATGGAGTGTACTATAGTATTCACGTTCACCGTATTCTACAACATCGCCGACAGATGGACTGCGAAGTTTTATATATTTATTAATTTCCGTATCTTCACCAAAATATAGTTTGAGTTCGTCGAATTCTAAAATATCAGCCAATTAGTTAGTCCTTACGACATTATTAATAACTGACGTTTTATTCGAATTAGTTTTGACGATAGAATTCAAAACATTACATTCCAGTGTAAGAGTACGAGTCAGGAAATAGTTATCTGTAATATTCTCGATGTTAGACACCAAACGACACTGAGTGCCAAAAATATTCGTCCAATTGAATTTCTCCCGAAGTGTACTGGCAATTAAATCGTGTCGGCACAATCCAGTTGTAGATTCAATTGCATCCTGTCCATTAACAAATATATAAAATACAATCTGTAAATACTTTTCAACCTTGTTATAAAGTGGAGTGGAATCGAACATTACTCTATATGATAAGTAGTGTTTAATTTTTTCCTGTGTTTCTGGAATATATAAGTATGGTCGAATATTATCACCATAATATACATCCCAATCGCCTTCGGTATTCAATTTACCGCTTGGCAAAAACAGCTCCTTTTCATAATCTTTTTCGTGAAACAAATATAATAATTCCGGACAATTAAGCAATGCGTTTTTAATTTTTTCCTTACATCTAATGCAATCATCATCTGGATTGACTGCAAAGTCTGAAAGTTTATAAATCAGATCATCTTTGGTATTTACGTCATATATATTATCCATTTCAACCTCCGATTACCCGATTATAGAAAGTTGGAGTTCTCCAACAGAAGATTCAACTGTATATTTCACAGTTAAAATCTTACCAATAAATTTCCGATCACCGTTAAATTTCACCTTAACGACATTATTCTGAGACTGAGCCAACGAAGTAATGAGATCGGAATCTGTTATATCCATATCATCTAAAATGAACGACCATTGTCCGGGTTTAGCGGCAAATAAATCTGTACAATCTTCACCACTTCTAGCGAATTTTGCCGATATAGTTTTATAGCTGCCGCCAACTCGCAATTTAAGATTTGCTGTTGACAAAGTGCAAACCGGATTATCTTCCAGAACGAATTTATGGTCATCTTTTGGAGATATACTATCTAAATAATAATCAGCCCACATACCAATAATGTTTCCATTAGTATCTTTTTCAACATAGTCTGTATGCTGATTAAAGTTATCCTGTTTAATAGTAACCTTAACAATACCAATTGGTTTGGTGTTATTAACCTTTGTTACCTTATATGTGAGCGGAGTATCTATTTTAGCGGAACAAACAATACGTTGTGTCTGTCCAAGTGCATTCAAATATCCAAAGTGTTCTGTAACGGGATTCAGCGGGAGCCAACACCCATTAACATCATCAAGTGAATTAAAGTAACGATCAATCCAAACACCAGAAGTGTAAGAATTTTGTGCTCTGGAACAGCCCCACATTTGGCGCTTTCCCTTTTTGCCGTTATTCACGTCAATCCATTGGAATCTGTAATCACAAGGAAGAACAGAATATTTCTCAAACGAATTTCCAATCTGTTTTCCACATATAAGCCATCGCTTATATATGCCTTTTTCATCTGGAATATCAATGTATTGTCCCATTGGGAACTGTACACCGTATCCTTGATGATAGTTTTCTTCGAACCAATACAGATCGTCATATTCTTGAAATTCTAGTTTTTGTGTTGGACGGAACATGATATGATATTCGACTTGATCTTTTGCCAGAGTAGAGTATTGTGTGACTATAAATTTACAATCTATACGATGTTTCATCGTATTCGTATAATTAAAGTCATACTCTTTGTCTGGATCATCATCATGAAGATAATCATAGAGATAACAGACCTTCGACTGAGGGTCATTATCCCACGTACTCTCCATAATAATATCAGAACCGCGCTTAATTCGAGTCCCCACAGTATTACCCATAGAAGATATCTGCCGTTTATAAACGTCAAGACTAGGCATATTACACCTCCTCGAATATAGCTTTTACATAAGCATGAGCATCAAGTATCAACCGCCTGTATGTTTCCCAATGATAGTCATCATCAGAAACCATTGAATATGCAGCCTCCAGTGTTGACATTAATGCCACCATCTGAGAAGGTTCCCCAAGCAATTTATTTAATCCACCAAATCTAAAAAGGAGATTTCTAAAATAGACAAGGAATTCATCGTTTGATTTGAATAATTCTTTATTAATCTGAGGATCTTTATATAGAAGTAACTTATGTATTTCTCCATGCATAAGTCGGGCATTTACATCTATTTGTGAATCCGAAAACTCACCATATAGATATTTCATCACGCCTCAGAAAGATATGAATTATAAAAGGAGCCATGATCTCGGATCATTTGATGAAGCTTTACTTCAAGAGAATCGAGCCTATTCACAACCGGTTTATAGTTGTTTACAAGCATCTTTTCCTCTTTACCACCAAGAGTCATCGTGGTATATTCAAACGATTCTACCTGTGGTCTAAGCCAAGTAATAACCATGCCCAAGGCTAATAACTCGACCACATACTCTCTATCTAACAGATCGGTACCACATCCATTCTTCAATTCACAGGATAATTCTTGAATATCATCATCCAAAGAAATAGAAGAGAAGATATTACCAACCCTCGGATTTCCGATTACGGAATGGAGTCTTTCCGTATTAATTTCTAGCAAATCCGTATCAGACAATGCAAGAATTTCTTTTAAGTCATTCATCTTTAATCGAGAACGGCTAAAAATCAGTTCATAATCGAAGGTCATGACTTAACCTCCGTTAATTAACGTTCTACAAGATCAGAAAGCAGTATAAGCTGTGTCTCAAAAATCTCATCAAGAATCTTAATCTTTGCAATGCTCAGATTGTCAAACTGACCATTCTGTACCATATTGGCGGCAATGTTCTTTACAGATTCCTTTGCGCCTTCTGGCAGACTCTGAATAGTAAGCCTCATACTCTGAGGGTCAAGATCAGTAATTACCTTTCTAAGATCACCTGCCGAATAAATAGCAGCATAGACATCCCGAAGCTGCGGAAATTTATTAACGAAATCCTCATCTTGAACAATGAAATAAGGAGCAAGGACTTGCTTCTTCCCAAGTCTTATTGCCATAACAAGATCTTGATAATCTACATCTCTAGTATCACCACTGTCTAACCAACGATAGTTGATACCGGATTTTTCTCCAATCATCCCAAGTTCTCCGCAAAAAATTGAAGTGCAAGGAATTGGATCATCAGCCTTGAACTCCCGTACCTTTACAGGTTCGGACTTCTCTATTACATCTTCTGCAACCGGAGTTGTCATTTTAACTTCTGTACTTTCTGTAACTCTCGAAACAGTTTTCTTTGTTCGTGTACTTGCCATTTCTTATATCTTCCTTTTTATCCTAAATAAACAAATAGGAGAGCAGTTGCCCACTCTCCATATAAACAATATGAATTTTTTATTAAGCGATCTTCCAGACACCATGATATCTGTCGAGCATAACTGCAACGCCCATCTCACGCTGAACCTCATAAGTCATGAAGTCATCGTTGCGCTCACCCTTCTCGGTAACATCAATGATCTCAGTATCTCCGACATCTACAAACTTGACGAATCTGTTATCAATATTCGGAAGAATATAAAGAGTACCGGGAGTAATAAGCTTCTTAGTTACATCATTCTTAACAAATCTCTGAGGAAGTTCGATCAGAGTAGTTCCCTCATAAGAACCAAGTCTGCCCAGAGCAGCAACCTCTTCCTTCTGACCCTCGGAAATCCAATCAACATCTGCGAGAGCGGTAAGCTTCTTCAGATCAGTCTTGAGGCCCATAATGACAACAGGCTCTCTGTTTGCCGTCTCAACATCAGAAATCAGAGCATCAAAAGTCTCCTTATTAGCCTTGGTGAGCTCCATGTTCTTTACGAACTGGGACTTTGTAGGCATCTTGTTCTCGGAATCAATGAACGCCGTAAAAATGTCGTTCTGAATTACTTCTTGGAATGCAATTGCTACAGCATCAACAAACTTCGACCAATCCTTACGACCAGTCAGATAAACGTCAATGTCCATACCAACCTTAATTCCATAATTGGAGGTAGGAACGGTAACAGTCTCACCTTCTCCAAGCTTCTGCATGGATAAATCATGGTGTGAACCGCTGACTCTCGCAACGGTCAGAATTACATCCTTCTCACTCCAGAAGTCATTTCTATCGCCCTGTGCCAGATTCTTCTGCTCAACGAAATTGTTGAAGAACTCATTGTCCTCCCATCCTGTAGCAACCTTGAAATCAATAGCATCTTCAAGAACCTCGAACAGTTCCATGCCATGTCTCTTCATTGCTCTACGGATCTCTTTTCTCGTAGGCTTGTAATTTGCCTCAAAACCAAGGATATCAAGACACACACTGTTAATCTTCTTGTTTGCCTGTTCAGACGGAACAACATTTCCATCTGCATCGTAAATCTTCTTATGGGCAGTATAATCAGCAAGAAACTGCTTAAAGCCCTCGTAATCATTCTCCGGCTTGGAGAATACTCTGGTTAAGTTTTCAGAAAAATTCATCGTATATTCTCCTCTCTATTATGCAGTTGCAAGCTTCTTATCAGTTACAGTGGTGATTTCGGTTCCAACAGTAGGCTCCTTTACAAAGCCTTCCTTTGAAACCTCAAATCTGTCATACTTTGCCAGAGCGTAGCAACGAACAATAGAACCTGCGGGGTTGTAAAGGTTGGACTCCTTCTTAAACTCATTCGTCCACTCTTCAGCGCCAATCGGAACGTTATAAACAAGAACAGCATCACCCGGATCAGTTACCATAACCAGATAATTACCATTGCCCATCTTCTCAACAACCTTACCCGTAAACTTCGTAACAGCTGCTTCTGCAAAAAGATCGAGGCTCTTCCAATCACCAAGTGCAATCAGATTGCCATTATCAGCATCTGAAGTAAGCTCTACGTTGAACATATGTCCGCCATAAGTACCGCCAGATAATACGTTGGACGGATTTGCGGTAGCATGCTTGGCGATCTCATACTTAATTGCCATATTTGCCATCTTAAATTTCCTCCATTAAAATTGAGCAAACAAAAAAGACACCCATATGGGTGCCTTCTTTAAAAGTTTTATTTTTTAGAATTGCAACGTACCGTATTTACTACGTTTGCCCTTCTTAGTCACATCTGTAAATTTGAAAGCAGAATGAGTTGTTTTGTGTTCCTCTACCTTCTCAAACTTGCCGCCATTAATTGCATATTCACCAACAATAGCCTTAAGCTTTTCATCTAATTCATCACATGTATACTGATCCATATTTTCATAAAGATCTGCATAAGACTTATTAGCATAGTTTCCATCAGCATTCTTATTAGAAATAACTGCATACTTATCAGAAGACATTACTTCCATGCGCTTTGCATGAAGCTCATTTGCTTCTGTTGTTGCCTTAAAATCAACGAGAGAGGAGTATTCCTTCTTCATTTCTTTAAGACTATTTAGTTCCTCTTCGGTAATCCAATAAGGCTGAACAGCAATACGATCCCCAATAAGTGAATACGTTCCATCCGATTCCTTATATGATTGCTTATAATTATTATTTGAACGCCAAGTACAGTCTTCCATAATTATGTATTGTTCATTTGGATAAACGGTTACATAATAATAAGTTTCCTCTGGCTCTCCATATGTAGCATTAACAAGATTTGACAATGCATAATGGATATCGTCTTCTGAAAGATCATAAGTAGAAACTACTTTTCCATTTTTAGTTAACTCATAATGATCAGAATTCGCTAAATCATTTTCTTGGATAGGATCAGTCTCTTCAAACGATTCCTTGTTTTCCGGATTGTCATTTGTTTCTGTAACTTCCCCTTCAAAAGTCTTTGTGTCAGCAGGCTCTTCCTGCGTGGGTTCTACTACAGGATTTCCCTCATTTATAACAGTAGTCTTTTCAAGTTTCATTTCGGTACCTCCTTTCTCCAAAGATTGAGCATCGTTTTGCTCTATATTAAAATGAGAAAAGAGTATATCTATCTTTTTCTGCATTTCAATTATTTGATTTGCGTAATCTGGCTGTTCTTGCTCAAAATCAGCAAGTGTAATATTCGAGCCAACCATACCGGGCTTGACAGTTTCCCCGTCATCATTCTTACCAAGAATTGTTACTCCGGAGAAGAAGAAATCTTCAATGTTCAGTAACTTCTTTTCAGCATCATAAGAAAGAGAACGAATACTTAATTCTACAGAAACAGGAGATTCCTTTTCTCGCTCTATAATTTCCTTTGCTTTGGAATACTCATCAAAGATATAACCATCTACTTCTACATATGACTTATCTTTATCCTTGTCATATACGATTTGTGCGTTACAAGATTCTGGAATGATACCGATAGGAGTTTCATCGTAAACAAGTTCACCATTTTCTTCGTGCATATTATGTCCGTAGAAACAAGGCTCATCATTTACGATGTGAATGTATCCTAGAATTGGTCTGTTAGAAAAGGACGGAAGAGCAGCTTCCATTACAGTAGGGTCAATGTTTGAACCATTAATATTATTGTAAGTATGACATGCTTGTAAGTGAACACTTGTAAGTCCTTCATGGCTATTATCTTCATCGTATTTAAGATTGCCATGAGACTGGACAACAAGTAGCACTCCGGTGTCCTTTGCAGAGTAGTTTAAGGATTTATTTTGATTCACGAAGAAATCATATAAGTCCTCAAGATATAAAATTTTCTTTGCCATAATTTATACCTTATTAAATTGAAAGTGTATTGTGAGAAATTACATGAACATTTTCTGCATCGAAATTTCTCTTATGAGCATCATTCAAAAATGTGTATAAACCATCAGAATTCTTTATTTCTTGGAATCCAAGGCTTAATAATTTTTGACGATCCTCTTCAGTACGAACTGAAATAAAACAATTATTTCCCATTATTCCTATCCTTTAGCTTTGTCTCGTTTATCTCTACTTGCCTCACCGTCATCTGAAATGTCTGTATCACTCTTAGTTTGCCCTCCAGACGTTTTATCAGGATCTCCAGATTGTGTATGTGTACTGGACACCGGAACAAGCCGATCCAGAAGACCAAGACATTCATTTTCAAGGAAGTTAAGCGCAAGAGTTTCTTTCTCGGAAAATCCATTTAGCGAATTAACAAGAAGTTTCGGTGCAAGACCATATTCGTTGTCTTTAAGGATGCTGTTTTTAAACTCATCCTTGGTGTATATAGATACTTCGAAGAATTTCACTTTAGAGGGGTTATCAACGTAATAAGAAAGAATGCGATTTACAATTGATTGAGTTTGTGGAAGAAGAGAAGAGAGTGCGAATTCGGAATCACTTTTGATTGCTGCATTAAATGCTGTAGAACCAGAGATGGAAGCGGAATTTAGAATTTGAGCGCCACCAGAAGTGTTCAGTGTGGTTTCTGTTGCTTTTTCAATCTTTGTTGTATCAGTGGCTTGATCATTATCAAAAGAGATTGTATTTAACTTGCCCGGAATAATTGCTGCCGATGTATAATCCGGCAATGCCGTTTCAGTCATTCTGTTCCAATAAGGAACGATAACTTGTTCTGGATCAACCTTAAAATCATTCGGTTGACCATTATCAAATGTCTCCATTTCCATCCAGATCAATTTATAAATAGACTGTTGATCAGCAATTGCACTGATATCCTCTTGATCGACTAACGAGATGATACTATTTAATAGTCCGGCAAAAACAGGGACGATTGTCTCCCAATCCTCGGCTCTCACCTTTAAACAAATTCCATATTCTGGAGGCATTGGTTGCCACTTGATACCTGAACTTTGAGATTCGTTATACATACTCTGGAAAGGTTCTCCCCAATACTCAAGAAGTTCAGAATGTGATCTGAAATAAGACATGTCCATCGAAAACGCAAAATCACCAGTTGGATATACTCCTTGAATTTTGCAATAATCTGGGTCTAGGGGAAGAATGAAGAATGAGATTGGATCATCTGATTCTGGGTCAAAATAGTAGCATCCATAGAAAACATCTTCACGGAAGCATGTCATGTACGCTTTATAAAATTCAAACTGTAAATTCATTTTATCTAAAGCATCAAGTGTAGCTCCGTAAGATTTCAGCATTGCATCTTTATCATTATCTTCAGTTAAACTGTAAGGCGGGATTACGCTTCGACAATTTAACATAAACATATTTGCGTTATAGGAGATTAGTCTGTAATAAACTTGTGACCTGTAATATAGATATCTGGATAGATTTCGAAGATTCTTTTCATTGCTAGATACGTTTTGTAGATATGTTCTAAGAGAAGATCTATCAAAAGATTGGACTGTTCTAAAAGTAGTGGTTTTTGTTACATCCCGTAGATTTTTCAATGCTTCATCGGCTGATTTTGTGGCCTTGGCAAACTTCAAATATTCGGAGTTCTTCTCATACCACTCCTTCATTTCTTGTGGTGTTTTATGCGGTGCATTTTCCACCTCAGTTGATTGTGCCATATGCACCTCCATATTAAATTCTCATACCAACACCAGATTTAATAGGTAATAAATTTACTAATTCACTGGTGCCAATATTTCTTTTTTTGTTTTTAATGTGTTCCAAGCGTTTTTCTGATAAATAATATCCAAGCATAGCAAGACAATATGCCCTATCATCCATTATTGTTAATATTTTGGTTCTTCCAAGAATGTCTTTACACTCGACCAAAATTCTCACACTTCTATTCGATTATATGTGAGATCAGACTGTCGCACCCCCATAATTAATTAATAGCAATGGAGTTCAATCACTCAGTCGTTCACGCTGTATTTAAACTTGCGCCTTATTATCCATCTCTGGACTTCCAAGTCAATTAGATCAAATTTTACTTTGCAGTTTATGCTATTTATGCTGCAAGTGCACAATGTTGTTTATGCATAGTAGCTTCTGATGCTCCAGTATCTGCATCTTTATAAGCAGGAAGTCGGAATGCATCTTTGCCGCCGTCACGCTTAATGCGGCACATATTTACTATTTCTTCTTTCATAGCATCAATTTGTACAAGAGCAACTTCTTCATCTGGAGTAAGTTTATAAACCTCTGTTTTGGCGGCTTCAATTTCTGATAACCGTTCCTCCAGAGCTTCTTCATATTCATTTACATCCAAATCAAGTTTATCTAACTCTTCACGAATTTTTGCCTCTGATTTATCCATTAACGCTTTATCTACATTGAGAATATTTAAATAGCCTTTGTTATCATATTTCTCTGTAAATTTTATTTTGTCTGCTTCGACCATCTTGATTAAGGCTTCATACATATCCGCCTTATATTTAGAAGGTTCTAGCAGTTTTAATTTGTTTATAGCATCGGGGAATCTTTTCCGGTAAACATCACCGTTTGTATAATCGTAGTCGATTAATCCCTTATGTTCTTTCCCCGTTTTGTCTTTCCAGTTTTCAATTAAACAGTCACGCACCCATGAGTTTCCGCCTCCACCTGCTCCGGCATCTGCAAGAAAACATTCAATATTGTCGTAATCATCTGCATCACCGTTATAATCCAACAGTATTTTATGAATTTCCTTAATCTGATCTGGAGTCATCATAGGGGTCTTTCTGCGAAGACCAAGATCAGCAAACGATATAACGTTTACAACTTCCATTGTGTAACCTTCTTCCTCGCTGAATTTGAGTTCTCCAACAGCAAGGATAGAATTATCTGTATTTCTAGCCGGATCATAAACAAACACAAACTTGCGTTGAGTTTTATCATTGTGAAGGACAGGGGGGTGAGTATAAGAATTTCGAACAATTAAAGCACGTTTTATGATTTGTCCAGTACCGCCATCTTGTGTGAATTGGTTATAATATTCGCGCATAGCTTTTTCTGGATTATTACGAAGTTCTGTTTCAACAGTTTCTCTGTTAAGAAGTGGAACCGGATATGGTTTTCCATGAAATGTTGCATCAATTACAAGATCGCAATTTATATCTGCAACAAAATACCTCGGATCTCCAAGGAGCATTCGCTTTGAAAAATCTCTGTATCTTTGATAAAAAGCTGTATCTATACTTGAGGCAGAAGATGCATATAATAATTGGTGTGGCATATCTTTTGGAATACTTGAAATGTCTACATCACCACCAAGCTTAAAGTCGGAACTCTGAGTTGTGAATGCACCAATAACATTGAATTCTTCTTCAGAAAGCCAACCACCTTCATCGAAATAAACAGCTTCAGAGCGCTTTCCTCTTTTGGCGTTTATATTACTATTTAGTGTTTTGACAAATGAACCATTGTACAAACGATAGGTAAATCCCATAGGATTATGAATAAATCCATTAGAATTTGCCTGTGCTATTTCTACTTCGTTTTTGAAAACATCTGTCAAACCAGTCATTGATTCAATGTTTTTAAGAGCAATATCTTCAATTTTTTTGAATGTCTCTTGAGACTGATCTGCCGTACCGGAACATATATATATACGATAATTATTGAAGAGCATTCCACGTGTCATCGCAAATAATGCAAGCAAAGTTGTTTTACCTAGTGCTCTGGAGCATGTCCACATTGCATATGGTTTTGTCCAGGAATTCATAAAAATATATTCTTGAGCGTCTAGTAACTCTACTCCAATAAACTCTTTTAAGAACTTTGTCGGATTTTTTATCCCCCATTGCTTTATTTCTGCAAGCTTTTTAAATCCTTCCAATTTTCTACGAGATATATCTTGATTGCTAGGTTTTACATATATCTCATAATTAGGAAGAAGAATAGAAGAATTAGTTTCCATTTTCCAATTCCTTTATTCTGGATTTAAGATCTGTATTTTCACGGAGAAGAATCCTAGCTTTCTCTTCGTAATCATCTGCGATCTTTTTGTATTTATTAATTAATTCTCGCTGTTGAATGATCATATCATTATAATCATTTTCATCGAGTCTAATTTGTTTAATAATAGCCGCATTACTACTTTCGGCTACTTGCCTCAATCCGGCTGAATACTCGGTATCATAAAGGTTCATTTCAGCATCTCGTAAATTCATTTCTTTCATCTTACGAACTCGGCCAGTCCATGTGTTTTCACCCTTGGAACCGTTTACGCTATGCTTTAAACTAATACCGTTATCCTTTGCGAGATTAAGTAATGAAGTAGTAATGTTTGTTTTAGTTGCTTCTAATGCACGGACAGTTGAAATATTCTGCCCCATGTTCGTGGTGTCAGCCAACAGTTTTGCAATAATATCATTGAGTTTTTCTATATGATTGAAACCCTTAACAATTTCGATGATAGAAGAGACACGCATTCGATCTTCGTTTGCTTCACTCGATGCGTCCAGATATCCAATCAAATTTGCATATAAGAATGGCTGATCTACTACAGCCTCTTTTTCAAACGGATCATACCCCAGAAGACGAATCGCATCTTCTTTGTTTTGTTCATAAGCTTCTCTTACATCTTTATTGTCTACTTGATTTTCAATTGTTTTTTCATCATCGTAAATTACGGGAGTTTTGAAGATATCAGAATCGAAATATGTCATACCGACATAATTGATCATTGCGATTTGACGAATATAAGCATTCCATACGTTAGCCTTAACTCGTCCAGAGATGAGAGATTGATATTCTTGTACAGAAGAATTCCACACAGCTTCAATATATGGTTTATTCAAATATTTAAGAGCAAGCTGCACAGATTCTTTTGTTGGTTCATGCTCCTCGCCGTTTTTATCAACTCGAAGAGCAAGCTTTCTGGCACATTCTTTACAGATAGGACAGACACCGGATTTATTCATCGGGTCTGTAGATACATAGAAATCAGACTTGTCTTTATAGGTGTCACACAAAATACACGATGCACCATTATTAAATCGGAGCAGTTTTTTACGCTGATCCATAATCATTTTTTTGGCAGCCGCAAGAGTTATACCTTTTAGTTCATCATCATATTCTGGCTTTGGTTTCTTTACCGGCTTTTTTCTAGTTTTAACGACTGTACCGTTTTCATCCAAATTTAATTTTATAGTTCCCAAGAGATCACCATCCATTTAGTCCTTATGACATTCGCAATGGCACCTCTTCTTGAATTGGAACACCTTTTTACCGAATATCATATAATACGGGGGAGTATCTGGGAGATAATCGAATAGTTTATAATCAACGTAATCATAAAGAGGAATAAATATAGCAATTAAGAAAAACCATACTCCTACAAAAATAACATTGCATTGATCGTTCCAAAAATTACCAAATGGCATTTTTCTGTAATCCCAAATTGAGAAATCAGTATTTACTATATTACCGACCACTCCCTCAAATATAGTTGTTATAATCGTACATATACTAATCTGTGCTAAAAAATCAAAATTATACGTAAAAATGTTATTGATCATATAACACATCGTACCAATAATACCTCCAATTAAAAACATAGAAGTATCACTATGCTGTTTCCAAATTAACTCAATAAGATAGTAAACTCCACCCGATAGAGCAAAATAGAAAGCAGTTTTAATAAATTCTGCAAGTAATTCTTTTTTGAATTTTTTCATAATAATTTTCCTGTTGACAAGCAAATGCTATATCACTTTTATTACATATTTATATTGGGAACAGTAGGAATCGAACCTACGACAAGCTGATTAATCGTCAGATGCTCTACCTACTGAGCTATGCTCCCAAAAAGGACGATTCAACATTTCGTGCGCACTAGAAACGAGCAGAACAAACGCTGCTCACCGGAAAGACTGCCGGTCTGTTAGGAATCTATGTCGAAACATCCTTTTAATAGCGGGGACAGGATTTGAACCTGCGACCTTTAGGGTATGAGCCTAACGAGCTTCCAGACTGCTCCACCCCGCGGCGTATTTGGCAGACGCTCCTGCCAACTCCTTAAAGAGATATAGGGAACGGAAATAGAGGGACTCGAACCCACGACACTTCGGTTAACAGCCGAATGCTCTACCAACTGAGCTATATTTCCAAAAAAGGACAACCGTTTCAATATAGACCCGTCCATAAACGGGTCGCACGGAGAGGATGGGATTCGAACCCATGTGCCCCGAAGGACAAACGGTTTTCAAGACCGCCTCGTTATGACCGCTTCGATACCTCTCCAAAGTCAAACGGCACACCTAACTAAATTAGATGCGCCGCCCAACCAATTAAGCAATAATCTTATTAATCATCGCTCTCCAACTTGTTTGAGTTGAAGAATCAGAACTATTATAAATTTCCTTAAACTTCGCCAGTAACTCTTCGCCAGAAATATCATCCCAATCCTCTTCATGCTCCATCTTATCAATTTCATGATATTTTAAATCAGCACAGAGGATGGATGTCATAGCATCACCCCACATTTTTAATAACTGGAGATCACGCACCGTCATTCTCTCTGGATTTGCATATTCCTTCTTAACAAACGGCATCAACACTTCTTTCGTATATCTATGCATAAGTAACCTCCTTAACTTCTCTTATAAACATCTACAATAGCGTTCTCTATAGTAGCGCCAGTAGAAGATCTGAAAGTAATCTTGGCTTTATTGCCAATGGGGGCGGAGATTACATTGACTGTTTTATTTAATACAAGTTCTGCATATCCGGTTGCCGGAACAGTTATGGTAAATAATGCGCCATCTATTGCAACACCATTTGCATACATCTGAATTGTTGCATTAACGGCAGCACTTGTGGAATTGTATAATCCGAAGTATCCTTCTATATTATATTTTCCGGGGAAATTGAGCTGAATTGCTCCATTAGAAAAGTTCATGCGATTTGCACGATCACTAATAGTAACCGTGTTGAGTAGCACTATATCATTCGCAGCAACAGTTTGCTGTGTTTTATTCATTACTTCAAGCATATGCTTGTCCTCCAAAACAAAAAAATCGGAGAACAACAGCAACAAGCCATCGTTCTCCGACTATTAATTAGTCTTCAACATCTAGCATGTTGCAATTATGCGGCATATGCGGCACCTACCGCCGTCCCATACATAGGGCAAGCAGCCTGATAAGGTGAAGATACGACATAGGCCGGTTGCGGTACAGGTCTAAGCGAATTCACAATGTTCTGAGTCTGAGAAAGCTGACTGATTTGGAAGTTCGCTGCTTGATACAGACGATCCTTCTCTTCAATGCGATCTCTCAGCTCCTGCATTGTATTAGTCTGGATCAGACCACGGGTAAGTTCACCCTCTTGATGAATAGCATTTGTGATTGCACAGGTATTCTGAGCGTTCTCAAATCTATTCTGCATAATCTGCTGCTTTACTTCGCAGCAACAATTCTGTTGAGCATAGCGATTATCTGCAAGCTGATAAGCAATCTTATCAAATCCGCAATTCATGCCAGACTGAATATTGTTACCATTCTGCATAATTGTCATCTGAGTCTGATTGAAGCCGTTTGAAGTCATCAGAGCAGCATTATCAATCATTCTGGCATTCTCATAAGCAGAAGAGCAGATCCCGCTATTAATTCCGGTAAGCCTTGCATCCAGATTAGAACCAAGAGCATCAATCTTGGAATTCAGTGTCTGAGTGTCAAAACCACGTTGAACATCACCGGTAGTAGCATAACGTTCAGCATTTCCACCAAAATTACCAAATCCGCCAAACAGACAAGCAAATACAAGGATAATCCATATCCAAGAACCGCCGCCATCTCCCCAACCGTCATTATTACGAGTCACCGCCATAACATCAGCCGGAGTCATTCCGTTTTCCATCATAATAAATTTTCTCCTTCAATTTATTCGACCATTCGCCGTATTTATCATTAGTAAAGAAGAAAAATTTATTTGTTACAGTGCGCACAAGAAAACCGTAATTACGCAACACTCCATGTTACGCTTTCCAGAAAAAGAATAATTCTTTTATTATTTTCCGAAATAACTCAGTATTTCGTTATATGCTTGATTAATATCTATTCCACGTTCCTTGTATAAATTTCTTGCCATATTTTCAATTCCGGCTGTATCATGTTCGTTCGCCATACGAAGAGCATTTTGTGCAATCTGATTATTTGCAATTTGCGGATTTGAATTTAGCATATTATTTATAGCTATTTGTGGATTATTTGCTTTCATTAATGATCTGAACATTGGACTTCTTAATACTTCGAATATACTCATTTCACACCACCTTTGACCGGAGGATGCGGAGCATTTGTACTAGGAGCTGTCAAACCATCTAATATTGTATTTTTTAAATCTGAAATTTCATTTGTTAAATCACTTTTTAACTGTGAAATAGCAGAGAAGATTTGCTCTTCTGGTTGCTGTTTATTTTCACAATCTACAAGCCTATATGTCTGTATTACACTTGCTCCGGTACTCGGATTTATGCGTTTACAGTAAATTTCACTGCCATCAGCTTTAGGATAGTAAGAAGGTCTGCCACTTAAATCGGCATTAATTCCTTTTACTACATCTATTCCATCAACTGTTTTGCCGGAAATTTCATCAATTGGTTGCTGTGGAATTTGTTGATATTGATTCCCATAACCATATTGATTATATTGTGGCATATTAACAGGTTGTGACGGATAATATGAATTCCCATATGATGGCTGATAGCCAGTATAGTTATATGCGTTCATTTTTACCTCCAATAAAAGTACATTGAGTGCATCGCACTTTTATCTTTGGTAAAAACAATCAATCTATTTCGTCTGAATCGTCGAAAACTACTTCCGACTGTAATTCTTGCGGTATTTCCAACGGCTTTGTGTCTTTAGATTCTCTTATTCTTTCTCTAAGTCCTCTACCTACAGAAAATTTAAGATAACGTCTCGGAGGAATCATGACCTTTTCATGTGTATGAAGAGCACCAATCGCTCGTTCTTTACAATCAACGACATTAAAAGTACCAAAATCATAAAATCTTACGCCATTACCGCTTAGAAGAACCTCTTCCAAAGTATCAAACAGTTCACGTACAATTACTTTAGTTGTACTAATAGACCATCCATTTCTTTTCGCTGCATATCTTACAAAATCATCTTGAAAAAGAATCATCCTATCATTCCTCAATTTAATTCAACTGGATAATATGCTTCAATCCCAGAAGAAGAGCAAATACAAACCATTTGGCTAGGTTTTCCGCTAAGTCTTTTTTCTATTGTGAACGCATCGCCAGATCCGGCAAGACTTCCGCCACGAACCATCTTTACTCCGTTTACTTCATCCACAGAACAATGATGAAGATGTCCGTATAAAATAGCGTATGGAATTCGATGAATCATCATACATAGATTTGAAACACCAGAAGAGGAATAAGAATCATAATCTCCATGAACTGCAATATATTCCTTACCTCTGATATCTATAGAAGCAATTCCAATATCCAGATTATTTTCCTTAAAAGTAATCTTATTAATATGACTTAAAGAAGTTTTCACAATCCACCCAATAAGATCATCCAATCTTTCTGAATGAAGAGCGTCTTCCTTTTTATCAATTCTGGAGTGGTTTCCAGAAACATTTGTAATCGTTACTTTCTTAAAGTAATTACTTAATTCGAAACAAAAATCAGTAATGAGATTTGCGGCGATTTTTATTTGATCAATAACATTCTCTCTGTTCGTTACTTGAATTGATTTGTGTATATTTCCGCTAATTAAATCACCTTGGATAGATACAAAACAATTTTCGGAATTATGTCTCTCGGCAATTTTAACAATTTCTCTTATATACTGATTTAATCTTCTTGTTGCAATATCTGAGTTGTATTCACCCCATTCCGAAGAAAAAGCAGCTCCAATATGGAGATCTGAGAGAATAACAAGTAAATCATTATCACTATTTCCAACACAAACCTCAACAGGAGATGGGGTATAAATACGTTCGCCAGATTCTTTAAGGACTGATTCAAGATAATCAAGCTTCTGATTCACTCTGGCATCTATAGTATTTTGGCGATTCCATGCAGCACGTTCATCTCTAAACTGCACTTTTGCAGCTTCAAGTTCTCGCTTTGCCAGTTGAATTTCTATTACATCATTATTAGGAGTCGAATTGTTTTCATATTTGTCATGAAGTTCGATCATACGCTTCATACCATACATACGCTTACGAACTTCACTCTCATTGAAACAATTTCCCTCTCCAAATAGAATTTCACTTAATTCTTCATAAGTTCTGTATTCAGTTTTATTTATCAGTTTGTCTTCGACAATCTGTTTTGCTTCTTCATAAGTAGCTTCCATATTTTTCCCTTTGTTCCCACAAGCCGCCGGTCGGATTCGAACCGACAACCTACTGTTTACAAGTCAGTTACTCTACCATTTGAGCTAAGACGGCGGTTTTATAACCAAACTGAGTAGAACCCAGTCGAATGCCCTATGTACTCATGGTACATGGGCGAATTATTAAAAACGTCACCGGCCCGAAGACCAGTGACGTTAAAGTCTTTATAGTGACCAACCCGCTGTTTTCAGAAGAGATTTTATATTATCTCTAAGATTTTCTTCCACATCATCACGAAGAACGACAGAATAAGCAATTCCATCTTCACTCGGAATAAGAAGGCTACCGTCATAATTCACATCTGGAAGGACAAAAATATCATCCGCCTCAATGCGAATATGTCTCCCAGAATCTTCATAACAAGTCTTCTCGATGGCAATATAGTCTTTATCCACTTCCAAAACATATTCGCCATCGTAACCATTCCATTCCGGATCGCCAAAATCGGCATAAATAAGACGCTTTCCGCTTTCAATAAATACACGGATTATATCTTGTAGAGAATCATAACTTCCTATGATTGCGGCTTCATAAAACTCATTATCAAGAATCTTATAATAAGTAAATCCCGAAACGAATCCTGCAAATTCTTCAATAGAATTACGATACATTTTATTCACAAAATTTTACCTCGACTATTTTCAATCGCATCTACGATGCCGTACTTAAGCATATCATCCGCATCCATCCAGAATTCACGGCGCTCAACCTTGTTATACATATCTTCATCAATCTTGCAGTGGGAGAGGATATAATCTTTAAGCTTATCTTCATAATGCTGTAAGAAATCAAATTGATCCTTTACGGCGTAAGAACTATCAGAAAGAGCAAGAGATCCACCATGCATAAGTCCAACGCTGAATGGAGTACAAACGGTTGTTACATTGGGGTTATTCTTACCTGCCATAGCAATGTACAGGCCCATAGAAGCTGCCATACCCACAATTCTAATCTTTGTCTGCGTATGAGCAGACTCAATAGCATCAACTAATGTCATACCATCATAAAGAGAGCCGCCTACTGTATTTAGAATAATAGTAATCGGCTTCCCAGTTCCATCATTATCCATTTCGTAAAATGGAAGAACTGCCCATTCCATAATCGACTGATTAATTTCATCATTAACAATGATCGTTCTATTCTTTAAATTTTTATAATATTGATAAAGTTCTGGGGCAGGTAACGCAGAATTTGCGACATCTGAAACCAAAACATTACTGAGATCTTCAATAACATCCATATATTTTTCCTTTTAATCCTTGGCAAATAGATATGCAAATTTCTTGGAAATAGAAGATCTAACATCTTCTTCCAAACAAATACATGCAAAATCTGGATCACCCTTTAATTCATTGCACATTTTAATCAGTGCGTTATCTTGTGTTTTATTTATAACTGACTGCTTGTAGTCACCCGAGATAAATAATTTTGAATTTTCTCCAACTCTGGTACCAATAAGGCGAATCTGTGCTTCTTTAAGGTCTTCGGCTTCATCTACAACCATGCAGGTTTCATTATAGGTGGTTCCCTTCATATAATATGGAACTTGGAATTCTAGCTGCCCATTGGACTTTAGTTTCTCCATTTCCCATTCTCCGCCATCCAATTGCTGTACAATTGGGAAATTAAAAGGGGAAATCTTTTCTTCCAATGTACCGGGGAGATAACCTTGCTATTCACCTTCTCCACGAGTTTCTCTGATACACACCATCTTTGAACAGGAACCTTTTTCGGTTACAAAATAAAGTCCCATCTTTGTGCATAAGAATGACTTTCCGGAGCCGTAAAAACCTAAGACCGCTACTATATTAAAGTTCATCATTGCATCTAAAGCACAACGCTGCAATGCATTCTTTCCTTTTATATAACGAGAAGGTGGAAGACGAAGAGCGACAAATCCACTCCCGTCAAAACGCATTTCTTTTGTGGTGCCATCATCTTCATTATTAATAATGAGATATTCGTTTAAAGTCCAATCATCTGGATTGAAATTGATCATATACGAATTAATCTCATCAGAGGTGCCAGTGATTTCTTTGTATCCTTTGTAAATATACTCACCAGAGTTTGCCCATGATTCAACTGGAACACCAAATTCTCTCTGAGCAATCAATTTGCATAAAAGATCATCTGTTAAAAATGTAACAGGCTCATTTTCATTCCGAATTACCTCGACACAGCACTGGATGATCTTACAATCATTACTATAGGAATCATCTCTTGGCTGAGACACTACTTCTGAATAAAGAATGCACTCATACTTACTTTCGTTTTCATTGAGCCATCGAACAGCCCGTCTGGCAGCGTATCTAACGTCCTCTGATTTCTTACCAGATGTTTTAATATCTTCCAATTCCTGTAATGTAATAGAAGATATGTAAAACTTATTCAATTTTTCCACTTTACCTAAGTGCTTAAGTAAAATATTCGTGTCAAGAAAATACAATATCAATCACCTCGCACTGGAGTAATCTTGGAATCATGTATGTAATGATATTCCTTCATGTTACGTGCGACTTCACACAAATAATACTTATGCTTTCGCCCAGAATAAGTCCGGCTAATTCCATTTTCTCCAAACGGAACACCGTACTTCTTATTTAATTCTAAAGCTTCCTGTTTTGTGATCTGAATCACTCAATCACATCCCTTCATAATATATTTTAACAGTCCACTGACTGTCAATTTTCTAAAATCAGGCGCAGGTGCTATTAAGCGCTATTAAACACTCCACGCCTTCCAAACGAGTTATTAGCTCGTTTCAGTTGTCATAAATAAAGATACGCTACCGCATGGTTAACGATAGCGTACAAGAAAGGAGGAGAGAGTTGTATTTATGCATCAACACAACCCACTATGAAAAGAAAGAACAGCGCAATTTCATGCGCCTTGCTTTATTCATAAAAACAAGCCTTCGCTTTACCTCCAACACAGTACATTATATTCAGCCAACATTTTGCAAGAGCTGTGCTACCGGGAGCTACCCAATAACATTCTTACAAGTGCTTTCGCACGAACAATGTAGAGGATTGTTTACCTCTACGCCTCACGGATCATTCAGCGTGTTATTGAATATTTTAAACCTTCATTCAGAAATTTTTGAATTACTTCTTGTCGCATTCCGCTACTACGTCACTAAACAGATCTTATAGATGCGTTTCCGCATTTTCATCGACAAATGGCTTGATTTTAAGGTTCCCTTACTTACGGCAATCCTCCTATTGTTTCCTACGCAATAGGCATCAGGGTGTATGGCTCGGCACCACCTTTATTATCGCCACGATCTGAATATAGCTTTTAACTACCATGTCTCTTGGCACTCATGCTGATCATCGGTGGTTTCCACCTGCGCACAATCCTTACGGGTATGTGCCGATCCCATTACTCGCAGTATCCCACGAATACCAGAACCGATTAACAACATGCTCCCGGCACAGTGATAGTGTCATACACCGGGGTGATTTTATGAATAAAACAAAACGTATGAAAAAATGAACACCGCCCCGGTTAAGAGGCGGTGCCAATATGTCGGCTATCCCGACCAAATTACGTACGTTGCATACTTATTACCCGCATATGCCCTTTAGAGCGGGAGGATTACTAAGGTTAACGAACCGTTTCTTTCCTATTTAGGTAAACTGCAACACTGTTAAAATCGTTGTATTTAAAGGGTTTTCTGGGACAAAAAATAAAATGGTGTGCATAAATTATGTCATTTTTCACTATTTTCTTACAAAACACTTCAAGAATTGTCCTTTATTCATTGTATACAAGACCTTTAACAACAACGATCTATTTTTTTTGATCTTATTTTTTGTTTCTCGATTACTTTGCATAGCCGGAGTAACAACTAATGCTCGATCAATTAACCATGAAAACAATCCTTCATAATTGGAAGATAGTCTGATCTTTCCAATAGCATCCATCATCTGTTCAAAATCTACATGTAATAAAATACTTTGTTCGTGACTATCCCAAGTATCTAAATTCGTATAATTAATTTGATTCTTAGTATTATAATCACAAAGAATTCTTGCAAATTGAGAAATAAATTCCTCTACCTTTCTACAAGTTCTCCGGTCATTACTAAGTTCATGTTTCACAAAGAAATAACTCATATCCAAAGTTGGAGTATCTGATCGGAATTGATCTAACTGAAGATCATACAAATAATTCATAGGGCAGTGTAGAAGAGGATTTATATTCTTTCTGCTAAAGTCTTTACGAATTATTTGCCAGAACTTCGGATATTTAATTTCATCTACTCGCATCTCTTTTTTAAGACGGCGAATTTCTTTTCCAACATCAACATCAAAAACCCTCTTTGCACTATCTATACTTACCTGTGCTAACACTGATAATATGCAAACAGCGTCTTTGTGAATTTGTTCTCCGAACGTGCAATCGTAGGTCTGTGCAACCTGTGCTAAATTCGAAGATTCTCCTATATCTAATTGCGAAGCTGCAAGTTTATTATCAATCGCAGCATAGTCATCCATCGTCCTTTCATAGGTTCTCGTATCTTTCGGAATATTGTTTTCAATCGTAGGATAATTCTTGTAACAATACTTAGCCCAATCAACAATTTGCGGCTGATTGGTCGTGTAGCAACTGTCTGAGTCAAAATCTGCTTTTGTTATTGCCTTGAGTTCTTTATCTCAAGTTCCTCCTATTTTCATAAGAGATCGGACTATCTCATTACCTTCAGCATTATCTGGTCAGGCATTCGGCGCTCGTGGATAGATTATTGCTTTACCCGCTCACTATCTAGTCTCTAAACCTTACTGCTTTATTCGGTATTAAGCAGCCTCGGTAATTGATTGGCATGTGTGTGTTATTAATTCAAATATACTCGAAATAAAAATTTTTATATTTTTTATTTTCCTTTATTGACTTTGCGATACCACTTCTTATGGTATCTATTTTTGCAGACGTTATGTTATTTAATAGTAAATATTCACAACATGATCCAATATAATCAAAATCATTTATTGTTTTGTGATCATCATCAAACATTCTTATTTTTCTTGATCTACCATTTTGTGAACCTTTTCTTGAATAATATAACAATCTCAATTCTGGATTATCCTTTACTTTATTATGCAATGTTTTATTTTGATAATTTGGGTTGTTTGCTCCAGTTAACGATTTTCCTCTATTTACTATTTTCTGATGCCATATTTCAAATGTTTCAGCATCCATTCTATTTTGAGGAGATACACCAAACATAGGATTATTTTCTCCAGAAGATGCCTTTGAAATTTTTCTTTTAATTTCTTCAGCACGCTCTTTTGTATACTGATCCCATAGATTTACTCCAAACATAGGATTTTTTATACCAGACATATCAGAAGAATGTCTCTTTTTCCATTGATCTGAATGCACCATCCCATAACTACCATCTCCACCAAAAGTATGATTAGTAAGATGCCCACGTTCGTATTTCTTTTTATTAAACCCAATAATATCTATTGCATAATCAAGATTATATACATAATAATGTATTATTTTTCGCTCTAACTCATATGCTTCGTCTTCGGATAAATTCTTTTGAATTATATTAACTCGCATACCATGCTTTTGAACAATTCGATCATGATGCTTATTTCTCGATTTCCAATTTGCTCTATTTCCATGCCCTTTCCCGACATAAAAACATGTATTATTATCTAATCTAATATGCTCATACACATAATAATCATTCGTTTTCATTTATCACCTATAACACACATTTAGCTTTCCAATTTTCACCGAATATTTTTTACGCACATTTCTGTACGCTGGCCCAGTATGTTAAGCCGTTGTTTCTTGACTCAAAGTCAGTTTTTATAGTATTCACCGCCAGTATTTCCGGACAGAATTTGAAATAACGCTGCATTTCATCAGAATACACGTTATGCAGATGCCCAAGATTATTCTTCCCATTAAATGGGGATCGGAACTCCGCTAAATATTCATCATCTTCAAATCTTGTCGTATAACACTGTATTGCGCCGTCTTCAACCTCAAATGTTGGATCTTGATACACAATTTCCGGATTTCCACATGTCGCATAAAGAAGCATTGCATATGGAGAACCAACCAGAACCAGATTATCCGCATTCTGGATTACCTTTCCCGCTTTAAAATTGATCACATAACCCATAATGATCTTGCGCTTACGCTCTCTGAAGTATGAACTCTGTGGAAAATCATTATTCCACCGACACAAATCTACTAAAACATCAAAATCATTTGAAAAGTTTGCATTCTTCTGAAGATATTCCAAGAAGAAATCATCATCCGTCTTTAGTCTATTGATGTACGCAAGACTTTCATCACACACATCCGGCATAATCTGCTCATCTAAAGAATTAACCATTTGGTAAGACATCTTCTGGACATCTCCAAGCTTTGATCTATGCGCTGTCTTCACAACACCGAATAAACTGCCGTTTTCTTCTACCTTTTCGCACCAATAGTTGTATGAAATCCCGAATTTAAGCCACTTACAGGCATTATCCGTGGTAATAAGCTGTATATCTTTGACATAATGATCAACCCCAAACATGTCTGTGACCGTTGCGGTTTCGTATTGATCCCCGAAACAATCTTGATAAAACCCTTGTATGTCAGTACAAAACGCCGCCATTTTTGTAAAATGTTGCCTGAGCAACACATAACCTCGGCCCCACGCCGGGAAAACGGAGGAATCTATTAGTGCTTGTCCATCAAACAGCGTACTTTTTAACTCGTAATCGTCATATGGAACTGCCATACACTGTTTGTTCACATCTGTTTCAATCGAGATGATGTTTATCTTACATATAGTGTCAATGTCCTTCAAAATCAGCACATTCCGAGGGTTTATATGCACTCGCCCAACAATTGCACTGGATATGAGAGGAGCATAAGCAGAAATCTCTACCAGTTTTGCATTATGCTTCGGCAGCCTGATTCCCATATATAAGAAATCATGGGCTTTCTTATATAAAGAGTCACGAATAAACATACATGAACCCTTCTTGGCCTTGCCTGTGCTACGGTACAACATCTTGTAATGGATAATTTCTCGGCGCTTCACATGCCCTTTCTTCTTATATGTAAGATACTCAACACTTACTCCGTCATTGTAGAAGAGAGTACGAATCTCTTCTTTGGACTTTTTGTCGTAATCATCTTTGTGTTTCAATGCAAAGTTATACAACTCTACGATTTTTTTCTTCTTATTCTCTTGTCTGGCGATTTGCAGCTTTGAACCACTGCTTTTTGCCAGTTTATAATCCAGTCTGGCCTTCTTCGCTATCTTCTGAATATGCTTTATTTCTTCTTCAAAAGATCTGGTGCCATAATTAAATTCCAGACAGATAATATCCTTTGTCGATTCACCGTCCCACGATTTCATACCATTTGCTGTGATATAATCCTTGAACAGCGAATTTGTAAACATCGCATCCTTGTATTCATAGTGATCTCGAAGCCCGTGATTGTATTCAAACAAAGTAGAAGCTTCTATATTTTTGATTTTTAGTCCATATTCGCTTATAAAAACCACTCCCTTCAAGAAAGAGAAGATTACATTCCTCTTGTAGCTTCCTTAATTCGAGCTTCAAATTCATCATATCTATTAGAAATACGCCGGATTGCCTCTGATACACTGATATCTTCGTTGTCTATCGTCTTATCTATCACAGTTTCCCGACAGGTAATCTGTCCGAATTGCTTCAAAGCACCTTCGAGCGTATTGAAGTAACCATAGGAGATCCATACATATACCGGATTTCCATTTTCATCCTTGAGGAATTCGCCGCTTTCTCTGTCCTTCTTCTTGGATCCACGCTTCACCAATATGTAGTTGTAAGCATCTGTATCAATTCTCCATTCGTCATTGAGTCTTATCATTTGAACTTCCCTCCGCAAACATCTTTACTGTTGGTATAACTGAATTTACAAGCGTTGTAACTGCACTCAAAAAATCATTCATTGTTGAATTTACTGTCTGCCACTGATCTTCACTTAATCCATGATCTTCACCAAGTAAATCAATAACCGCCTGTGCATCTGGCATCGCTTCGTCATAAAAAGTAATAACCTTGTTGCACAATTCATAAAATTTGTGACCGAGTTCTTTTTTCTTCATATATCCTCCTATCAATAAAGCGGGCCAAATTGTCGATTCAGCCCGCTGTGTGTTCATTTATCTTGCTTCACAGTTCTCTTGGCATCGTCTGTCAAATTTAAAATCGCTTGTAATCCGCCTCGCCATCTCTGCGATGGTGATCTCTTTGTCAAAATCGTTTTCACCGACTACACCTCCGTACATTCTGTGAAACTCTTCTTTGGTTATCTCACCAACCATAATCGAGTCCTCAAATAAACAAACACGCCTATTACTTTTCTCACTATGTAATTCTTGAATTATGGAATTTTTTGTACGAAAAAACCGCCACCTGCGTGACGGTTAAGAATGGAGGTTATATTATATGTAATAAGAGATCAACTTATAACCAAAAAGGACTGATAATTACGTACATTGTATATTTATATCCACATGTGCATCTCAACATTTTTTACATATAGCGGCTATAAGTTGATCTCTTGTATGTTAATACTAAATTTCTGTAGATTTTTGTACATAAATTTACAGAAAAGATATATATTATAGAAGGATCTGGCTCCCAGACGCATCTTCCATGAAAGGAGATAGTGATGGAGCTATTCTTTGACTTCATTCAAACTTTGGTCGGCATCGCTACATTAGTAGTCACAGTTAAAATGTGCGAAGCCACAAAGGCGCACTAAATAGCAAGTGGAAGGAGGTTCCTTTAACTTTGTCTGGAAGCTAGATCTCTTATATATTAATTCTGGCAGTAAAATTTTGATTGTACAGAAAAACAGAAGGAGGAAACACAAGATGGTAGTATTCTTATTGATTTTAATTTTATGTTGTTTAATTTTTGGTGGAAAAGTAGTTGGGATATCAATCGCAGCTATTGTAGGGATGCTTGCTGCATTAGTTATTGTTTGCGCAATTACTGGCAGTGGAGGAGCTGCAATTGTTATTGTATGCGGTGGAATATTTGCATGGGTAATATATGATTTTGTAAAGAAGAAATAAAAAAGACTCCCAGATCGGGAGTCTTAATTTTTGTACATACTCAGATTACGTTAAGCATCTCTGTAATCGTATCATATGGAATATAGTCACTATGTGACGTCCAGAATTATCAGCGAACAAGCGTGCGAGCTGATAATTCTTCCTCCTGATGAAATCAGGACTGGATATTTGTGATTAGACAAATAACCAGAATAGAGGAACATCGTAGACCATATTCTATTGAATATGGAATCATTATATGTACTTGGCGCTTTCCAACCTATAAACTAACTCAGTTTTTGATTTTCGTCAATCCATTTTTCCAACAACCCCCTCATACGACTGGACGGAATATAAATCTTGATTGGTTCTCCACGCCGGATCGCTGACCGCCAGATGAACTGAACCATTTCAGAAGTGGCAAAAGCATCTTGATCAAATTCGTCTCCGTTGTCCGCACATAAGTATGTCAATTTAGGATTCACAAATCTGTTTGCGATATAAGCGATGTACTTTCGATCAGAATAATTATTCATAGCCTTTGCATTCACTGGGAGAAAACTCTCTTTATATCCCTTCCCCTCGATCTTCCCTTGTGCACTCTTAAAAGTAGTCCACAAACACTCTGAAGATTTAGAATGACAGATCTTATAAAGGTAATTATGCATATGACGTTTAATTGCTTTAATATCTTCATCTTCTTCGGATCGTCTTTCAAACCAAGACACACTCAGTGCTTTGTTTTCTTCACCAACTTTATTCATCTTTTCGTTATCTAAGATATGAATCAGATTTTTAAGATCATAAATCCGATTATATTTCGGATCATAATCATGTAAACGAAATTGATTCGTTTCTCGATCATGTGTCACTGAAAACTTTTTGTAATGGAAGTCCGGCACATTTTTCTTCAGATAAAAGTAAACCATCTGGGTTTCAAACATGTATGTCAGAATGTAAACCGCATTACAAGCATCATAAACGGCAAACGGATAGATCAAATACAGATAAGATGAATCATGATTTGTATACAATCTGTCCGTCTGGCAATACTTTTTTAATGGTAAGAACACACCATTATAATTTCCACCTTTGTAAATCCAAGTAATCTTGTATGACTCAGGATCAATAGATATGAATCCACCTGCTTGTGCTGCGAGGAAATCGTCCATCACATAATCAATCGGCGTAACCACATTTGGCTCTTCATCAATCATCAACCGGTAATTTCCCGCCTTGAGCAATTGTACAACCTCATCATCCGCATTCTGGAATGTAGCATGAGTGATAATGATTCTCCTGTATTTCTTTCTGAGCAGATATTTGAAGTTGTCCAGTTTTGTTCCGCCGTTGATAAAAAGCGGCTCCGCCGGATCATCAACGTTAAGACTATCCTTCAATGCAGCTTTGTATCTTTTGACTTCGGAGAGAAACGGAACCACAAACACATATTTATTGCTTCCTTCTTCAACTTCCTTCATCAGATTCAGCATGATAGAAGATTTGCCGGAACCCATAATAGAATCAAACACATAATAATCAGTCATAAATCACTCCAAAATTGGTGAACCAAAAAACGGCCCCTACAAAATAACGTACAACAGTCAATACGTATATCCAAAACTTTCTACAGTAAATTACTACACCAGAATAGTATGTGTATATGTATTACTACTAGTAGTCTTTGTATTAGCAGTAAGAATCATACTAGTAGTAAGTAGTTAACCAGTAGTACGACAGTACGTATTATTATAGATAGCTAGTACCTTGTTATAACTGCTAGTATAGTCCTAATTCTCATTTTTTCAACCGATTTTTCAAAAAGTGGTTCACTTTTTACAAAAAAACCTTGAATTTACGGGCTTTGTAAGGGGTTCCCCGTAAAGAAATATAAAGATAATATATACAACATATTTTATAGACAATTACGAATGTAAATGAGTAATTGGATATAAACAACGAGTATTACAAAGTAATACGAAGTTGATAACTAATAGGATATAAAACACATAGAGAGTAACCATATAAAAATGTAGGGGCGATTTACCTGCATATCCCTCTCCAGTATGGATTTGGTTATGATAACTTGTATTATGAAGATGAAATATCACCAGAATTGGTTTGTTCGGTGATAAATTGTAGATTAAACCTCTGTAGGGAGTCTGGGCTATGTATCTGACTTGGTATGCGTCAACCAGATATACTAATCTGCCTGTATAACTCACTCAGACTTGATGCGGCGGAAGAGTTGATGTGTTCTTTCTATATAATTAGGAGGATGAACTGCGTGGAATGTTCATAATTGTGAACAGCGTGGTTGATTATGTTAACCATTATAAATGTTACGGGTGGCGGACAATAAAAAAGACCGGAGGTTAGTCCGGCCCGTAACCCAATTGCAGACACTTTGATTAATCCGTTTATAGACACCCCAAATTACTCGGGGAATATGTTTCTATCATGTCTATAAGGATCATCCTCGATTACTCAAGGAACATATCTTTACTTCATGTCTACAAGGGTCAACCTCGCTGTCGCGAGGAAATTCATATTTATATATTATCATAATCCGGCGCTCTGTAAACGGGATCAGCGGAAATGGGACGGATAATATAGGCCGGTTTGCCACGATTGGTAATTATGATCTCGCTATATTTCGCCGCCAATTCGAGCACCCTCTCCGGATGCCGCCTGTACTCCGCTTCTGTTATGATCTGTTCTGGTTTCATATAGCCCCACCTCCCGTTTCTTCTTATTATAAAGTACGTTCGGCCTCGTGTGTGACCATTCTAATAGCCAAAATGAGATTTATGTATATTCTGGCGGATAAAAATGGGTGCATGGGAATCACCATGTACAGCTCTGTACTAATACGCAGCTGTGGTTTTATGGTAGCCCCCCTTTTTTATGTAGTTTTTAAAACTACGTGTGGCGGTATTTAAAATGACAAAATGGAATCTTGATGATATCATTTTGATATCACTGAAGCGGTCGGCCCCTGCGGCTTGCCGCTATTTTTATTGCCACCGAAGCGGTGGGAAAATCTGGAGAATTTGGGGATTTTTTGTCTGTGCGGATGAGATCGGTAGAGGTTGTTCATGGCGATTTTCAAAATTGTGGATAAGTCGGGGATTTGGGGCTGTGGCTGTTCTGGTCGGATGGGTGTGGTGATTGTGGAGGAAAATTTGGTGGGAGAGGGAGAGAGGTGTGATGGGGTGGAATTTTGGTGGCAGCGAGGTGTGATTTTTGGAGTTTATGAGGTCAGATTTGGGGTGAATCTGAGGAGAGATTAAGATGAGATTGGTGGGTGTGAAGTTATGATACTTATACTACGAGCATTAAAAGTTATTAATGAGAATCGGTATAATTTGATACTTGTTTTGATGAGTATATGATGTGGAAAACCTTGATTTTATGGGCTAATTTGCAGTCGGTGTATGAAAATACTCCATAAAAAGACCCTTGAAAATACAGGCCGAATTAAGGTTTTTAGTAGCCCCCGTCAAAAAAGAAGTACACTTCTTATATAAAGATAAGGGGGCACGGTTCCAGTGTTCCACCCGTTACGGGAATTGAAGGCGTGACAGCTCCAATAGTTCGCAGAGCCGTTGGAAAAGTCAAAGGCATGATTCAGTCGGACGGTTCGTATATTGAAAATTGAATATCGCTGAATTGCGTTTTCCGTAATTTTTTCTATTTCATGACAAAACATCACATGTCATGAATGATTCATTGTCAGATATGATCTGACAGGAAGGACGGTATTTTATGAAAGATGCAATGATAGCAAATGTGAACGTTGATATTAACAACTGTGATTGGCTTGTTTCTGATTGCAACAAGTACGCCGATTATGTGGGCGTTCGTGATGTAGTCGCCAACGCCACGAAGATCGAAGGTCAGAAACTTGTAAGCCGTTCCGCAACATTGGAACAGCTTAAAGCTTCCGGTCTTGTTGATGAAAACAAGATTGAAGAAGAAGAAGCACGCATTGCTTCCGATTCCGAAAACCTTGAAAAGCTCATTGAAGACGGCAAGGCCATTGTGAAGATGTACAAGCCGAACTACTCCGAAACGTTGTCCGGTCTTGTAAAAGTCATTGTTGCGGATATTCCGAACGATGACAAAATCCAGAAACTTGCGACTGTCTTTAATGTGAAGACGGCACAAGCAGAACGGCTGTTATGTGGCTTGTATGGTATCCAAGCAACAAGCCGAAAAGCTAGGGCCGGTATTAAAACCGTGGACAAAGTCGAAACGTTCACGGGGGCAAGGTCATATACAAAGAATATGACCGGCAAGAAGGTCGAAACAAATATTATTTTGTTTGGCTTTCAGAAAATGTCAAAGGCGGGGCTTGTTCCTACTTTTGATTATAAGAACTTTGCTGATATGGATTTATCCGCAGTCCTTGAAAATTTCAAGGCCGACAAGGCCTAACATTTAAGCAATTCAGCGATATTTAATTAATATAGGCGTTGCGGTTAAGTCGTGGCTTTCAATAGCAACAACGCATTTGCCGGAATAGTCCGGGATATTTAATTGGTTTTCGCAATTGAAAGTTGGGAAGGATGAAAAAATATGATGAGATCGAGAAAGATTATAATTGGATTTTATACCGAAGGTTACTTCGGTTATGATTGGCACCAATTCGAAGTGTCAACCAGAAAATCAGCAAGACGTGTTCTTGTTGAATGGGGATTGAATCCCGCTGATATTGAAAAATATATCAGGAATTAAGGCCTTAAGGCCTTTTTTTATTACACAAAAATATTTTGGCTGTTTATCAGCTTTCAAAAATTCGAGGTGAAATCATGTCACGTTCTGCAATGGCAGCAAAGACGAACAAGGCACGGGCGGACGCACACGCAAGCGCAACATGGACGGGAACAACGGCATGCATGTTGGAATACATGTTTTGCGAGTCGCATACACGCTATAACCGTGGGGATATCATGCCCGACTATGTACGCTACACACCGGACGTACCCATTACAAGCACGGGCAAGTTACGGTTTACGGGCGGTTACTACGTGGAATACAAGCACGCATCCACGGGATACGATTATGCACTCGCAGACGGGCCGGTGTGTGAATATGATGCGTTGAATCCAGCACGGACGGTTGTTATTCGGCATGCCCGTGATTTAGCACAGTTTAGGTGTGCACTCGATTTCATTGAAAACCGGATGACACCGGAGATATTCGCAAGCCTTTGATGTGCGGGGAGAACCATGCACGGCCCGACACCGTGCGCACGTTTTACGTCATGAGCGATTGAACAGCCGGATCGGCTAATCTGTTCGTTGATGACGGTGTAATTAGTGTGCTCAAAATGCGCCCGCTAGGTGCGGGCAGAGAGTGAGGACTGAGGAATGATTCATTATGCGGTATTCGTAGACGGTCGCTGCATTGAGTGTACCGTCTGCCGTGAGTTCGCAAAGAACGCCGCCCAGCGCATAGGCGGTCAGATTATTGAGGGGGTGTGGTGATGTTCACAGCTGATCTTGATACGTCTCTCATGGAAGAATATATGAGAGAGAAGCGTGATGCACAACTTCTCAAATTGGTTCCACCCACACAGTCCCGTGACATCTGGGAGCAGTGGGAACTGGGTACAAAACACGTCCGGTTGCACTTCGATCACGCCGGACACTTATTATTAACGATTGGGTGAAAGGGAAAACGCAAGATGAAAGCAAAAAGAATTGGAATGGTGGTACTTAATGAAGGTACAAACGAAACGTGGTTTGATCTGTACGAGAACCACGGTGTATTGACAGATAAGATGGTCATTAATTTTCAGAATGACATCTTTGATGTCTGCAAAAATCCGCCCCAAAGGGAACTTAAAAGGTGGAAGAAGTGGATGTTGTGGAGGACTAAGGCATTAGTAAACGGAGAAGCTGTGTTTTTGAAGATCGACAGCGATTTTATTATTTCCGGTTACTACTACAAAAAGAATGGAAAACAGTATTACTTGCGAATTACCCACAACAAGAAAATGGCGTTTGATCTCACGGAATCGCTGAAGTAAGAAAAGAAGGGAAAACAGAAATGAGAATCGTACAGTACAAAACCATACTTGACGAGGACAGGAAAAATATCCTTGTCCGTGAGTCCAGTAAGAATTACCCGGATCTTGGAAAACTAAATAATCCGGATAGTGTTTACCTTCTTGCCAATTCCGTTTTCGATGCAAATCGTCTTGCAGAAGAGCATGTTTGGCTTATTGCGGTCAATGTAAAGAATCATCCTATTGGCGTATTCGAGGTATCACACGGATCCGATTGCGCATCTATTATAACGCCAAGGGAACTGTTTGTTCGTCTGTTTCTTTGCGGTGCACATGCATTCTTTTTAATACACAATCATCCGTCCGGCGATACCACGCCTTCTTCGGAAGATAATGCGTTGACCAAACGGGTTATTACTTCCGGAAAGACGTTAAATGTTGAGCTTCTCGATCACGTCATCGTTGCGGATCGTATGTATTACAGCTATCGCGAAAGCCATGGAGAGTGGTTTTAAAGAAGGGAGAACAGAAATTATGAAACGGAAATTATTCGTAGCACTCACAACCATTTTCACGGCAGTCGTAACCGCTACAACAACACCGGTTCCGGTCAAGGCAAAGGAAACGGAGCCGTTGACAGTCTATGTCGAGGATCCGACCGGAAACGTATCCGTTTGGGATAGTATTCCGGAGATCCCGTTAAAGGGAAACTATCACTTCGAAATCTGCAAGGGAATTGTCCTCGATGATGAGGGAAACGGAACCATCACATATGATTCAGATGGATTCGGCGGTTATATCTCGTATAAGGGAATCACGGCGGAACCCGGCGATGAGATCACCTCGATTTTTATCATCGCAACGGAACCCGATGGATACTGGGAAGATAATATCCAGTGGAGAGTTGACCTCACGGAAACGCCGTGGGACGGAAGCGAAATCAACTAAAGGTAAAAGGAAGGAAGGCAAATGAACGAAAGGTTAATAAAGAAATTCATCCGACATGCACCGGAAAGTGTGCAAGCAGATGCGATTGATTTTACAAATATAATCGCAAAAGATGGGCGTATATCATTGCGTGTAACACTTGACCGTTTAATTACGGATGAAGAAAAAAGCGAAATGAAACGGATAAAGTGTTTCATTGGACTCGATTTTGTTGCGTACCATAAATACGCGCCAGAAATTCGACAGTCATATTTTTATGTTATGTAACGGAAACTAAGAGCTGCAAAGCTCTTTTTTTATTGGGCGGAAAGCAGAAAGGAAATGAGAATGAATAAGAGTGAACAGAAAGTGATCAATGAACAGGCAGAACAGATATTCAAGTCCGCAATAAACGAACTTGGAATTTATGCCTTGTGTGGGCTGAAAGGCAAACGACTTCGGTCGTGTCAGGCACAGGTAATAGAAACGCAGAACTATTACATTCTGCAAAGCTACAGCACGTATGTGGCGTGTATCAGCAAGGGAACAGGGAAATGCGCTGATGTATTGCGCAAAGTATATGGATACACATCCAGTAGTGCAAAGCAAATTGCGTATTTCAAGTCAGATTATGGTGCAACTGAGACATTTACATGGCGGGCAGCGTAATACAAACACCAGAAAGGAAACGGAAATGGGTAAAAAGGAAAGGAATGATTATATCAGAATCGCAAGGGAACTTGGCTATGGCAATTACGTCATAACCAAACTTTCAAAGGCAAAGGACAACACGGAGGCCACCAACATCATGATTGATGCACGGAGGGCAAAGGATTAAAGGAGAAAGGGAAATGACAAGAGAAGAATTCGCAAAGACCAGTTGGGAAATGACCTATGAAGAATACCAACTTTGTTATTGCCCGAATTGCGACAAGGTAAATTGTCCGCACAGGGACGCATATAGAAGAGTTCCGGTGATTGATGGAGGTTTGGGATTATGCCCGAATTTAACGGAGGAAGGGAAATGAGAGAGTTCGTAGAAGAATTTCTGGACAAACTGTTTGCTGACCTTACGGACAATGATGAGTGGGATACATACGCAAGCCCAGAAGCTGTGATTGCAGATACGGAAGATTACCTATCCGAATTCACGGTCGAGTTAGCGAAGTATCTGCATACACCGGAATTCAAGGCATTCGTAACGGAACAGTGGGAACGTCATACGAAGAATTAGTAAGCGAAGGAAAAAGGAAAATGAAAAAGTATATCACAAGAACCATCGTTTTTAGTCATCTGGAAATCGTAGCACTGAATGAAACCGCTATGCAGAGACTTAAGAAGACTGTAGATGTCCCGATTGCATTTAAAACTGATAAGGAAGCCATGCGCTACATCGAAGACCGTTATCAGCAGGATGATGTACGAGTTGTGTCTGTAAAGGTTTTAGGTTATTTCGATGACCTTTACGGTATGGATCTGGAAGCGTTTGTTCAGAACGCAGAGAGGTTAGACCCCCGAAAAGTTAAGGAAACCGGAATCGAAATGGTGTAAAGCCGAACGGCCTAGTCCGTGTAGGATGGCAACCTATGTGCTGACAATGGCAAGCCGAATAAAGACAGAGAGGATAAGCGAAATGAAAGTAAGAGTTACAAAAAGGGAAATCATGAACGGATATAACAATGTCATTTGTGTAGGGTACTGTTATTTGCAGAATCTTTTGGAGTACGAATCGCCAGAATACTACACGACACGGCGTGAAGGATGGGGAGCAGATATTTACGATGTGGGAAACGGAAATGCAATTTGCACCGGATATGCACCATTTGGAAATATCCGTGTAGATAGTGCTACGTGCCAAAAGTATGAGGAAATGGTGCATGAACATCAGAATTCCTTTGATTACAAAAAAGAGAAAGCATACAGAACGAAAAAATTAAACATGTTTGTTTCGGAAGTGTTGAAACAGAAGAATGAGAAAAAATGAAAACGGAGGATAAACAGAAATGAGAACAATGTGTAGCGATGAAAGCCGGAAATATTATCTCGACATGATCGAGGATGATGTCAGGGAATGGATCAATGACAATATTGATCTGGATGAATATAAGGGAAACCGTGATGACCTTGAAGAGAAGCTGAATGATGAGTTGTTCAACGAGGATTCCGTAACCGGAAACGCAAGCGGTAGTTATTACTGCAATGCATACAAGGCAGAAGAAGACATTGCAAATCACTTGGATCTGCTTGCGGAGGCTCTGGAAGAATTTGGGGACAACATCACTGCCGTAGAAATGTTAGACAAGGGAGCCGAATGGTGTGACGTAATCATCCGGTGTTATCTGGTAGGTGAAGCGATTAGTAGCGTCCTTGACGAACTTGAGGAAGACGGCAAGTTCGATGAGGACGAAGATGAGGAACCGGCATAAAGCGAAAGGGAGAACAGCATCATGAAAAAAGCACAAATAACACGAGAAGTTTCTTTCACAAAAATGCACGGTTTTGATGGCTATGCGATCACATCTCCAGATGGAGAACTTGACAAGTTTTACCCGGCACTCATCCGGGAACCGAAAACAATTGGCTGTGTTGAAACCGTAGAGATCAGCGCAGAGTTTTTTATGTACATCTCCATGCTACAAAGGAAAGGTGTACACATCGTGTTTAAGTTATGACATATTTGTTAATTGCGCATACCTTATTAATTACAAACGGAGGTAACGGAAATGAGAATTAAGGTCAGAAACAGAATAATGATAGACAAATTCTTGGTAATTGACAAAGAGCCAATTGTGATTAATTCAACGGAATGGTTCATTCCGGATGACACGAGCTTGTTCTATTTCAAGGTAACCGAATTCAAATATGAAACACTTAGTGCTGATGATATTTTGGAAATCTCGCACAACGGAAATGTAATTTATAAACAGCCACGAGGGCCGGAGAAATTACGGCACGATCTGAAAGCGGAAATATTGGCAGCGCTGAACAGCATTGAGAAAGGAAAATAATATGGATTTTAGAGCAAAGATTACATATACGATTGATAAAAATCATCCGGATTACAATTGCTATCCGATAGATAAGAGAGACGAAATATTTGAGTATTCCGACATGTACATAATGGACGAAGATTTCTTTAATGGATATGAAGAGATGATTAAATATATTATTGATGATCTCTTGTCAATCGTGGGTGGTGAACACAATAGCGATCACGTACATCACGTGAACTTTGAGATTGAAGAAGTTTGAAAGGAGAACACAAAATGAAAATCACGAAAAATAAGAACGTAGCTCCGGCAAAGGAAATTAAGCCGGTTATATATGAATCCAACGTTATTTACACTGACAGCAAGGGACGTGAGCTTCTTCTGTGCCGTATGTCATGGTTCGGAGAGGACAAATTAAATGCAAAGTATGATCTTCGTTGGTGGTGGTACGCAGACGATGGAGAACGCCGCTGTGGTAAGGGTGTGACGTTGGATGCCGATGCGTTGGCAAGCCTTGCAGAATTCTGCAAGGGAATTGAGGTGGAAGAATGATGCACACTAGAGTTTTGTACAAAAGAGCCAGTAAATTCTATATTTTGGAAGGAAAGACACAGCCCAACGGGGAAATAAAAGTTGTGGACTTTCCTATAAAGGGAACCGATTTTTCTGAAAATGAATTAGCAAATCCGTTCCGTGTATCACCTAGAAAAATTAATAAAAGGAATGCAAGGCTTGTTGGTGTATGTGAAACGGAAGAGAAGGCATATGACATGATATATTATTACTTGGAAATGACGATAATTATTTCCGATGTTAGCGTCTAGCGATAATCGCCAGTCGTTAATACCGAAAATAGGAGATTATTATATGCGGACACTTAAATTGAAACAGTTCCAAAAAGAACTGGAACATCATGAATATAGGTTAGTCCGGAAGAACACCGGACACGCTGTATACAGGAATCCGCAAGGCAAAGTGATTGCGATTCCGATTCATAAAGCAGAACTTAACGCCGGACTTACGGCGAGATTGTTAAAGGAAATGAAAGAGTGAAAAGAAGGAGAACAAAGATGGTTAAAGGATATAAAGTTTTTAATCCAGATTGGACATGTAGAGAAAAGCAGTATGAAGTGGGGAAAACATATCATGAGGAATGCGTCGTTTTATGCGAGCACGGAATGCATTTCTGCAAGCGACTTGTTGATTGTTTTAATTATTATTCGTTTGATCCTCACAATAAGGTTGCTGAGGTTATTGCTCACGGAGATGTTATAGAAAATAAATATAAATGTTGTACCGACATTCTTGAAATCGTTAGGGAAATTACGTGGGAAGAGGTGCTAAGACTGTGTAATACTGGATGTTGTAATACTGGATACGGTAATACTGGGGGACACAATGTCGGAAATGATAATACTGGAAGCAATAATAGTGGACGCCGTAATACTGGATGTTGTAATACCGGAAGCGGTAATGTCGGAAACTCGAATACTGGAAACTACAATGTCGGAAATGATAATACTGGAAACTACAATACCGGAAATAATAACACTGGGAATTGGAATACCGGAGACTATAATACCGGGTGTGGTGTAAGCGGATGTTTCTGCACAGAAAATCAGAAAATTAAACTATTCAATAAACCATCTAATTGGGATTTTGATGATTGGTTTAATTCTGATGCAAATTGTATTCTTCTTAAAATGCCAGCAAAGAAATATACCAAGTGGGTTTACACGGAAAATATGTCACCCAAAGAGAAGGAAAAAAATCCATCATATAAGGCAGTTGGTGGTTATCTTAAAGTTTACACTTCAAACAAAAGCGTTCAAGAGTGGTGGGATGATCTCCCTACGGAACATAAAAAAATAGTAATGGCGTTACCCAATTTTGACGCTGACATTTTTGAGCAATGCACGGGCATTAAAGTCAAATAAAGGCAACAGACGAAATATTACATTTGAGATTTAGAGATAAGCGAAAAGCTTATCTCTTTTTTTAATGGGGAAAATTATGACACGAGAAGAAGCAAAAGCGGTAATGGAAGTACGGTTCAAGGAATTCAGAAATAAAACACGAGTTGGATTTACAACAGAAATGACCGGGAAAATGTTAGGAATGTGTTCTCTGTCAACATCGCCGCTTATAAATCCACGGTGTCCGGATAGAGCAAAAGATCCTAATAGTGTATGTCATAGATGCTTTAGTAGAACAGCTATGGAATATAAAAAGATTTGTGCCGAAAAATTCGGCACCAACGGAAATGTTCTGTCCGATCATGTGATTCCGGTCAATGAATGGCCCGTAATTTTAAAAAGTGCCTATCCAGAAATCAGAATTGAGGCATTTGGTGATGTGATCAATGTGATTCACGCCATCAATTACTTCAATCTGTGCAAACGAAATCCAAAGATTACATTTACGGCATGGACAAAGAACATTGATTTTTACGAAGCAGCTGTGAAGATGGGACACGAGAAGCCGTACAACTTTATTCTGATTGCGTCAAGTCCAATGCTGAATACGGAGATCAATGTAGAAAAGCATCCGATTGTTGACAAGATATTCACGGTTTACACATTCGAATACATTAAGGCAAATAGTATTCAGCCGGATTTCATTAATTGCGGGGTAAGAAGCTGCAAGGAATGCGGACGGTGTTATAGCAAGGCAGACTGCGTTGAGAATATCCATGAAATTCTGAAACAGGACGCACGAAAGGTACAGAAATTCTGGGAGAAACAGAAATGAAACGTACATATTATCTCGACAAATATAATAACAAAAAAATCTGGGAAATTTCTGGAAGAAAAGGAGAGATTGCTTGCAAGGGTAGCGGAAATCAATAAGGAACTCGGAATTGAATAAAGAGGAATAAAATGCAGAGAAGAGATGTAGCGTCAAAGGTGGATGTGTTATTACTTAAGAATAATAAAGAAAAGTTTGATGTAATTGTTGAAAGGGTAAAAAAATACGAAGAACAACATCCAGATACTTTTGAATTCCCTGTTTCTGATGAAGATGCACTTGCAATTTGCAGTATGATTGGTCTTGAAAGGAGATATGATCTCATAAAACAAGACATTAAAAACGCAAAATACGAAGAAGAAAAAAGAACGGCGAAAGCTAACTATTACAAACTTGTATATTTTGTATTTGCGCAATTGGGTTGGTATCTTTATTGAGCGGAGGAAACTATGAAATTAAACCGAATTGTAGATAAAGGTATGGCACGAATATATGTTAGCATGATTCGATTTGTTGAACAGAATCCGTTAAAGGATGATAGTTTTATAAGAGAAGCAAAAATAGAATTGCGGAAATGGTATAAGAGAGAAATTTCAGAAGAACAGCTTGTTCATAGTGATTTGGATAATTATGATTCTATAATTACATGTCCAGAAATAATACAAAGTTATAGAGAGGCTTATAAATATTATTTGAATCATTATTATTCAGATTGGATGCCAAGCCAATATGATTGCACTGGACAAAAGAAAACATATTTAAGAAAGGTATTTAAACGTAACGGACGATTTTGTGTTTGGTATCACGCAGTATTTGATTATTGAGTGGGGGGAAATCAAATGATTAAAGTTAATATTAAATGGCCTTATAAATTGGTAGAGAAGAAAACCGGTTTTTCTATTAGTTATGGAAATGATGAGGTTTTTGAAGATGGTAAGAACTGGATTTTGGTTGATCCTTTTAATCAGCTTCGGGAAACGAAACTTTATCCGAAAATAGAGTGGGATCTCTGCAACGGAGATGGAAGCATTTTTCGATCATAATAAAGCTGACAAGCCGGAAGGAGATTGAAAATGGAAAAAGAGAAACTGATTCAGGAAGCCATCAAGAGAGGCGGGAAGAGATGGCAAAAAGGCACTATAGATAGGATCTATTTTAGTGCTGAGACACTCGGACTTGAGTGCACCTTTTATAAAAGTGGAAACGTTTCTTCCGCTACTTTTAACGGAAGAGATATTTCCAATAGCAAGGCCGGTTGGCTAAGATATGGAAAGACATATATTGATGTTGAGAAATGGGAGGCAAAAGGTGATTTTCCTGAGCTTCAAAATGCCCTGCAAGAGCTTATGGATGAAATAAAATAAAAATGGAAAAAGGACATCCGTTTGGATGTCCCTTTTCTTTGTAAATCAATAACAATTTCAACCCAACACCGTATCAACCGGATACGGGACTACTTATATAGTACATCATTATTTCAGATTTGCAAGCTTTTTATAAAAACACTTGTAACACGTTTGCGATGCACACATTACATAATACTAGCGTGTTATTTTTGTACATTTTCGCTCTTGCGTATATAGTTAGCGTGTTAGATAGTACAACCATCAGCAAGGCAAACAGCAAGGCCGACAAGCAGGAAGGATAAAAAAATGAGAAAAAAGTTTTTTGAAGATGAATTAGGTGATGATTTTGAAGACGAGTTTGATGGAACAATGTCCCTGAGACACGAAGGTCATTTTGAAGATGGCTCCATCGGATATGTCGTGTTTTTTGTTCCAAAGGAAAGCATGTATTATGACGGAAACGTGAACGATCCGGACAGTTGGATAGATGATGGAGGATGTTATGACTACTCTACGTATAACATCCTTAACGAGGATGATGAGATTGTGGGTAATCAGGACGATTATGAAGTCGTCGACGGAGGATGGTATGATGCCTCTGGGAATAGACTGCTCCGCAAACCGTTTATTGACAACTAAAGAAATAAAGGTAAACAACAGAACATGGGCCGGAAGGGATGGAACGATATGACAACTTGGAAAGAATTTAAAGAAACGATGGAAGCAATCGAAAAAGTCGGAGTATTGGAATGATTTTGACCCGGAAGTTTATGAAGGTCTTTGCGAGTTCGCAGGGTTGGATTATCACAGCTACGATGATCCTGACAAAATGTGGAATGATCTGGTTGAATTTTCCAAATCATACGCTGAAAAAGCATAATAGGAGGAAATGAGATGTATTACGTGAAAAATAAGGAAGGACGTGAAATCGGTTATAGAAGTCTCAAGATTGCCATAGAGGATTTTAACAAAAGAAAAGAAGAAGCACAAAAAGGTGGAAAGTTTGATTTTCTTTCTATTGAAGAAGATATAACAACATACCCGTATAGAGCGGATGTTGTTATATGGGACACAGTGGACAGAAAAGAATACTGGTCTAAAAAGTATGTAAGAAGAGAGACGGAATGAAGAAGTTTTTTGAAGATGATTTTAACGTATGTATTGAAGAGTGTTAAATAATATAACAGATCGGAGAAAATCATGAAACAGTGGGAACTAATACGGAATGCAATGGCTAACGTAACGGAGCCAGTACAGGTTCTTCAGGTCATGGAAGAGACAAGAATAAATGCTATGAAGTGGTGTAATAAACACTGTGCAGAACTAAACATCTACGATAAGAATGGAGCCACGCCGGATACAACGCTATATGGGATTGAAGCTTATCTGGAAAGCGAGGTAGAAACGTAAAACTAGATCAATGATTAAGAGCCGTATGGCTCTTTTTTTATTGGTCAAAATTCTGGTGGCAGACAGAATTATATAGTATCAAAGGAGGTGCTTATGAAAGCATATAATAATTTTACAGAAGAACAGCAAAAGGAACGCCGAGACGAACTGGAAGATTTCTATGACGAAGACGAATCAGAATTTGATTACGATGTTTGCTATGAGTGCACAGGATACGGGGACGATTACCGCTATGATCCGGATACGGATGACCTCGTGTGTAACTGCGATGATTGTCCATATAACCAAGTAAATCAGGACGATTGATTGGGCAGATTAGTGTTAAAAAACACCAGGTTATTTATAGGAAAGGAACTTATTTATGAAAGCATATAAGGGATTTGATAAAGGCATGACTTGTCGAAATTTTCAATACGAAGAAGGGAAAACGTATGAAGAGGATAAAGCGAGATGTTGTGAGACTGGTTTCCACGCATGTGAAAATCCAATAGATTGTTTACGTTACTATGGCCCAAATACTTCAGAGTATCATGAAGTTGAATGTGAAGGTGAAATTGATCGTGATGATAAATTTAGTAACGATAGTAAATTCGCATGCACAAAAATTAAGATTGGGAAGAAAATAAGTATCTTTGATATAGTAAATAAATTTTTTGAAATTAGAAAAAAAGAAGCAAATAGCAATGGCTCTTTTCCCATTTCTTTCATTTCAGACATATTTGGATCACATCAAGTTTCTATTTTAACGGAAAATAATGGTATTGCCCGTGTACTTGGATATAATTCAATTTCTTGTTCTACAAGAGGTCGTGGGATAGCTTATTCGACAGGAGATGGTTCCTGTTCTGTTTCTACAGAGACTCAAGGAATTTCTATGGTAAACGGAAATTTTGGAATTTCTTCTGCAACAGGAGAAGACGGAAGCTCTAATCTAAAAGGAGAATTTGGAATTTCTTGTACAACAGGAATATGTGGAGGTGCATGTGTAGAAAACGCAAATTGCGTTGCAGTAGCATGGGGGTACAGCGGTAGAGCAAAAGGTGTTATTGGATCATATCTTGTTTTGGCGGATTGGGATGAAGGTGGTCTTAGAGATGCTCAAATTGTTAAAGTAGATGGCAAAAAGATTAAAGCCGACACTTGGTACACAATGGTGAATGGCGAAATTGTGGAGGCATAGGATTAAGTGAACCGAATTTGTTGGCCTTACGCCTTGCGAGTTGTATATGAGGATGGCTTTGAAACAATCATATATGGATATGAACGACTTCATTGTAAATACAGGGCAAGGGATTTACAGAAGAAACATGGTGAGTTGAAAGTGTTTGCCGGAATCAATAACAGTGATTACCAAAACGGAAAGTTGAGGATGCGATGAAATTCAGAAAAGATCATGGAATCAGAATTGGAGATACATTGCATTATGAAGGTCAGACGGAGAGAGAAATGAAGGGAACTGTGATCGGTGTATATCCACACTTCGTCCTGTTACAGAGCGAGGCCGGATATGTGACGAGTGTCAGCAATGCCGAGCTGCATACATTGTATGGATGGGAATGAGGAAAAGAAAATGATCAATCAAAAGGATTTAGATGAAATGTCTAATAAGTTAGATTTATTAGTTGCGGGTTCATATGTTCAATCAGTTATCTATATCAATGTATGTAAGAAAGAAAGGAAAAAGTTTCTCAATGATCTTATTAATATAGCAGAAAAGAAAGGAGTTCATTGGCAAAGAATTAAATCTAAATCAAGTTTAAGACCACAAATTAATGACTGCGCTAATGATCTCTTCGGTGAATATAGAGAATATGAAATACGTACTATATCTCCTTTTCAGCTTTTATCTGAAATACCATTAACGGAAAGTATTGTAGAACTTTGTACAAATGCAAAGGATATGAAAGAACCGATTTGTTTCTTCGTGGAAGAAATTAATCAAATGAAATTTAATGATTTGTGTTCTTTGCTTGCCGGATTGCATAGATCTAATCAGCTTAACTGTCCGGTCATGATGATTGGATTTGGAAATTCTAATGTTTATAAGCGATTTGGAAAGGTTTGTGGCTATGCAGAACAGTTGTTTGAGTACAAACGAATTGAAGATGGTGATCAGTGCGATGAATCTGGCAAGTAAATATTGATGGTTGTATAATTGAGGCACAGGCTTGTGCCTCTTTTGTTATTGGAGGGAAATAAATATGAATAAACAGAGAAGAGCAGCAATCGCAAAAGTAATTGACAAGATCAATCAGAACAAGGATGAACTCCAGTCGATTTTGGATGATGAAGAATTTGCATTTGATAATCTGAGCGAAGGATTGCAGGCAACAGAAATGGGTCAGACTATGGAAGAAGCCATTGATGTGTTGGAAGATGCAATTGAAGGTCTGGATGAAGTAACTAATAATCTGAGTGATCTGACATTTTGAGGTAGAGAGATGGATGATGAAAGAAGACAAAGTTTAAAAACAAAAGAACTTTTTGATAATAAACTAAGTCAATTGCCAGATATTGTTGTTTCATATTCAAAAACATTATATAACCTGTCGATTAATACACAATATGATCGTATTCGAGTTATTGATAGGTTGTTAGAAAAATCAAAAAAAGATATTAAAGATTTGACATATGATGATTTTTTTAATTTTTTATCAGATACATCTATAGGTAGATGTGCACAAAGAACTAAATATTTTAATTTAAAACCATTTTGCACATATTTATATAAAAACAAAATTATTTCAGAGAACTATATGGAAGACATCCCTTTGCCAAAAATGGTTGAAACAAAAGAAACAATTGAAAAAAGAAATAATGGGTATCTTACAATTGATGAAATGAAGTTAGTTATGAATGAAATTAACAAAGACGATACCGCATTAGGAGTTCGTGATCAAGCGTTATTTTCATTTATGTTGAATAGCGGAATTCGTGAATCTGCTTTATTAAATATCAATATTCAAGATTATGATCGTGTTAAAAGATGTATTACCGTAACAGAAAAAGAAGAATTGGTACGAGAATATTGTTTGTCATTAGAAGTATGCAAATTAATTGATAAATGGTTATATATTCGCAATATGATTTCATCTATTTATACAGATCAATTATTTCTACATCTTTCATTAGAAGATATTGATCCAGATATGATTATCTGTGGGCCGTATCTTATTTATAATAAGAGGGCTTATACTTATAGAGAATTTACAAAAGGAGATTTATACAAAACTGTTCTTAATCGTACATCTTGTGTTGAAGGAAAACATATTACTCCGCATAAATTACGAGCAACATATGGAACTCAGATTTATGAAAAAACAAAGGATTTATATTTTACACAAAAATGTATGGGGCATAGAAGTCCACAAACAACAGAAAAATATATTCGTAGTAATGTAAATCCTACAATTGAAGCATCTAATATTATGACAAACCTTTTGACATAAGGAGGTATTTATGTTTGGATTTCTCTTTTTTGGAGTATTATTAGCAATTATGTTTTGTCATTATTATTATGACTTTTTACTTGTGAAAGATGCGAAGGAAAAGGCGGAGAAGGAAGGTAAGACAATTTATCAAGATTCATATTTTTGTTGGCGTTATGGCTACAAAAAGTGTATATGGATGCCTCGAAATGGTCGTGAGCTACTTGTTTTGGCAAATGATACGAATCATGTTGTATATGACTTTACATTGGATAAAGAAATCGAGGAAAGAGAATGGAAATATGCTACATTCCTTGAAAATATGAAAAGAAGAGAAGAAGCGATTAAGAAAAAAAGGTTATATTATTTTGATGCAGAAGAATTACAAATGTGTTATAGAGAAGTAGAAACATATCGCCCATATTGTATGTATCAAACTCAAATAATTGATCCAATTGAAAAGGAATATTATAAAATAGCTCCGTATCCATTTCCCGGAAAAGAAACGAAGAGGAAAGTAGTTACAGAATTTATTAGATGTAAAAATACTTATAAGGATAAAGATGAATTTCAAAAGAAATGGGGCGGAGCTACAGATGATATTATCGCATACAATAACTAACCAAGAGCCAAGCATGGCTCTTTTTGTGCAGCAAAAAAGCAGCACATAGGATTCGGCAAAAATACTATCATTTTTATTCAATCCAGAATCAGACATGGTTTTTATGTAACTTTACTGACAGTTTTGAATATGATAATGGAGGAATAAGTAGAACATGAAAGGTTATGAGAAAAGTCGTAAAAAATACGAAAAATGCAAAAAATACGGATATTATGACGCAAACATGGAATACAACAAGGAGAACGATGTTGGATCCGGTGCATGGGTGCTGATAACAAGGCAAATTCCAGTAGAGAAGAGATGTAAACCTCACTTATTTGGTATATATTGGGGAATCCCGAAGCAAGACTGCTATGGCAGGCAAGTGTGTGTGATACATACGAAAGAAGATGTGACACTACTGAATCACGAATTTACGGTAATAGATGACGAAAGGTTGAGAATATATCGTGAGGAGGGGTGGGAATTGCACGAAATCAATGCAGCAGTAGACATCGGATTAAACATGAAACTAATTGAAAGAGGTCGCACGTTATGCGAGGAGGAACGTGAGATCATTTGGGCGTTGCAACTTGACGGATTGACAGAAACACAGGCGTGTGAGGAATATTTTTTTACAAAACACACAGATTATAACAATTGTTCAATTTGCTATATACCGAATAGAGAAGTATTCGCACAATGCGTCGCAGTATTTGGCGAGAGATATTAAAAAAGGAGTGTAAAGAAATCTATGTCTGACAGAAACACTGGGGAGAAATCCTCGGTGTTTTTTTGTACACAAAAATGAACTTCGTTCGGAATTAATAAACAGAAAGCGAGGTAGCAATATGAAGAAAGCACAATTTTATGTAGCACATACATGGACAGATTTCCGGTTGACATGGGGCAAGATATTCCAGAAGGACGGACACTGGTTCTCTGTGAGAGAAAACAAACCAGACAATGACCTTTATCTGAAAGGGAAGAAGCGGTGGATCGTCTCCGACTTGCCGACTGGAGTGATGGTATATGATGCCAAGACGTTAAAGGAGGCCGAGGATATGATGACCGCCGAGCGGTTGAAATCTGTTGACGATGCATATAAGTTTTCTACTGAACGAGATGAAAAGCTAAAGCAGATGCGGGAAACAATATATGCAAAGTACCGAAATGCAAATATGAATGATATGGCAGATCGAGTATTCATTTCTATTTGGGGATTCGATCCAAGATAATGCAGAGTCGTTAACAACGGCTCTTTTTAGTACCATAAAAGTGTAGTTGGAGAGTAATTAACTCCGACTGCACTTATTTTTATAATGAGGGGAGTAATTGGTCTGACGTGGCTCTTTTTGGATCTTCACATCCGTCATCAAAAACCGTTAACCAACCCCTTATTATAAGCATTCGATTAAGCAGGTAGGGATCCGCTCCCGCGTAACCAACTAAACTGGATGGTAATAAGTGCGGCTGGAACAATTACTATTTCAGATTCAGGAGGTTGGAATGATAAGCGTAGGAGTTGATGTATCAAAGGGGAAAAGCACAGTCTGCATCCTTAAGCCCTATGGTGAGATTGTCTGCAGTCCTTTTGAAGTAAAACATGTTGAAAAGGAATTGGAGGATCTAGCCGGTCTGCTAAATAAACTGGATGGTGAGATACGGGTTGTAATGGAGGCAACCGGTGTCTATCATCTGCCGATTCTGACATTTCTCCAGGAGAAGGGATATTTCGTCAGTGTTATAAATCCTTATTCCATGAAGAAGTATGCAAAGGACAACAGCCTGAGAAGAGCAAAGACAGACCGTCTCGATTCCATAATGATCGCTAATTATGGGATCGATAGATGGTTCAAACTGCAGAAATATGAAGGCGATGAAAATACTTACGCTGAACTCAAGCTTTTAGGGCGCAGATACCGGTATTACATGGAACTTCATGTAAAGTCCTTGCAGGAGCTCACACATATCCTCGACTATGTAATGCCGGGAATCAAAGCTATGTTTAACAGCTGGGATGAAGCCAGTAACAAGGATAAACTGAGCGATTTCGTAGAAAGGTACTGGCATTATGCCCTGATCACGTCAATGAGTCGCGAAGAATTTACAGAAGACTATCTTGCGTGGGCGAAAGAAAAGAAATACCACCAGAGCAATGCAAAGGCTGAAGCAGTCTATGAAATGGCATCTGATGGCATTCCCACGTTGTCTTCCGATACCCCATCGACCAAAATGCTGGTACAGGAAGCAATTGCTGTGTTGAGAGCTGTTGACAGTTCTCTATTTCGTATCATATCACGAATGCAGGAACTTGCGAAAACACTTCCTGAGTATTCTACAGTACGTTCCATGGGCGGTGTAGGCGATGTCCTTGCTCCGAAGCTTATAGCGGAAATCGGAGATGTACGAAGGCTGCATAACGCAAAAGCGTTAATAGCCTGGGCTGGAATAGATCCGCCACCGTATGAGTCCGGCCAGTTTGTTGGATCACAGCGAAGGATTACAAAAAGGGGATCATCGACCCTCAGAAAAGTCGGATATGAAGTTATGCGCGTTCTGAAATCACATAGGGAGCCTGAAGACAACGTTGTTTATAACTACATACTCAAGAAAGAAGCTGAAGGGAAAAGCAAGAAAGCAGCAAAAATCGCCGGTCTCAATAAATTTCTGCGAATTTATTATGCCAGAGTGATGGCTGTTTATCAGCAACAATAAGGATTCCACGAAAAGAATTATTTTGAGGCTGGATTGTCTCCAGCCTTTTTGGCATGTTTGGAAATAAACAACTGTATGATCACAAAAACCTGTTCATAAAGCTCTTGACTTTTGTTAGCAGGTTTTTGTACAGAAATTTATTCCTTCGCAGAATTAATAAGTAGCAACACAGTCGGAGAAATCGTCCACCGACTTTTATAAGTGAAAGGAGATCACTATGGGAAACAAGGTAAAGAAGACATTTATGAAGAAGTTCAATGCGCATAGTTACACAAACGAGAACGGAGAGCAGTGCTTCGAGTGGTGTGAGCGCCCTGTGGATGTATTAATCGACAAGGATCGCGAGAACGAAAAGGGAATTTACAAGAAGCTGTTTGGTTGAATACATACGGAAGGGTCGGCAACGGCCCTTCTATTATAAAAGGGATTTTATGATGGGAAATTGTACTCTTGAAGATCTCGACTCATATATTGCAGTAGAGAAGAACGGAATTGTATCTCTTAATACGGAAACTCCTTGTAATGATTGTATTTTTGCAGGTGCAAATTGTTACGGAAAGCGAAAAGCATGGATTCGATCTGAAGCGGAACTAAATGGAAAGGGGAAGTGGTGACACATTGGGAGAAATGGAGAGAAAAAATTGAAAATATTGGCGTGGAATTTAATGGAAAGAAAATAGAAGACATATATCAGGCGGCGACCATTATTACAGTTGGAAAAGATGGGATACCGAGAATATGCCGCTATGATTGCGCTAATTGTATTTTTAGGGGCTTGATAGGAGGCATTGGTTGCGTTTGTAATGCGATGGAGTGGCTCAAATCAGAAGCGGAACCGGAGGAGAAAAGAATGACAAACAGAGAGAAAAACGAAAAGAGATTCGATGAGCTTAAGATTGGAGATTCGTTAGACTTTGCAATTGCACAACGCATTGCGGTAAGAAAAAGCGGTGATGTAGATCTGTGCGCACTCACACCGTGTCATGACTGCATTTTTGAACGTGGGCATTGCGTTGAGGATGCGAAAAAGTGGCTTGAGGATGAAGCGGAGCCAGATAAGCAAGCACCAGAGAAAAAGGATGAAGAGAAAGATTCAGCTCCAAAACACAAGCTCTTTATCTCCTGCCCTACGAAAGGGAGGACAGAAAAGAATATTAAAAAGAGTTTTGAAATTATGAAAAGAACGGCGGAAGCATATTCCGGAGAAGTTTTGGAAGTGGTGAATCCATATGAATCAAAGATTTTTGAGAACGATGCAGATCACATTCGAAGTCTTGGCGATTCCATTAAGTTGATGGCGGATGCAGACTACTTTATTACCGTTGATAGGTTTTGGGAGCATACGGAATGTGGCGTAGAAAATAATATTGCCGGAGAATATGGCGTGAAAAGAATGTTAGCAATGACAGAATTCGTTGCGCCAGATGTGTTTGACAAATCAGAGAATATGGTACGAAATCCGTATTATAACGGATAAAGGAGAAATGATGACAAACGAAAAACTGTATGAGAAAGAAATTGAAAGAATAACAAAGTCGCTTCGTCCCGCTGTGCGCAATGGGAAACCGGTACCGTGCATTGACATTCCGTGTGATTATTGTGATTTCCACAAAGAATCTGGCTGTTGCTTCAAGGAGGATTATGAAACATGGCTTAAGTCCGAAGCTGAACCATGTAGAAAAGAGAAGAAGGAAGAAAAGATGGAGAAAGACGAAATTAAGGTCGGTGACACCGTAAAAGTTACAGAAGACCCCGTGTTGAAAGGCAAAACCGGAATTGTTAGAAGAATATATTGTACCAACAACGGAAAGCCCTACGTAGTGAATTTTGATGAAAACTTTTGTTGGACTTTTTCGGATCACGAGATTGTAAAGGTAAAATCAAAGAAAACATCGCCTCGTATTGTGATCTATCAGGACGGAGATACAGTCACAGCAAGGGATCTGAAAACCGGAGAAGAAGCAAGTGCTGTATGCAGCAAGAAAGATGCTTTTTACCTCCCTACAGGAGCTTTTATTGCAATGTCAAGGCTAACACATTTCGAGGATGATATAAAGATGATGCGACTCGAAACGGAGCAGATTGAAGAGGATATAGCGGACATGAAGATTCGCTTTGGCGCACTGATGGGAGAAGGATATAAACAGCCAGAAGGGTTTTTCAGGAAGGAAGAAGAAAATGAAGCTTGATCCAAGAAAAGAGTACGAAATCAACGAGAAGCTAGCATACGAGAATTACAAACATACAATGATGGACATGTTCAATTTCTGGATCGGAAGAGCAAGCGGCATCGAGTGGTGCATCAAGCACTTAAACGACAAGGCTGCCTTTCAGAAAGAATACGAGGGCTGTCTTCAGGTGAAAGAGGATAGTACCAGAATCAACGTACAAAATTCCGTGCGGTATTATGACGGACGGGCGGACGGCGTTCGATGGTGTCTGGAAAATTTCGATAATCTCGAACTGCCGGAAGAATCAACAGGAAAGGAAGAGGCATGAATATTTTTAAAGATGAAGACGAGAGTTTCAAGAAGATTAAGGAAGAGATGAGCAATAGCAAGCGGATGATCTCAAAATTAGATGTTGCAGACGCAATCGGAAGTGCTGTGACTTCTGCTATGTCTGCAATGGTTTTCTCCCATAACGTGCATCGTGCTAACGTTATTGCTGCTCTGGATACAAAAAATTCTTTGGATAATCTTTTCCCCGAAGAATCACATGAGAAGGAAAAGTACGAAGAGGCTCCAGATGTGGAGTTTGAAGAAAAGTACGATGATTTGAAATGTCGATTATTCACGCATGCCGCTAATGGGTTCTTGTCGCTTCAAGTAAAGATAAAGGATCAGCGCATAGCAGAAAGAAGATCCGCGAAGTATACGGAACTTCTTCTCCTGATTTCAGAGGCCGGATTGATAAACGAATATTATGAATGGCTGCGCGAAAATGGTTATAACTCTTGAGTATACGATTGATAAACAAAAAGGATGGGAAGAGAAATGACAAATAGGGAGCATATTATTTATAACTTTACAAATTTGGGAGAGAAATCTTGGGACGAAAAGATTGAGCTTTCGAAAAGACAGCTTGCGTATGCAATTACTAGCGTTGTTGCTAGTGTAATGTTAGCTGATAACTTATCAGATGCTTTTGAAATTGCACATAAGGGAATCAGGGAAGTTCTTGACGAATTATTTTCTGGAAACCCAAAAATAGAATCAGATAATCTAAAAGAAGTTCTTTTTAAAGAGGCATATGAGCAATTTCATACTTGTGATGAAACGTATGATGCATTGTTCGCTGTGATCTGTAATGCCGGTTTAGAGCGTGAATATCTTAGTTTTGTGAGGAAGGAAAGCAGTCATGGATAATGAATTATTAGAAAAATGCCTTGAGAATGATAAAAAAGCAAAAGACAAAATTTATGCTTTAATAAATGAAACTATGGATATTGCGGAAGAAAATCGCATTCCATTTTTTTGCTGTTTTGGAAGGGGAGAATCGCTTTCAAGTGGAGCGTTCGAGGATTTGATTGCTCTCATATCTATTTCAGAAGCTAGAATATCAAGGAATATGAATATTCCATTCAACAAATTGACAGAGAATGTTGTAAAAAATATACAAAACACATATATAATGCTAGAAACACAAGATCTAGAGAGGGAAAAATTAACTCGTGATAGAAAAGGAAACGAAAGATGAAGAATATGATAAAATTAACTCTGAATAAGAATTATGGTGTTGTAATGGCGTAAAGGAGAAGAAATGGTAAAGTTTATTTCATATGATGGCGAGTATCCGAATCTCTGTAGCGGCACACTTGTCTTGGAAGTAGATGGCAAGAAGTGGGAACTTTCACATGCGCTTTGCTCTGGTGGCAATGCATGGTTTGATAAAGATCGAAATTCTATTCTTGCATACGGCCCTTGGTCTGTCGATCTTCCAGAAGATCTTGAGCCTTATCAAAAAGAAATTGAGCAGCTTGTAAATGATAAGGTTCCTCATGGCTGTTGTGGCGGATGCCTTTGAGAGAAAGGAAACGTACTATGATATCTGCATCTGAAATGAAACCATTAATCCCGTATTGTGTCATAAAAGATAGTTCTGATGGAACGTTTGCCAAAGGAGATATAATCTGGAGATCGGAGAATGGAGATATTAATTCTGTCACAGGTAATGGATTTCTTCTATTCTTAGAACAGGATGAATCGTCGACTAATTTTGAATGTGTGGATGCTCCAGACTGGAGGATTACAAAAGTAGACAACGGATATTCTATACACGAAATATGTGAGAAAAGCAAAGACTCATGACTAAACTTTGAGCATGTCCGTAAGGACTACGAAGTCACCGGTGTTAGTGCACTAAAGCATAAAAGATTTAGGAAAGGATGCTGCTATGGGATATTCGGCATTAGATATTTCTAAGTACATTATAAACAAATGCACAGTTGAACATGGTGCTGTTTCAAACCTACAACTTCAAAAAATTTTGTATTATATTCAAAAGCTTTTTCTTCAAAATGATCTGATGGCTTTTGATGATGATTTTGAGGCATGGCAGTTTGGCCCAGTTGTACCTTCCGTTTACAATCGCTATTCGTCGTTTGGTGGAACTCCCATTCGCTTAAAGTATAATATTTCTTTAAGCGAAAATTATAAGTATATCATTGATCCGATTGTTACTGAAAAAAGAGATTTAAATCCATGGGTTATGGTTGATGATATACATCGCCCTGGAAAGGCGTGGGACAAAGTTTACGGAGATGGAGGGGGAAATCATCATATTATTTCTAAAGAATTGATCAGAACAATTGGATAAAATTAGTCAATAACTCATGACTAAAGTCACAAGTATTAGTGCGTTAGAGCATAAAAAGGTAATTTCCGTACAACAAAAATATTGATTCATAGAATTAGAAGGTAGTTAAGCAACTATCTTCTTTTTTTATTGCAGAAAGGGACGAGAAAATGACACATTACGAATCAATTGATCCGAAGGATATAAGAACAGTATTTGAGAGATATTTTGCGGTTAATAAAAACACAAATGAAATCAATACTTGTGGGAAAATAGACTGTGATGAATGTTTGTTTAATGAATGTGGAAAAGCATTTTGCTATTACGTAAAAAAGAAATGGCTCGATCAACCTGTATTTGATCCGGAAAAAGATATTGATTGGTCAAAGGTTCCTGTTGATACGCCGGTTCTTGTTTGGAGTTCAGGAAATTGCACGTATAATAGATATTTTTCTGGAATAAAGGATGGACGTTTTGGTACGTATGCAGATGGTCTCACATCATGGAGTTCGATTACTGGTAATATTGTCTATTGGCCTCACTGCAATCTTTATCGCCCGGAAGACGTAGAAAAGTACAGAAAGAAGGAGATGGGGAATGAATAAGAAAACATGTTACGAATGCGAATTTTGTGGGAAGTCATTTGATACTGAGGAAGAATGTGAAGAGCATGAAAAGTCTCATGAGATAGATTATTCGGAAGTATCAAATGCGGAAATTATAGAAGAATTAAATTATTTAAGAGAGTTTGCTTATTATTATCGTCTTGGCAATAAGGTCATGGGAATGCCAATAAATAGTTTTAAAAATCTTATGGACGAAGTTGCGAGGAGGTTAAGGGATGAGAAATTGTGACAAGTACAGTTTGGAAAAAATATTAATCGTAGCGGATGAATACAGTCATCCTGCGATTATAGATGGAAAGCCGATTAATTGTAAAGGTTTAAGTTGTAGTGGGTGTGATTTAAATAAATACCATGAAGGCTGTCATAGCTGTAATCAAGAATTTCTTTTTTGGCTTTACTCCGAAGCAGAGCCAGAAAAGGAAGAGGACAAAAGTAATACGGTCAATTCTCCATCCCACTACACCGATGGAGAGATCGAGGTAATCGACTACATCGAAGATAAAGGCTTGGGCTTCTGCCTTGGAAATGCTGTTAAGTACATCAGCAGGGCAGGCAAGAAAGATCAGAGCAAAGAGGTAGAAGATTTACAGAAAGCAATCTGGTATATACAGCGGAGAATCGAGCAGATTAGAAAGGAGAAAAACAATGAGTGAAATGATGTGGATCTCAGTAACTGAAAGATTACCGGAGCCGGAAGAAGACGTTCTTGTGCTTACTGAAGATAAAAATGGTAACAGAATCATAACGATTGGAATGCACGAAGACGGGACTTTTACGGAGCATGATAGTATATGGCATTGGGGGGAGTGTAATTTTGAAAAATACGATGAAGAGGAAGATTGTTACATAATTGACGAAGGATGGTGGGAATGTAGTTATTATAACCACTTTAACACCATGAATGAAGAGATTGATGACAATGTTATTGCATGGATGCCTTTGCCAGAGAAGAAGACGATCACAATACCTTATGAAAAATGGAAAGAACTCAATGAGATGGCAGATTACCAGAGAACACAGAAACCAGAAAGTCTCTATAGTGGCTTTGTAAACGGACACCCAGTTTATGTTTCTTGCTGCCCGAAGTGTGGTAACAAATTGAATGACAGAGACGAGTTCTGCCATAGGTGCGGACAGAGGATAGATTGGAGCGAAAATAACGAGGTAGAAGATGAGTGAAATGCGGTGGATTCTGGTTACAGAGAGGTTACCAGAAAATGGCTTATGTGGTTATAGTGAGAATGTTTTAATCACATACGAAATTAATGGTGCAAGACGTGTGGCAACAGCGACTCTTCAAAGGACAGAAGTGAGAGGGAAAAGCGTTGTGCGGTGGAAAACTACATTTGCAGGGAGGATTTTGGAGTACAAAGTCATCGCATGGATGCCATTCCCAGAGCCATACAAGGAGGGGGATTGACATGATGGAAAGTTATAAATTTAGAATGATCAACGAATATAGAGAGCTTAAGGAAAAATATGACAAACTGCATAAGATGCTTGTGAAATATGATGCAGGAAAATTTGATTTTATACTGACTTGTCCAATTGATCTCTTGAGAAAACAGGCTAGTCTTATGGGCCAGTATTTATATGTTCTGGAAACTCGTGCTGTGATTGAGGGAGTAAGTCTTAACGCAGAAGATAGTAATGACAAGGCGGAAAGCAATGAAGCGAAATGCGATTTTAACTATTGCTGTTGCAATGGTGCTGAAGCTCGAATTAAGTCCGAAACAAAGCCAGACAAGCCAAAGCAGGAACGCATTGTGACGCGGACAGTGTCGTATGCAAAGGGTGAAGAAATCGTGTACTACAACATTCTGTATGGGTTTGGCCGTCAGGATGTGCTGGAGAAGCTGTATCACTACGAGCAGGAAGAAGAGGAAGCAGAGGAGAAAGGGAAAAGATGAAGGTAAAAAGAATATGCAGTGTTGATGTTGATACTTTCAAGGTTGGGGATGTTATCAAGATTAAGCTCACGAATGGAGTGAAAGTAGAGGCTATGGCTGTGAAGCAGGAATCGTGGGGCATGATCTTCTGTCTGGTTGATTGCCTTCCTGACGAATACCGGATGAATGACTACCGTACTAATGAAGGAGATTACGAAAAGAGTGACTTGCGTAAGAAGTTGAATGGTGAAATTCTTAATCTTTTCTCGGCTGAAATCACGGATATGATGACTCCGTTCGACAACGGTGACCTGCTCCGTCTGCCGACTGAAAAAGAGTTTTTCGGTGAGAACTATTATGGTGAGTATGAAAGTCCATATGTGAAGCAGTGGAAGCCTATGAAGAAGCGTAGGAATCGTATAGCATTTGATGGCAGCAAAAATGAGAACTTACAGGGGCAATGGCTAATGAACAAGGTTAGAGAATCCGCTAATTGCTTCTCTAGTGTTTTTTTTGACGGTTATGTGAGCAATGATACCTATTTTAGCCATCTTGGTATTCACCCTGTCTTCAAAATCGCCAATAAATAGGAAATGCTCATAGATAGCGTCATAAAAATTACGGCTTGGATACCGTTTCTGGAGTTATATATAGGAGATAAACATGACCAATTACGAAAATAATAAAGATATTTTAGTAAAGTTAACTGTTTTGTGGAAAAGTTGGGGAGTTGACATAGAAAGTGGGAAAATTCTTCCATGTAATGAAATAAGATGCTATAAATGCAAATTATGTAATGGGGGAAAAACTTGTCAAGAAATGAGAGAAAAGTGGCTTGATGAGGAATGTATAGATTCCAACAATATTAATTGGGATACGGATATTGATTGGTATTCTGTACCGGTTGATACGCCTGTAGTTGTGTGGAACAACGATTGGGAATATATTAAAGGTCATTTTTATAAAAAGGATAATCATTATTTTATATTTTCTAATGGACAAACGTCTTATACAAACAAGGATGAACTTCGTATAGGATATTATCATTGTAAACTAGCAAATTTAGAAGATATTAAAAAGTATAGAAAGTGAGATACTATGGGCGTTTGTATTGAATGTAAGAAAACCGGAAATGGTTATGATCTTGGATATGGTGGTTTCACAAATTTGCGGACAAAAATTGCAAAGCTATGTTGTCCAGAATTCGGAGAAATATATGCAAATGTGTATAACAAGCTGCATGACGATGAATATGATGTTTTAATGGATCAACTTATTGAACCTATTGGTGAACTTATTTCAAATAAAAATATTAGTCCAAAAGTCATTGATTTTTGCTTTCAATCTGACGCTGAAGGAACGATTAGATATGGCGCTTGCAAGGAAATTCTAAAAGAGATATCCGAATATGAAGGGGAGGAACACTACGGGTATGTTTGGAGAATGTTTACAATAAAAGATTTTGCCAACTTATTACAAGAATGTATAGATAATAAGTGTGATCTTATATGGAGTTGAAGAGAATAGTATGAATAATTGTAAGTATCTTTCAGATGATGAAATCATAGGAATACTAGAGTGTTTGAGCGAGGGATCTAATTGTTATGATCCTTTTGGCACAATAATCGGAATGTCAAGTATATTTTTCAAAGATTTTATGAGATAAGCAGCTAAGAGATTAGAGGATAAGTGTAATGAATGATTTTAAAAGTCTTTCAAATGATGACATTGCAAGCGACTTAGAGTGTTTAAGCACTACATATCAATGCAGCCATTTTTCTGAAAAAATAATGGGACTATCGGCTAAAATGTTTGGAGATTTATTGGACGAGACAGCGAAGAGATTAAAGGAGAAATCGAGTGACTAAGATTGAATTTTTTATTTTGATATTATTTGCAGCTTTATACTTATTTAATTGGTATGTGTTTTGTAAGATTGATGATTTTAAATTTGATATTTATCGAGTCAAATCAAGACTTGATACTATAGATTCCGTCCAAAATGAAATAATTAAAACTCTTGAGAAGGATCTACAAAGTGATGATTTAAATAACGGAGCGGAAGCTAATGATTGACGCAAACATTAAAAGATTTGTAGAACTCGTTAGAGAAAACCCAGATTTACGAGTGATTTATATGGTTGACTCTGATGTAGTACAAGATGATTTTCAAGGTTATTGGCTAAGTAGACCTACAAGCGTTAATGTAGATAGTATTCTTAACGATGACTTGCATGAGCGTATATGGATAAGAAGTATTGATGATGACTATGACATTTATGAATCTTTTTTTGGAGATGAAGATTGTACAGCTGAACACATCAAAGAAGAGGTTGATAAACTTCCGTGGGAAAAGGTAATCATTGTCTGGATTGGGCCGTAAGAGGAGGCGAAATATATTGGAGATATTAATTGTTAGCTTAGTCCTTGGATGTTTGATAGGAGGTTCTATTGGATTTATTTGGAGCGCGCTTTTAGAATCTAAAATAGCAAGATTTATCATTGTTACAATGTTTATTTTTTCATTTTCTTTATTTGCATATGTAGGTATGAGTTCTGAGAATAAAAATTTTAATAACGGATATTGTGTTCAGTGTGGAACGAAATATGAAGCAATAACTCGTAGAAATGGGCAAACTTATTATGAATGTCCAAATTGTCATTGTGGGACATGGCATTAAAGGAGGTTATTATGAATAGTTGTATATTATTTTATATCATATTTGAGGTAGTGGCAATTATTGTATGGATAGAAAACAAATATATAAAAGATGCTAAAGAAAAAAATACTATGGATGATATATTCTTTTGGGTGACACAAGGATTTGCCATTGTTTTATTTCAATTAAACAAAATCATTCAGTTATTGGGGGAATAAGGGGAAAGTAGTAATGAAGATATTAACAGATGAAGAATATGAAACTCTTGTTGAAAAGGCTAGTTATCGGATACCAAAACCTCAAGAATATAAGAGATTTGAGGAGTATCATGCTATAGGAGTAATTTGCCCTAGATGCAAAAAAATGTTAGCTAATTCTTATTTCAGATCGGACTATTGCTCGAGATGTGGACAAGCAATTAAATGGGTAAACCCACTAGATACAGAAACAGATTAATATATAAGAAAGACTCCGGCAATTACGCCGGAGTTTCTTCTTGTCTTGGAACACATTCTTGTATATATCCAGTGTTACCATTCATTGCCGATTTACGACCTGCATCAATAGCTGATTTAAGGTTTGCGAGGTCTGGTTTGACTTTATCTGTAGTAAGTTTCCCTTGTGCCTTTTCCATAACATACGAATCATATACTACTTGTGAAACAGTCACTCTGGTGCGCATAGAACAACAATTGATCGCCGTAAATTCATCAAGCTGTGATGACCATGAAGAACCGGAGTTACCAAATATACAAAATGCAAGTTTTCGTTTTCCGGAAGCCGGAGCGACATTCTTTATATAGTGAAGAAGAGCGGTTTCGATTTGAGTATCTTCGTCTGTATCACTGTAAACATCTGGAGAAAGGAGAGTGAGGATATAAAAAAGCGGATTCATTCCAAGAACTTCAAACCACGCTTGGAAATCTAATACATCTGGGGCAGATATACCATATTCCCAATTTTGTATGGTTTGTATAGATCTGCGCAGTGCTTTTGCCATATAGCGTTGTGTCTTATGTGCTTGTTCTCTGGAATGTATGAGTAATTGGCATAAGTTTTCGGCATTAAAATAGTGGGTATTCATCAATTCTCCTTTCTTACAATTTTGATAGGTGAAATTGTAGCAATTAAACCTAGAAAAATCAATAGTTTGATTCGCTACGATGTGCTAAAGATTTTTGAAACGATTACGTTTAATGTATTGTCCATAGCCAAGAAATGGCGGAAAGGATCAAAAGATGGGCAATGTATTAGAAGTGATCGGAACTGTGAATGAAGGGTTGAAGTTCAGCCACGCTGTTGTTGGGAACGTATTTTACAAGACTGTCGTGTCGTGTGAGAGGGATAGCAATGTGCCGGATCTGATTCCGGTAGTTATTCCTTCTTATATGAAGGAAGGCATTCAATCTGGTGATGTGGTGTATGTGCACGGAAGCTTCCGGTCATTTAACGATAAGCAGAATTCCAGAGTACGGCTGTATATATTCGCAGATGAAATCCGGCATGTAGTAACTGGAGTGAAATCTATCAATAATATCTGGCTGAGTGGTTATGTGTGTAAACAGCCGGTGTTCAGACTAACTCCAAAAGGCACCAAAATCTGTGATGTGATGTTAGCAGTCCCTCGTAGTTGCGGACAGTCAGATTATGTTCCTTTAATTATGTGGAATTACAATGCTGAGAAAGCAAGAAACTTGCGTGTCGGAGAAGAAATTAAATTAGACGGAAGAATTCAGAGTCGAAACTACCAGAAAAAGATAAACGGAGCCGAGATACGAATGACGGCATATGAGGTGTCCGTGGATCGGTTTGAGTCTATGGAGGAATAAAAAAGCGCATACAGATCGTATGCGCAGGTGTTAAGACGATTGTTCTTCTTTATCAATCTCACTAAGAGCTTTGCGGATCAAACGAGATGTGTAATCACTTCTTGATCGCTCATCTTGCGCTGCGAGTTCATCCAGACGCTTAACAGAAGCCTTTGGAAGTACGATTGAAATGCTCTGATTATCTTCTGATAATTTACCTTGAGGCATATTAAGATTCCTCCTGATTGATTGTGGTTGATGTAACCCTTGTAATGATTTTACCATAAAGTTGATAAAGATGAAGAAATTTTATAAATAGTTGCATTAACTGTTGACAGAGTTAAATGAACTGGTGTATGATGCGAATCATGGAAGGAGGGAACGCATCTATGAAATATAAGAAATTTGATGTCGTTCTGGTTGATTTCGGATCAAATACGGTTGGTTCTGAACAGGGCGGGATTCGAAATGCTGTTGTCATCCAGAATGATGTAGGAAATAAATACAGCCAAACGACAATCGTGATGCCGTTTACAACAAAACTTAAGAATCTGTCTCAGCCAACGCATTCCTTCTTTAAGGCTCGTGAAGGCAATGGACTCCAGAAAGATTCAATGCTTCTGGGAGAGTGTATGAGACAGATATCTGAGAATCGCATTCTTAGACCTCTTGGTCATCTGTCTGATGCATCTGAGAAGTTGGAAGTAAAGCGTGTCTACAATGCAAACTGGGAGGTTTGATATGGTCAAATATGTAGAAATGACGGCAGATGAAGCCGTAAAACTCCGGGGCGGTGACACAAAAGTTCTGGTTTCTGTGATTGATAATGAACAGTCTGTGAGTGAATTTATGTCCAAAAAATTTGCGGACTGCGAGAATATCATAATGAACAGCGATGTAATTCAGCATTCATTTGATGATTTTGTAGAACAGCTTCGAGTTCTGTCCTTCCGGTATCCGAAGGATAAAAAAACGGCGATAATTTTATTACCGCCTACTTGAAAACGAACACATGTTCGATTATCATAAGTGCCATGAGGAGATAGGAGCGGCAACTTACCTCCTCTGGTGCGTACATACTTACAAATTCACCTGCAAATGCACACATCGCAGCAACAGACCCAGTAGATAAAAATAGAAGGAAGGGGAACGATGACAGAGGCTGAAAAACAGCTTCTTTATTCAGAATACCTTGGAGATGGAATGAAGAAGCTAAAATCCATTGTTATTCCGCTAATTGAGCGGTATTGCAGTGGTGCAAATCAGCATTACGATGACTTTTTGTCAAGTTGTAATGCAGGTTTTCCGGGCATTGTTAAAGCATATGATCCAGAACGGTGCGACAATTTCCATGCTTGGGCTGTGGATTGCTTTAAGCGGAAGATTAAAACCGAACTGACGAAGATTAACAACAACGCTCCGGTGACCGCCAGTACGAAAACAGTTCCGCTCGATGCGGAAACAGATGAAAGTTTGAGCATCAGAGAGACTATCGGGAGAGAAGATGATAAGGACAAGATTCTTGAAGAATCGGAAGAGCCAGAATTAAGTCCGAATATGAGTGCTTATGTGCATTCTTTTAAAGGAACTCAACGCAAAATCATTGATTTGATTATGTCGGGGTGTCCAATGACGGAGATCCAACAAAGGCTTGGACTTAGCAGACGGGACTTCGAGGCAGCCATTGAAAAAATGCGTTCCACAAAAAAAGTACAGATACTGAAAAGCAAGAAAAATCCGAAGGAGGATAAAAAGATTATGAGCGAATATGTATTTAATCGTAGAAAAGACATTACAGTAACAGTTTCTTCCTTAATTAAGAAGGTAAATAACAAGTATCTTCTTCTGGATTATGTTCTTCAGCGAGAGGAAAACCAGTGGACGATGGAAGGAAAGTCAAATTTCATGTCCGACATGCTTCAGCAAAACTGGGTGCCGAATCTCGTATTCGCTCAGAGAATCTGTAAGAATGGATCGCTGCTTATGTATCTTATTGATGGCAAACAGCGTCTTACGACTATTTTCTCGTACATAGATAATAATTGGAAAATTGGGAACAAAGTTCGCCGTCCGATTGTGAAGTATCAGACAAACCCTCATATTGATCCGGAAACCGGAGAACAAACCTTTGATTGGGTGGATTGTGATGTCCGTGGTAAGCGTTTTAAAGATCTTCCGGAGGAATTACAGGAAGTTCTTATGGACACTGAAATGGAGATTACAGTCCGTATGAACTGCACAGACGATGAGATTCAGTATGATATGCTTCGCTTGAATGATGCGAAGTGCATGAATACAAACCAAAAATCTGTTCTAAAGATTGGTTATGAGTATGCGAACCGTATCAAGAGCATCACTGATATGGATTTCTTTACAGACGGAAAGTATAAGACATCCGAGGAACAGAAAGGCGCTTTGGAGCGTGTCTGCGTGGAGTCTATCATGGCAAGCCGTTACTTGGACGATTGGAAGAAGAGTACCGAAGCCAACGCCGAGTACCTTGCCAAGAATGCTGTTAAGGAAGATTTTGATGATCTGGAAGAGAGTGTAGATCGTCTGAATGATGTAATCACAGACGAGACTAAGGACTTCTTCAAGGTCAAGGATGCCTTTATCTGGATCTCTGTATTCAATAAGTTTAAGGAGCTGAACGAGGATGATACTCGTTTCAATGAGTTCCTTGTAGCTTTTAAGAATACTCTGCACAGCAAGGAAGTTAACGGCGTTTCCTTTGATACATATGCTGAGATGCGCAACACGAAGGATAAGAAAGTAGTCACTGAAAAAATTGAGCATATTTATAATCTGCTCGTAGAATTTATTAATAACAACGGGGAAGTACCCACACAGGAAGTAACTCATGAGGAAGTTAATCCGGTAAATGAGGAAACTGACGTAGAAGTTGCTCCGGTTGAGGCTGAATCCGTTAATGATAATATGAACAAGGACGAGGAAGTATCTGTTCCGGCAGAGAAGCCGGAGACTGATCTTAATGATCTGGATGGCTTTATGAATGCTCCAGAAGAGGCAAAGTCGGAGCCGAAGAAAGATAATCTGGATGATCTTCTTGGCCTGTTCGATGACAATGATTCCTTAAAGGAGGACGAAGAAAATGACAAAGAAGAAGATCACGGAACCGGAATTAAACATTCCTTCGAGCGTTATGAAAAAGCTCCCGACAGCGCAGTGGACGAGCATTATGCGCCGCATAGAGAACTGGAAGATTTCTCAGCGCTCTTTGAATAAGGAAGCACCGAAGAAAGGTAACAATGTTGTGGAAGAGTAAGCTCTTTCCATTATTTCTGGTGGAATACCTTGGTGTTGTCTGCGTTGGGATTACATTGTCTGCTATGTTCTTGATTTGGTCTTTGGGTTGGACAGCTATTGCCTTGGATTTCATCATGGTTCTTGGAGAGCTTATTATTTTTGGAATTGCATACGATTACATAGAAAGGATTGGATCAATGGAACTGGAGAAGATTGAAAGCACTGTATACCGGCTGTGTTCAAACGCCGACAACAAGACTGACATGGAGTGTCTTGAATGCGTTAAGACGCTTCTGAATAAGCAGAAGCCTATGAAGCCAATTGTCAGCCGTAATGGATCGCTAATTTGCCCGACATGCGGTGAGCCGCTTCATCCCACTAAGTGGTGTGATTGTGGGCAGCTTATTGATTGGTCAGACGATGAGGTGGAACTTCCGACTGAAATCGTAATGATTCCGGCGGTGCGTATGGCTCAGAAGGAGGCTGTGAGTGCATGATTGAATATGTAAAGATTCAGACCGTAAATAAGCGGGCTGAAGACGGTTCCAAGAAGTTGATTGAAGATACTTACCGTGACGAAACAATTGAATATCTGAAGGATCTGCCGTTTATTTGGCAGGAGAAGATTGATGGGACGAATATTTCAGTCGTTTGGGATGGACACGTTGTCGAGTTCCATGGCAGAACAGCAAATGCAAATATCCCAAGCAGTATTGTAAATCATCTGTCAAAGCTTTTTAAAACGTCGGAAGCCGAGGAGCTGTTTGAACAGAGGTTTGGTGAAAGCAAGTTTATTTTATATGGTGAAGGCTTTGGTACGAAGATTCAAGGTGGAGGTTCTGAAGGACAGTATCTTGAGCAAGGAGTTGATTTCGCCCTGTTTGATGTCTATTCGATTGATTCGGATTGTTGGCTGAAGCGAGATTCAGTGCATGATATTGCGATGGCATTTGGATTGCGAGAGCCGGATTATTTATTCGAAGGAACAATTAAGAACGCAATTGAATTCGTAAAAACGAAGCCCAAGTCCAATATTGGCAATGCCAATATGGAAGGCGTGGTTGGCAGACCACTTCTTGAGCTTCGAGATCGAATGGGAAAGAGAATCATCGTCAAGGTAAAGGTGCGAGACTATACATGAGACAAATGAAGACTCCCATCACGGGACAATTATATCATAAGTTGAAGAAACTGAAGTATACCGATCTGTACGAAGAGGTGGCAAAGATCTTGCCGCCTCAGTATAGCCAAGGTTACGGATTATATGATGTGCAATTAATGGGTGGTAATGGATCACCTTATATTACTTATCAAATTGGAGATACGTGCGACTAAGGAAGGAGACGCAATGATCACGATCACGGATTACGCTAATGCTATTGGAAGAAATAAGGAAACGGTTCACAGTACGATTCGGCGCATGGGAGATAAGATGGAAGGCCATCTTTCTTATAGTTATGTTCAGAACAGGCGAGGTAGAAATCTTATTCTGGATGAGAAAGCGGTGGATATATTAGATGAGTTTTACGGACTGGACAAGCCCGGAGTACATAATTCTATTCCAGTACATGCTGCGAAGCCGGAGAAGAAGGCCAAGAAGACTACACCTTCATATAAGCGTAAGTATGATGAAGTTTCAAAGAAGTTGCTCGTTGCTTTGGAAAAGCAGAATACATTACTCCTTAAATTAGATAGTACGAATGACGAACTGACAAAAGTCCGTGGTGATCTTGCAAATACTTCGCAGAAGTTGTTTGAAGCGAATAATAAGATTGAAGCACTCCATCAAAGGAATGTGTGGGATCGAATCAGAAATAAGTGAAATTTTTGTACAAAGTAATTTCTAGGCCGAGAATTAATATATAGGAAAACAAAATGACACTTGGACGCAAGTGTCATACAGGAAGATCTGTCAATGGTGAGGCAGGCTGTCTTATAAGCAGCTAATCCGAGTTCGATTCTCGGCCTTCCTAGATCCTCAAAAGGTGTGGTCTGTAATGACCTTAATAAGTAATCCGACCAAAATCTCGACCGGGTTAGGCATCGAAAAACTTTTCGTGTATGGCTTGGAGATATGTCATACATGAATATCTTGGAAGTTTAGGGGTTTAGCCCAAGATTTTGCTCTTATGGTGGAACTGGTAGACACGTTGGACTTAAAATCCAATTCTGGTGACAGAGTACGGGTTCGACTCCCGTTGAGAGCATAGGTCTAACTGTTACTCAGACTGTTAGACCGCGAGGATGAATTTATTTTTGTTATTCAATCTATGTACTGTAATCAGTAATTTCCTGTGTATGTACATAGATAGCAAGTAGTCTCTAGGAGTGCAATACCGAGGTTACGAAATATTCCTAATAAGGTAAAAAAATATGATTGATAGATTAAAGGAATTGATTGAAAATTACGAAATTCGCATTGCAGCAACAGATCATCAATTTGATGATGAATTGCTTAAGAATGGCATGAATATGCAAACCAATATCTTATATGGATACAAAAGCTGTTATGAAGAAGTTGTAAGAGATTTAGAAAAAATCGTACAAAGTTTTTCAAACGGTGAGAATTAATATATAGAAACAATGCCCATTAGCCAAGTGGTAAGGCACAGGGTTTTGATCCCTGCATTTCGTTGGTTCAAGTCCAACATGGGCAGCTACTACTGAGGGGAAACCTTCCGGTAGGATATGGATGACATTAGCTTAATGGTAAAGCGCCTGAGAAATTTTTTAATGTGACATGTATGTGTCACAAACAGCAATCTCAAGAATAAAAGATATGCCATGCAGGAGATATTGGTTCGACCCCAATATGTCATCTTATGTGTCTCTCACAGCAAAAAACATGGATTTGACTGATAATCAAAATTACCAAAAGAGACATGAACACAAATGTGACACGAACAGCAAAAAATAAAATATTTGGCGAAAAATATAACGTGTCATGAAAGGAGTTTTATATGAATTTTGCAGATGCTGCAAAGAATGAGGCAAAGGTCACACAAACTACAAATGGCATGACCGCTTACAATACGACAGATAATGGACTTCTTGATCTTTTCTCAACAATCGGTGCATTAAGGAGTGCGAATACAACAAGAATCGAGAGTTTGTTCGCTGAAGCATATAAGGAAGATCCGTTAATTGCGACAAAGATTCTGTTTTATGCTCGTGATATCCGAGGTGGTCTTGGCGAACGAAGAGTATTTAAGATTCTTCTTAAGTATATTGCGCAGATGCATCCAGAGGCTTTGAAGAACAATATCAGACTTATTCCAGAATATGGAAGATGGGATGATTTGTATGAACTCATCGGGACTCCATTACAAACAGATATGTGGGATGTCATGAGAGAACAGTTCCATCTGGATGAAGACGCTCTAAGAAATAATGAAGCACCAAGTCTTCTTGGTAAGTGGCTTAAGTCAGTAGATTCTTCTTCGGAGGAATCTAAGCAGCTTGGTATTCGGACAGCAAGAGCATTTGAGTTATCTGTGTATGATTACAAAAGAGTTGTTCGTGCTCTCCGCAAAGCAATTAAGATTGTAGAATCTCAAATGTCTGCGAATAAATGGGATGAAATAAATTATTCAACAGTACCGTCCAGAGCGTCAATGATCTATCGTAATGCATTCACGAGACATGATGGGGATCGTTATACCGAATACATTCAGAAGGCCATAAATGGAGAAGAGAAGATTAATTCGGGGACACTGTATCCTTACGATTTGATTGAGAAAATGTTTGAATCGTATGCATGGGATTATAAAAATGCAATAAAGAATGATCCCACTGTCGAAGCACAATGGAGACAGCTTCCGAATTATGTTGAAGCGGGAACTAATGCATTGGTAATTGCAGATACATCTGGATCAATGAGCGGTCGACCTATTTGTTCAGCGATTGGGCTTGCATTATATTTTGCAGAAAGAAATACTGGAGCATTTCATAATATGTTTATGAACTTCAGTAATACGTCCTCTATTCAAATTGTAAATGGAGAGACTCTAAGTCAGAAGCTTCGTAATATAAATTATAAGAATTGGGGTTACAATACAAATATTGAAGCTGCAATGGATCAGATCCTTTCGATTGGCATAAAGAATCATGTTCCTAGTGATGAAATGCCAAAATCTTTGATTATTATTTCTGATATGGAATTTGATGGTTGTTCGAAAGGCACGAATTGCTTGACGATGATGAAGCAAGAATTTGAATCAAATGGATATGAAATACCAAATATCATTTTTTGGAATGTAAATTCAGCACAAAACACATTCCACGCTTCAAGTAATGTGAGAGGTGTTCAGCTTGTGTCTGGGCAATCAGTATCAACATTCAAGAATTTGATTGGATGCATTGGTAGCACTCCGATGGAAATGATGCTTAAAGTGATTAATTCGGAGCGTTATAACGCAATTACGATTTGATAAATGAGGCGAAACGGCCTGTAAGTATTTACCGGATTTATATGAATTTTTTATATGACTAGATGTTGATCGACGATAGATGTCGATCTGTATACGGACTGACCGTCCTAACATAGGCTTAAACATCAGTCATAATGAAACAAGTAGAGAGACGTTTTATTTCCGGCGATACTTACATTTGCTGATGTGATGAAATTGGTAGACATGCAGGATTTAGGTTCCTGTGCCGCAAGGCGTGTGGGTTCAAATCCCATCATCAGCATTCAATAGCCCAGACCTCCTTCCTAAAATAAAAAAGGGCTATTGAGAAACCTTCTTGCTATTAGTATTGGAGAGAATGTGTTGGTACACTAGCAATGCTAAATCGGTTCGATTCCGATTATTCTCACGATTGAACAGAGCGTGTTCTTCCCTCGTGAGTAGTTGAACATTTTCTAAATTGCAGTTCTCCGCAATGTTCTGTTCAGTTTCTTCCGACGTGTCCCCTTGCCTTTGGGTAGGGGGATTATTTGATTTAATGTTGTTTTGCTTAAGCGACCTACTTCAGTAGGTCGTGTTTTTTTGTACAAAAAAATTCACAACTTAAGAATTAATACATAGATAAATTTATATTTCATGAAATCCTAGGAGGAAAAAATAAATGCAAAATAGGTTCAATTTTATTGGCACAGTTGCCTTCCCGAAGGAGGATGCTAAGAGGCCATTTTATCACGAATTTACAAAGGGCAATCGCAAGATGAGAAGTATGAATTTTGGGGTTCGTCCGGACAAGAACAACATCGGATTTGTTGAGATGTTTGGTTCTGAGCAGGATGTGATTAAGGCCAGAGATACGGACAATAATCCGGTCGAGATTGATTGGGCGGATCGTTTTGATGATGATGTCTTGTCTACAATTTCATATGGCTCAAAGGTGGTAATTGATCTTGGTGAAGGATTTGAAAAGCAGGAATTTCTGTCCGAGTTTGATGCAATCGGTTATCTGAAGGAAAACCTCAAGGAAGATATGCCAGTAATGTCATTTACAGGCAGATTTACGAAGCAGTTCTATCAGGGCAAGATCTATGACAAGTATCAGCTCCAGAGCGTTCGTGTACTTAAGCCGGATTCTAATGGAAGAACTAAGAAGCCTCGCCTGTATGTAGATATTGATCTTGTTTATAACAAGGATTGTGTAGATACAAGTGATTGGAAGGAAAAGAGGATCCTGTACATAGACGGATATACTCAAACCTACATTGATAAAGAGACTGGAACCAAGTACGTTCCCCAGAGACTTATTCTGAATGCTTCTAAGGTTGATCCGGAAAATGAAGAGCAGATGAAGAAGCTTAATTACCGGCTGTCGTTTATCAAGAACGTAGGTAAGAAGATGGTAAAGCTTGGATGGGAAACAGCACTGCTTAACGGGGCCGAGGAAGTCGAATTTGACGAGTCAATGCTTACTGATACTCAGAAGACTGCGATTGGATGTGGATTCAAGACTCTCGATGATTTCCGTCCCAGAGGTCAGATTTTCGGCAACAGGATCACTGAGTTTAGAATGTTCTGCCCGAAGATTACTGTTAGTGACTATGCAAATGGTTTCGTAGATCTTGACGAGAATTTTGACACATGGACAGAGGAAAATGTCTATGTTCCGCCGAAGGAAGAGACTCTGGATGATGTGATGGAGAGCAAGGAGGAACCTAAGAACATTGCAGCCGAAATTGATGAGGACGATCTGTTTGTTTGATTGAAAACGTGGGCGGTGTAATGCCGCCCATATATTGGGAATAAAAGTTGGGAATAAAAGGAGAAAATATAAATGGGAAAATTTGGTAAGAAGAAGGACGTTGACTTAAATCCACTGCACTATAGTACGTGTTTAATAGGCTTGTCTGGGGTAGGCAAAACTACAATTGCCAAGGAGATGTGCGAGAAGCTTTGTGGAGAAGATGGATATATTCATTTTGATATTGGTCGAGAGGATGGAGCTGATGCCATTCAGGGCATCGTGACCGAGAAGATTGAAGATTGGGCAAAGCTTGTAGAAGTAACAGAGGATATTATTGAAAATAAGGAAACTGATTATCCGAATCTTCAGTGTATTATTTGGGATACATTTGATGAGCTGATTGTACTTGCAGAGAAGGAAGCAATTCGACTTTGGAATAAGAAGAATCCAGATAAGAAGTCCGATTCAATAAATGCTATTTATGGTGGCTTCGGCAAGGGACAGGATAAAGCGATGGAACTTATTCTGGATAGAATCTGGGAACTGAAAAAGGTTGGAATCAGTGCTTTTATCATTGGACATTTGAAGAGAACGGACATTACTGACCCTGTTACAAATGAGACATATTCTCAGCTTACTGCCGACACCACGCAGCGTTATTTCAATGCAATTAGAAATAAGATGCACTTTATCGGTGTTGCTTATATTGATCGTGACATTGTGAAGGAAAAGACTGGCAAAAAGAATGTCGTGACACACAAGGATATTGAGATTAATAAGGTAGTATCCGAGGCTCGTGTTATTTCTTTCCGTGATGATACATACAGTATTGATTCGAAATCAAGATTTTCTGACATTGTAGATAAGATCCCGTTTGACTGTGATGCATTTATTAAGGCTATGCGTGATGCCATCGAGGCCGAGAGAGCAAAGAGCGGTAAGACTCTTGCGGAGTCCCAGAAGGAACAGGCTGAGAAGGATCGTGCGGCTGAAGAAGCTGCCAAGGAATATTCAGATGCTCAGAGAACGAGGAAGGTCGATGCCGAGCGGAACGATGAGCTGATTAGCATTATTAAGCCTAAGTTCTTAAAGACTACGGCAGAGAATAAGGCGGCTGTGAAGGACGTTATGAGCGAGTATGAATTTGAGAAGTTCACTGATCCGGACATTCCGACTGTAGCGCTTGAAAAAATCGTGCAGATTCTTTCGTGATAAGAAGAATTAAATAGTGACACTAGGGGAAGACATCAAACGGTGTCTTCCTTTTTATTTCTTTGGAAGGAGATTATATATGGATTTTTCATGGCTTTATAAAGGGCGAGATATTAACAATCCAAACGTATGGCATGTTGGTGGTTTGGTTATATTAAATGGTACTGACTATTACGATTCAGAGGAATGTTTCATCACCGATTTTAATGGTGAGAAATTCCAAGTAGATCCATATTACATATATAAAAGTACAGGTCTTTTTAATGCTGATGGGGATCTCATCTGGGAGGGCGATTATATCCAGATTGATTATCTTGATTTTAGCCCGGAAGATGGTGATTTTCTTGTAGCGTGGGATCAAGATCAGGCCAGATTTGTAGCAAGCAATAATAATTCGTTGATTAATTTTGATAAGGTATTTGCAGCACATAGCAAAGTTATTTCTGAATCAGAAGATTTTGTGTGAGGTGGAAGATGGCGAAAGAAAAGAAAGGCCGTAGAGTTAAATGTTATGCGACTGGCGAGTATGGGACAGACCTCACTTTCGTAAAGATTGGCGATCATTATTACAAAGATGAAGAGACTTTTGAGAAGTATACAAGAAACAATCATTACCGCACACTTACATATGAAGTGCTATCAGACTTTCTTGGCTATCAAAAGGGACAAATCTTTCCGGGCGTTGTGCATCGCAGATTGAAAAAATTGGAATTTTACGGGTTTGAATGTATCTACCAGACAATCGTAGTTAATCGTTCTAGCATTGAATGGGCGTTAAGAACAAAAGATTTTAAAAATGATATTAGTGCATTAGCTTATATCTTTGCGATCATCGACAACAATATCAATGATGTTTATAAGAAGATGCGCAGCCAGAATAAAAAGATTGCACTTCCAGAAAACACTGATTATGTCGAATCGGTTAATTTGGCAGATATAGGTACATCGAAAAAGGGGAGGAATATCAGTGAGTTCTTGGAGGTATGATGGATAAAGATACGTACTTAAATAAGATAAATGCCAAGAGGAAAGAAATTGAAGCACCGTTTGTTTTCTGTCTTTGGAAGGATCCAGACTTGTATGATGAATATAAGTTTGTAAATGAAAAAGATGAGAATACGCTCCGCACAGAAGATGCTCAGTTCTATTTCTATCTTGGTAAGGGAATGTACAAGGCCGGATATAAACAGTTTGATGATATTTCAGTCTATACATTCCTTCAAGATAAGCCGGACATTAAAAGGAAGTTTGATGACTACGGTGGATATCATGAAGTTGAGACATTGAAAAATCTTGTCAGCGAGGAAAATGTAGATGCTTATTTTGAAAAGATTGCGAAGATTAATGTTCTGGACAGTATATGTCAGATGATGTTCAAGTCATTTGATAATGATTCGAAATTTGACGATATGAACAGTCAGCAAGTGTATGACTATTTCGAATACCAGATCAATAACATCAGTATTGAAGCAACGCATGAATTCGAAGAAGAGGATCTTGTTATTGATGAGGACTTCATTGCAGAGTGCAATAAGGGTGATACGGTCGGAATTAGTTATTCCAAGCAGTGTCCGATTCTTAATTATCTGACGCTTGGGGTGCCACTTGGCGAAATGTTTATGGTCGGCGGGCATTCCGGAGCCGGAAAGAGTAGTTTTGTATTTGAGAATATGATCATTCCGATGGCAGAAGAAGGTGTGGATGTTGCGATTATTTCTAATGAGATGAGAAGCCAAGATTACAAGATTATGCTTCTAGCACATATTCTTACGAAGAATCTGAACTATTGGAAAATGACTCGTAAGCAGATTAAGATGGGGCATTTCAGCGAAGAACAGATGGATATGCTTCACAAGGCTATGAAGATCAGTGAAGAGAAGTATTCAAAGATTCACTTCATTAAGCTTTTTGATAATGATGTGTCAAAGGTTCTGAAGTATATCACAAAGCTTTCCAAGCGTGGAGTACAGGTTTTCCTCTGGGACACGATGAAGAGTGATGACAGCATGGATGAGAAGATGTTTGTTCAGCTCCTTATTAATAGCCGCCGTGTTTTTCAAGTATGTTCAAAGAATAACGTAGCGGTCATTACCACATATCAGCTTGCCCTGTACACTATCAATCAGCGCTATCTCGATGCTGCTTGTCTGGCAAACGGTAAACAGATCAAAGAGGTATTCTCTGAAATGATCTATATGCGACAATTATGGGACGATGAATATACAGGAGAAAAACATGACTGTAAAGTCTATACGATGAAGAAAGATGCCAACGGCAAGTACAGTAAAGTACGTGAGATGATCGAACTTGATCCGCAAAAGAAATACATAGTGGTATTCCTTGATAAGACCAGAAACGATGAAGATAAACAGCAAGTTCTATATGAAGTCAATGGACGTTTTAACAATTGGAAAGAAATTGGTCGATGCAATATCTGTAATGAACACATTAGGGTGTGAATGTGAATGTACTAAAGACAAATGAGAAATTACAAAAAGATGATAACTTGCGAGAAGTCATAGAAGCGCTTGGGTTTAATCATGTAAGAGATCGTGGAGACTATTATCAATTTCCTAATCTGGATGGGGATAATCGGTCTGCGATCTCTGTATATAAGCAGAGTCTGCACTATGTGAATTATACAAGAAATGATTCCGGCTCGATTTACAATCTAATCATGTTTGTGAAAAAATGTTCATTCCCGACTGCTTTGGAGTTTATAGCAAAAGTATTGCATCTCAATATGACCGAATTGAATAAGGAACCTCATTATCCATTCGGCGGGTTTTACCGGAAGTTAGTAGTAGATCATCAAGAGCCGGAAGTAAATATGAAGACTTATGGTGAGGATATTCTGGATGAATATAAAGGTACTTTCAGCGAGATGTTCTTTGATGATCATATCTCATTTTGTACACAGGCCAAATATGGTGTCGGATATGATATCTGGTCGAATCGGATCACAATTCCAGAGTATACATTTGATGGTAAGTTATGTGGAATTATGGGACGGCTGAATGATCGAGATTGCGCACACGAAGAGAGATGGCTTCCGATTGTTCCGTGCAGTAGGAATTTGACACTGTTTGGATACCATAGAAACTATGAACATATTAGCAAGAAGAATCTGGCAGTAATATTTGAATCTGAGAAATCTACAATGCAACTTAATTCGTTTGGGTCAAAAATTGGGCTGAGTTCTTGTGGATGCCATTTGTCTTCTACGCAGGTTCGCTATTTGAAAGGACTTATGGTAGATCGTTTGGTACTTGCATATGACGAAGGATTGGACGAGGAATACATACGGGAAGAGGCCAAGAAGCTTCAGATGAACAATCAGATCATTAATAATCGTGTCGGTTACATATATGACAGGCAGAATGACATATTAAAAGCAGGATCAAAATCCAGTCCATCCGATCTTGGAAGAGATGCTTTTTGCGAGTTAATGAAGAAGAAAGTGGTATGGTTATGAATTATTCACCAATTATGTTTAATAATCCAGATCCCAGAAAATTAGATATAACACTATTCCAAGAAGATGATGCGTTTCAAGAAGAAGTATTAAAAACATTAAAAGCTGCTAAAGATAAGATAAAATCAACAGGAGAATCTAAGTTTATGAGCATGTGGAGAGATGATATTACATTTTGTGCAAATAGGAATTGTCCTCATATTAAATGTATGAGACACCGCGCTAATATGCCAAAAGGTATTCCGGTTAGTGTGGCAATGTTCACAGTGGGGCCATCTGGTAAGTGCGATTGGAGATTCGATGAAGATTGGGAAACAGTTGAGACGAAAGGAAGCGAGTGATATGAATTTTGTTATATTTTTTAAGAGATTGTTTTGCTGCCACAATTATCACCATTACATGACAAATTACTTCCCAAATGGAATAACAGAGGACGTATATATTTGTCCGAAGTGCGGGAAAGAACACCGTGTACTGCGATAGTAAAAACGGAAAACCTGTAGATAATTTACGAATTCTTCCTTAATCATATGGTTATGAAAAAATAACAACGAAAAAGCCGGGGTTAAATTCCCGGCTCTTTTTTAGTTCTGGAGCAACTCCATGATTTGTTCTTTAGTTTTTCCAGAAGCAACAATTGCATCTAACAGTGCTTGCTGTTCCTGTTCCTTTTTAACCTTCTCAAGGTTTGCGAGTTCAGCCTTTTTAGCCTTTAATTCAACGGTAAGGCTGTTGATTGTCTCTTCAAGAAGAGCAATCTGTTCATTAATGTCGGTGGGTTTTTTCTTACGTCCTCTAGCCATTTTAAATCCTCCTTCTGTCCATTTCGGACTCTTCATTCGCAGTATATCACATAGAAATATGAATGCAAATATCTGAACAAAATTTTCTGGGCGGAAAGAATTATATAGTAACAAATCCCAGAAAGGAGTTGATGTATATGAATGTGAATTTGTTAGAAGAATACCCGGAGCTGCCAATCGGATGGCACGACTTGTTTGAATGTATGTATAAAGAGTTATTTATATATACACGAAGACATGGATATCCAGATGTAAAAATCATTACTGCCAAAGAAAAATATGGTGAAATGAGATTGGTTGTGGATATGGAATCATATTCAGACAAAGCAACAGATCAAATTCTTAATAAGTGGTGTGAAATTTCTAAAGATGTATGTATTAGTTGTGGTGAAATTAAGACAAGAAGAACAACTGGATATATAGTTCCGGTTTGCAAAACTTGTTGGGAAAAGGCGCTTCATAAAGATGAGGATCTATTTGAAAAGCATACCACTCCGGCACTTGGATATGCACAGAAGTATCCAGAGGAATTTGAAAAACTTCGAGAAATGAGATGGAGACACATATGAAAAAGGTGTTAGCAGTAATTTTTGCTGTGATTATTTCAGCAACTACAATCCGATTGCCTGTAAAGGCAGAGGACAATGTATCGGTACAGTATCAGAATTTACTAGATAACAGAGAAACAACTTATGAATGGTATCAGAAGTTTGTAAATACGATCAATCAACTCCCAGAGGAGTGTCAGCCGGAGACAATAGATGCATTTTTTGATGAGGACGAACTTCAATTATTTTACAGAGTAGTTGCGGCTGAGATTGGCGGCAAACAGTATTCATTTACACAGCGTGTCAACGTGGCAAGTGTGATTATCAATAGGTGGATCATTTCCGGTTATCCGTCAGCCGAAAAGATCCTTACCAAAGATCAGTTTTCTACGATTGCCAATGGGCAGATTTACAAAGTGACCGTTACAGATGAAGTGAAGGCTGCATGTCAGTATGCACTGTGGTTCGGCGGTGACTATGACGGAGCCTATTTTTTTAACAATAGTAAGTGTTGGCATGGCATTTATGAGTACATTGGATATGATGGAGCACATCATTTTTATAGGAGATGAAAATGGAAAAATATGATTATTTTAGTTTAAGCCATCTTGTTGAAGATGCCGGAATAAAGATAGTGAAAAGATATAAAGAATTAACACCTTCAACAAGTGATCTGGATGATTTTAGTATCACTATTAATTTTACATCATCTAACGAATATGATATTGATGTATATTCAAATTACAAATTTTGTAAAGATTGAGATGAAAATGGGAAAGAATAAATACACATATAGTTATTCAAAGCTTGTACACAATATTCTGAAGCCAAAACAAAAAGCTTTTGCAGGAGCTATGACTTCAATTGTGAAGTATGTAACAGAAAATATGGCGGAAACAATTCGTTTTAGAAGTGTATCCGGTGATCAAGGGACTGTATCAAGTGTAAAAATTCAAGGTGCGAAAGACATGATATATGCGTCCTGCCAAGGGGCTGATGCATTTAAGGCATTTGCAGAGGAGCATCCAAGATATACACTTGTGGAATTAAAAAATATATTGCCAGAGAATTGTCTGATTGAATTGCGAGAAATTGTAAATTTCTTTTGCGACAAAGGATATTCTTGGAAGGTACCGATTGTGCAATTAGATACAGATAAGATAAAAGATATATAAATACAAATTAAACTATTGGAGTAAGAATGAGTGATAGAGTACAGCAAAAAAGATTACAAGAATTATATAATGCCGGAATCCAAGTCTATAGTTTTAGCAAAGTTGAGTCTATGCAGAATTGCCCATATGAAGCATATCTTACATACATTAAAGGAATGAGAGATCAGGCACTTCCGGGCATTTACGGCGAACTTGGTGGGCGAGTGCATGATACTCTGGAGGAGATTACTAATGGTACTAAGACAGAAGCTGATCTTCTTCCTGATCTCCAGAAGAAACTGGAAGAACTAGAACTGGTCGGGATTTGTTTCCCGAAGGGAAGTGACGGTTCCGATTCTATTAAGAAAAGTTGGATGACTGATATGGAGCATTTTTGTAAGACATACAAGGCTCCCAAGGGTACGTTTGAAACTGAGCAGTTCTTCTTATATAAGACTCCACACGGACATTATCTGCAAGGATATATTGATCTAACAAAGATTCGAGCAGACGGTACGTTAGAGATTTACGATTATAAGACCTCAACTCGTTATACCGGAGAAGATATTAAAAGCCATAGTAGGCAGCTTACTCTATATGCACTCGGTAAGGAACAGGAAGGATATGAAGTTAAGAACATAGCTTGGATCTTCCTAAAGTATTGCGAAGTAACATATCTTGGACGCAAGACAGTTAAGTCCAAGGAAGACACACAGATTAAGAAAATCATTGAGCGCAAGAAGCTGGTAAAGGATCTAGCAAATGAAATTCGGCGCAAGCTTTCTTTAGATGGTGTTGATGAAGTAGATATTGGGCTGATTGTTGATGAAGCATTGGAGAAGAATGAAATTCCTGCACAGGTTGCAGATCAATTCAAAGTCTTACCTTATGTTTGCAAGTATGATTTGACTGATGAGACAAAGGCCGAAGCTGCCCAGTATTTCGATGATGCAATTGAGCGTTGGGAGACATTAGAACAGCGATTGGCAGATGGTGAAGATGTTAATGAATTGTTCCCGCCGTTACCATTTGTGAAAGTTACAAAGGCTGGTAAAGAGGTTGAAGATACCTTCTATCATAATTGTCTCTGTGGGTACCGAAATATTTGTCCACATTTGCAACATTATAATGAACAAAAAGCAATTGAGAAGGAAGAGGATGAAGACCTTTTTTCGTAGGAGTATTAGATGAGAGAATTTTAGAATCACGAACAATAAAAAATAGCAGGTAAATTTGTGCATAATTTCCCTCCAGTCTGAGAATTGTTAAGTAGAGAATTCTTTGGATTGGAGGGATTTGTTTTTATGGAATATATGAATTATCACAAGCATTCTGAGTATAGTTCTGTGTGTGGTGGTATGCCAGATAGTGCAACTAAGCAGGAAGAATATATAAAAAAGGCCGTAGAATATGGGCATCATTCATATTTCACGACAGAACATGGTAACTGTGGAGATATCTTTGAAGCATTTACCTTGTGTCAGCAATATGGAATTGATTGCTATGTTGGTTTAGAAGGTTATATCGTTGCAGATGCCTCTTCAAAGGATGCAAGTAATTATCATATTATCATTATTCCTAAAACTGAATCTGCCAGAAAAAAAGTAAATGTAATTAATTCTCATGCACATATGACTGGGTATTATTACAAACCTCGTATTGATGTGCGTGAATTGCTTACTTTAGATAAGAATGATGTCTTTATTACAACGGCTTGCGAGGCGGGAATTCTGAGAGATAAAGATGGTTTTAAAAATATATTCCTCCCGCTTTATAAGCATTTTGGCGAGAATTTAATGTTAGAAATTCAAAATCATAAGACAGATTCTACCAGAGCGTATACTGAGAGAGCACTTAAACTTCATGATAAGTTAGGTCTTCGAATTATAGCTGCAAATGACTCTCATGCAGTTGATGCAGATGGGTTGGAACGCCGAAGGCAGCTTCTTCTTGGCAAGCGTATTTCGTATGGAAATGAAGATACATATATTCTTGATTATCCAGATTATGACACAATGGTGGGGCGTTTTGTAGAACAAGGGGTAGTAACTAAAGCACAAGCAATAGAAGCAATTAATAATACCATGATCTTTAAAGAATGCGAACCTCTCTATTTAGACACTGAAATAAAGATGCCAACCATTTATCCGAATTTAACACCGGAAGAAAGAGTTAAAGAATTAAAGAAACAGGTATCTGTTCGTTTCAAGAATGTAATCAAGGAGGATGGTATTACAAAAGAAGAACTTCCTATGTACGTAGAAGGCCTTCGAAAAGAAATGAGCATTATTGAAGAAACAAACGAAGTATGTCATACGGCTGATTACTTTCTTCTGGATACAAAGATGGTAGAATTGGCAACAAATAAGTACGGAGGATGTATTACAAGGACAGGTCGTGGATCTTGTGGTGCTTTTTACACAAATCGAGTGCTTGGCTTAACACAGCTTGATCGTTTCAAAATCAAATTACCTTCATTCCCGGAGAGATTCATGTCGGCGGCTCGACTTATCAATCAGCGTTCGTTGCCGGATGTGGACATTAACTGCTCTGGGCAAGAACCATTTGTAAAAGCTACTAGAGAATTACTCGGGGAACATGGCTGTTATCCTATGGTCGCATATGGCGAACTAAAGGAATCAGAGGCTTTTCGAAACGTATGTCGAAGCCATGATCTTAATTTTGCTGATTTCAATGAAGTCGGGAAAAATCTGGATGCTTATAGAGATGATCCAAAGTGGAAACCTTATATTGATGAGTGCCAAAAATATGTTGGAATCAAAGTAAGCGCATCTGTTCATCCGTGTGCTCATATTCTTTCGAATAAAAATATCCTTGAAGAATATGGAGTGGTTCGATGTGGCGATGCGTTTTGTGTGATGATTACTTCTGTAGAAGCTGACCAGTATAAAGTCCTTAAAAATGATTATCTGATTGTTTCTGTATGGAGTTTAATTAATGATACGTGCAAATTAGCAGGAATTAAAATTCCTGTATTTAACAATTTATTAAAGAAGATTGACCATGATCCGAAAGTATGGGACTTGGTTAAAAATGGTCTTACCTGTACTATCAATCAGATGGATACGGATAATGGCAAACAACAGGCTATGAAATATGGCGTTTCTTCATTTGAAGAAGCTGCTATGCTTTCGGCGGCAATTCGACCTTCCTTTGATGCATGGAGAGAGAAGTTTTTGAATCGAGAAAATTATTCTACCGGCTCAGAGGCTCTGGATAATATCTTTGAAATGACGCATCATTATCTTCTTTTCCAAGAGAATCTTATGCAGTATTTTGAGTGGCTTGGTATTACTCCGGCTGAGTCAATTGGACTGATTAAAAAGATTAGTAAGAAAAAGATTCATCCAGAGGATTTTGCAAATCTGGAAACAAGATTAAAGGAAGGTTGGATCAAACAAAATGGCTCAGACTATATGTTTGATGAAACTTGGAAAATGATTCAAGGATGTATGTCATATGGTTATTGTTCAATGCACGGAGCCGCCGTTGGAGGAGATGCTTGCTATGGCCTTTATCTGAAGGCTTATTATCCTCTTGAATATTACACTGTTTGTTTTAATCAATACAAAAAAGACGAGAGAACAACCAGAATCTTGAAGAATGAATTGTCATATTTTGGTATCAAATTGGAAGGTATTTCATTTGGACATTCCAAAGGAGAATATGTATTTAACCGAGATACACGAACTATTTATAAAGGGTTAGGAGGAATTAAATACCTCAATGATCGCATTGCAGATGAACTGTATACGATTGGTCAAGATTCTTATGGCAGCTTTTTAGATGTTCTTGTGGCATTGCAGGATACATCAGTAAATAGCAAACAGCTTGATATTTTAATTAAGCTAGATTATTTCCATGATTATGGGGAACCAAATGAACTACTTAAAATCGTTGAATTGTTTAATGCAATTTATGGGAAGAAACAATTTGCAAAGTCAAAGATTGAAAGCATTGGAATTCCAGTGGAAGTGATTGAAACAGATTCCGGAAAAAAGACGGAGAAAACTTATAGTGATTTTGATAGTTCGCAGGTTCTTATAGATACGATTGACTACTATCAAGATCACGGAATGATGCCCAAGACTTCTCTGATGGATCGCATTACATATCAGCAAGAGCGTTATGGATACATACAGATTGTAGTTCCAAAGGTTCGGGCCGGAGCTGCATTTGTTCAGTCTATCGAGGGCGAGAGAAAAAGGACTGTTACTTTGTATCGACTGAAAACGGGTGAAACTGAAATAGTGCGAGTGCGTGAGAAACAATTTGATTCGAATCCGTTTGAAGTAGGACAGATCATTGAGACTCTGGAATGTTCAGAGGAGAAGAGGTGGAAGCGTAATGCGGAAACAGGAGAGTTCTATCAGATTGATGATTTAGAAACGATTTTAAGAAAGTGGAACATAGTAAGATGTTAGATAAGTTTAAGTACACAGATAAAGAGTTGGATGAACTTACAAAGTCACAGGTGATGTTGGTTGATACCAGAGAGAAGAATAATGCACATCTTCTTTCGGCGTGGGATAAAGGAGGTGTCCCGTATAAGAAGAAAGCATTAGAGCGTGGAGATTATAGTTTCATGATTCCGGCGAATAAAGAGTTGGACATCCCACGGGATTTATATTTTGACAAGGAAATTATTGTAGAACGCAAAGGTTCTCTGGAAGAAGTAAGCGGGAATCTTACAAAGGAGCGGGACAGACTTGAAAAAGAGTTTGCCCTTGCTCCTCCGAATAAAGTATTGCTGATCGAGAATGCGGGTTATGCAGATATTTGTACTGGAAATTATAATACAGAATACAATAAGAAGTCCTTCTTAGCTTCGCTGCATAGTTTCTGGCATAGATATAACATTCCAGTATTCTTTATGCCGGACAAAGGTTACAGTGCACTGTTCATTAAAAAGTATTTTGAGTATTATCTGAAGGAACAGCTGAGATGAAAAGAGAGAGTAATATGAATAAATATATCAAAAGTGACGTTGGATATATAGTGTTTGACGATGGTGGCATCTGTCCTATTGAATATGGAGCATGTGAAAAATGGTTTGCAACATATGACGAAGCCATTGATTATGCATTATCAGTTGTGAAAAAGGATAAGGATTATAATAAAGTAATGATTTATAAAGGAGAGGAATCGCTATTGAGCATTCCTCATAAGATTCCTTGCGGCCCTGTAATAATTGAGTGGACAAATTATAATTAAAAATTTTTGTACAACAAAATATATAACTTAAGAATTAATAGGTGAAGATAATCTTCACCTATTTTTTTATTTGGAGGAATGAAAAGATGACCGAGCTTGACAAAATTTTTGCGTACACAAGGAAAAAAGACATATCCTTTTATATGCATCATGAGAATCATGGCATGTTTAAATGCATTTGTTTTCGTTTTGTATTTGATTCACTTAATTCGCCTATATACATTTCATACTCTACTGATATATACGAACAAGCAATAAAAAATAAGAAACTTGCGAGAGATGTAATTACTGTACTTAGTAATAAGCTTGCAGAAATCAAAATGAAAGAAGAAGTAGATGAAGATATGGAATTTTTAAAATTTATAGAGAATGAAGATGAGTGAATATGAATCCAAAAAACTTGTGGAATATTGCAAGAACAATGATTCGGAAATAGAAACTAATATTGATGGTGAATATGTTGTTTTTGAGTTTACGACACATTCAAACAAATATTGTATAGAAATAATGAAAAAGACATATATTTCCTTAAAAAATAGAAATGAACTAGCAGAATATATAATTAGAACTATCAATGGAATGATGAACAAACATGCGGAAAATGATTAAACAAAGATACGAACATAAAAACATGGCAGTTTGTCAAAGCTGCAAAATGATTGTGTCATATACACCGCAAGACATTCACAATTATGGAAATGTCGGCTTCGGAATTGTATGTACTAATTGTGGAGAAATAATTTCTATAGAAAATGAGGAGGAATAAGATTTATGGTTTGTGTTTTATCACATGGCCCGAATTATAGAGGCACAGCCACATGCCCTGAGTGCGGAGCTTTCTTAAGATATTCACTAGAAGATCAAGATGTCTATCATGAAATTCGTTGTCCAGATTGTAGAAAATATTTTAGAGTACCAGTGGAGGAAAATGTAAATGATAAAAATTGAAAACGTAGTTCTGGCAAGTCCAGAAGAAATAAAGTTTATATGAGAAAAAGAGGGAAATGTTATCGAAAAACAAAAAACGGACGATATGAAGCCTATGTTTCAGAACATTGTGTATTTATTTCATTGGGGACTTACGACAATGAAAATGATGCGGCAGAAGCGGTTGAACGATATAAAAACAATCGTTTAAGAATTGCCGTCCAAAATTACGGACATGAGTTTGAAAATGGGGTTGTCTATGAAAACAAATATTTGGTTTTTTCAAATGGTGATATTTTTAATTTTGATGGTAAAAAAATGTCTCCTCATATGGATAGATGCGGATATTTGCATGGTGTAATAAATGGGAAAAATCGTTCTTATCATAGAATAATTGCAGAATGTTTTGTTCCTAATCAATATAATAAACCAGATGTTAATCATATTAATGGGATAAAAACAGATAATCGAGCTGAGAATCTTGAATGGTGTACTAGGTCTGAAAATGTAATTCATGCTTATAAAACTGGATTGGAACATCGTGTAATCGGTACTAATAATCACAATAGTAAACTTAATGAAAAATTGATTCGTTACATTCGACAAAGTGAAATAAGCAATTATAAATTAGCGAAAGAATTAGGAGTTGATCCGTCTACAATTAAAAATGTAAAAGATAAAAAAACATGGAGGGACGTAGTTTGAGTATAAAAATAGAAGATGTTGTTTTAGCTTCCCCGGAACAAATGATGTTTATCATCCAAGGAATGCGTAATCCGATGAATAGTTATGCAAATAGTGATAGTGCATATTGCAATGAAGATTTACTGCGTGATTGCACTACTTGCATTCATAGAAATACTGGTTATTCAGCATGTGCAGTTGGCGGTTTTGATATTGGCTCAAATGATCATGACCTTATGACTCGTCTTTGCAAAGCAGGAACAGAACATCGCAAGTATCTAAGGATGATGCCGGTCTATGTTCGTATCACCGCTCCATTATATTGGTGGAAAGAATTCGATACTTATAAGGTTGGAACTGTAACCAACTCTTGCAGCACTATGCATAAAATTGCAGCGAAGGAGTTTACACATGATGATTTTAGTTGTGAACATTTAGTTTCTGGTTGGTCAAGCAAGGATATAAAAGGAATTGATATCGTTATACCGGGGCCACTTGAAAATCTGGATTTAACTATTTCACTTTTAAACAATATCCGTGAAAAATATTTGGATGCTCTTAAAACCGAACAAGAAACAATTACTCAGGGATATGCAAAAGATATTTGGTGGCAGATGATTCAGCTTCTTCCGTCTTCCTATAATCAGACTCGTAATGTGATGATAAATTACGAAGTTCTGGCAAATATTTACAGACAGAGGAAAGATCACAAATTGGATGAATGGAGAGAGTTTTGTAAATGGATTGAAACTCTTCCGTATTCAGAACTGATTACTGGAGAGAATAACGACAAAGATTAAAATTAATAAAGGAGATAATGAATAGTAAGAAACAGAAAAACATAAACGATGTAAATGATATTGTTGGTACCATGAGCAGTAAGGATAGAAAATTATTAGGGCTTCATGGTAATAAATACCAGATTGTTAAAGAAAATCCAAAAATAGTTAAGAGATTTATAAAAAAGGTTGGTGGTGTTCCGGTTTCATTCTTTGATTTAACTGGTGATTCTACTGGCATAGCTGTAACAATAGGTACTCGATCAGGAACTGAATATAGAAACAAAGGTTATGCTAAATCCGTTGCTAAAAGAGGTAAAAAATGGTTGGACGAACATTATAATGAGTTCGATCAAATTGTCTGGTGGGTCAGAAAAGAAAATGTTGGTTCTATAAAAACTGCTCAAAATATTGGATTTGAACTAGATGAATCCTCAGTTCTTATGGATAATCCGTGGATAAAATATAGATATAAATAAATATGCGTAGGAGGTGATTTTTTGAATGTAAAGCAGTGTGATAGATGCGGAGCAATATATCGTCCAAATACTGTAAAGAAAGGACACGCTTACCATCGTATTTCGTTAGATTGTTTAGATAAAGACTGTGATTGCGGAGATGTTAAACTTCATAGCAGTATGGATTTATGCCCGAATTGCGCTAACGAATTAAGTGTATTTCTGGATAAAGATGGGAAACTATATATTCGAACAAAATTTTAAGAGAGGAACATTATGGACGTAAAAAAATGCGATAGATGCGGAAAGATTTACGAGCCAAGATTGATAAAGATTGGACATAGAAATCATAGAATCATAACGGAGTGTGATGATAAGGTTGATTGCGTTGAAAGTAAAGAGCATCACTCTTTTGATTTATGCCCAACTTGTGCATGCAGCTTTGATTGGTTCTTTAGCGAAGGTGGTCAATTGAAATACGAGACTATAAAGTCATTATTTTGAAATTAATAAAGGAGTGCAATATTTGTGTTAATCAAAAGAACTTGGACAAGATATAACAAGAAGATTTATACAAGATATTATTACACAGGATATTTTCTATTTGGATTAATTCCCATTTTTATTAATAGAAGGGCAAAAAGAGAAGTATAGGTTTCCTATTTTATATTTTTGAAAGGAGGTAGTATGATGTGCCTCAATAAAGAAATGAGTAATACAGTTAAAACCATAGCCGAGGCTCCGTGTGCAATCTGCAATCATAAAGATGTCTGTTCATACAAAGAAACCTATATGAGAATTCTAAATTCCATTTCAAATGCAGTTGTTGAACAATCGTGCACTGATAAAGAAAAAGTACAGTTTAAAAAAATTATTGACTTTGACTTTATTGATAGAATCTCGGTCACTTGTCATTACTATAAAAACTGGACTGATAGTTATCGTGATTATGAAAAAGAGAGACGAACAACATGAAGCATTAAGATGTTGAAAGTTATAAAAAGGAGGTAATGAATGGAGAGAATTCGGATAATGTTGAAAAACTTTAATGATATCAATGAGTTTTACAATGTTGCATCAAAGCTTGAATGTGATGTGGACGTTGGACGAGGTTTTGATATTTACGATGCAAAATCAAGACTGGGGTTATTAGCACTCCACCTTGATGAAGCGTTGTATGTATATATTCATTCAGATGATAAAGATCTTTTGAAATTGTTTAATAAGTGGGAATTGACATGATTTTAATTTTAATGGGAAAGACGGCATCTGGTAAAGACACTATTGCAAAAGAATTAGTCAGTAACTATAAATTCGGCAAAATTATAACATATACAACACGCCCTCCACGCCCGAACGAAAAGGACGGTGTGGATTATTACTTTATCTCACAATCAGATTTTCAAAAGAAAATCAAGGCTGATTTTTTTGTAGAATGGAAAGTTTACCAGAGTGCGTTTGGCGATTGGTACTACGGCACAGCATTTGAAGATTTAAAGCAGGATTCAGTTTTGATCCTTACGCCAACAGGAGTCAAAGATTTTGCAAAAAATACAAAATGTATGTTTCGGACAGTGCTGATTGATGTACCCAAAGAAGTAAGGCTGCAACGTCTTATGGAACGTGGTGATGAATACGTAGAAGCACTTCGCCGTTTGGAACATGATGAGAAAGATTTTGAGAATCCGTTTGTTAGGCAATTAACTGATTTAAAGATTCAAAATGTAAATCGCTCTGTAGAGAGCATAGCGCAGGAGATTTCAAATTATTGGAATGGGGAAAAGGAGACGATTTATGGAGTCAAAAACATGCTTTTTAGCGGGCGCAATGATCAATGATGCAGATAAGTGGGGAGACAGATATGCCATTAAATGGCGTAAGGATGCTTATAAGTATTTCGGTGATCACGTTGATAATATCTGCGTGTCAATGCCGCCTGAGTTCTGGAACATTGATCCAGATTACTCTTGCGATGGGAAAGAAACGCTTCGGTTTGATATGCGCAATATCCGAGAATCTGACATCGTTCTTGTTAATCTGAAAGATGTTGCTTCCTCCGTAAGTACATGCGATGAAGTCTTCTATGCTTATATCTCTCAGAAGCCAATTATTGGATTTGGTGAGGATGAGGACATGGGAGGTCTTCATCCTTGGATTAAAGAACAGATCACAAAGATCTTTACCGGGAAGAAGTCGATGCGACAGGCAATTGATTATATTGCCACATACTATACGTAATTACTAAGGAGAAATGCCTATGAAGGTACATAAAAGAGATGGGAGAACAGTACCGTTTGAGCGAGATAAAATCACTCAGGCGGTACTGAAAGCTTTTAATGAGGTTGATGGAGAGATCACTCCGGATGCCAGACGCAAAGCGGCTGATATTGCATCTAGCATTGCAGCATTGGACAAAGATTTAGATGTAGAGGAGATTCAAGATCTTGTCGAAGATAAGCTTATGGCAAGCAAGCGGAAAGATGTAAGCCGAAAGTACATCCGGTATAGATATAAGAAAGAACTTGCTAGAAATATTAAAAATACGACAGATGATACTGTTCTTGAAATGCTTGGTGGTAATTCTGAATATTGGAATCGTGAAAATTCAAATAAAGATGCTTTTGTAGCAACTGTACAAAGAGATTATTTAGCAGGTATTACAAGTACAGATTTAACAAGAAGAATTCTTTTGCCAGAACATATTGTCAAAGCACATGATGAAGGAATCCTACATTTTCACGATGCTGATTACTTCGCAGAAAAGATTAACAATTGTTGTCTTATTAATCTCGATGATATGTTACAAAATGGGACTGTTATTAATAAGGTGATGATTGAGAAACCTCATAGATTTCTTACTGCTTGTACAATTGCAACTCAGATTATTACCGCCGTAGCATCGAGCCAGTATGGAGGCTGTACAATTTCGACCACCAGTTTAGCTCCATTTGTTCGGTCAAGTTATGATCTTTATTATAAGAAATATAAAGAGCGTGGACTAAGTGAAAGTCAATGCAGAGAGTTTGCGCAACAAGATACAAAAAAAGAAGTTAGTGATGGAGTGCAGACATTTAATTATCAAGTAAATTCGATGTCAACTACGAATGGACAGGCTCCATTCTTATCCGTTTGCATGTATCTTGGAGAGACAGACGAATATAAAGAAGAACTTGCAATGATTATTGAAGAGTTTCTTAATCAGCGCATTGTTGGGATGAAAAATAGTGTAGGAGTCTATGTCACTCAAGCATTCCCGAAACTGCTTTATGTATTGGAAGAAGACAATATTCATCCAGACTCAAAATATTGGTATTTAACTGAACTCGCTGCCAAGTGTACTGCTAAGAGGATGGTTCCGGATTACATTTCCGAAAAGATTATGAAGGAACTGAAAATAAATGAGAACGGAGAAGCTGATTGTTACCCTTGCATGGGTTGCCGATCCTTCCTTACTCCGGATAGTACGATGCATCTTGGAAACATTGCAAGAGCAAAGAACTATGTTCCAAACAAGGGTAAATACTATGGTCGATTTAATATGGGCGTTGTAACTATTAATCTTCCAGATGTGGCATTAAGTGCTAGGAAGAAAATGATAGATGAGGGAATAACTTATGTAGACGATGAACAGTGGGATAAAATACAAAAAGAATTTTTCTGGGAAATTTATGACGAAAGATTGGAGTTGTGTCATGAAGCACTTTATTGTAGATACAAACATCTGAAAGGAACATTATCAGATATTGCTCCGATTCTGTGGCAAGATGGTGCATTTGCAAGATTAAATGTACATGAACCTATTGATGAATTACTAAAACATGGATACGCAACAATTTCTCTTGGTTATGCAGGTTTATACGAGTGTGTAAAGGTAATGACTGGGCATTCGCATACAGACGGTGGGGAAGGAGAAAAATTTGGCCTTGCTGTTATGCAGCGCTTAAATGATAAATGCGCAGAGTGGAGAGCAAAAGAAGATATTGCTTATTCACCGTATGGAAGTCCCATTGAGTCTACAACGTATAGATTCGCATCATGCTTAAAGCGTAGATTCGGAGATGATGTATTTGTAAAGATTGATGGACATGATCGAGACTACATTACAAATAGTTATCATTGTGCAGTATTTGAGGAAATTGATCCATTTGAAAAGCTTCGGATTGAATCAAAGTTCCAGAAATTATCTCCGGGCGGCGCAATAAGCTATGTTGAAAGTTCGGATCTTACAAATAACATTCCGGCGGTATTAAAAGTTATTCAGTTTATTTATGACAACATCATGTATGCAGAATTGAATACGAAGTCGGATTATTGTCAAGTTTGCGGATATGATGGTGAAATCAAAATAATTGATAAAGATGGTGAACTCACTTGGGAATGCCCGAATTGTGGGAATCGTGATCAGACAAAGATGAATGTTGCCAGACGTACCTGTGGATTAACTAATTAGTCCACGTTAAATTGACGAAATTGCGGGGACACCCTTAGAGCTTAACAAACCACAGCAAAATTGGAAACGATAAGTGCGATGGTGGAATAAATACCATAAAAATTGTTAAGATTGGGCAACCGAATATGAAAGATATTCAGACGCATCGAAGCCTCTAAACTGTAAAGCATGAGGAACGTTCAACGACTATAATGTCATGCGATTTATTATTCCATTTATAAGGGGAATAATTGATAAAACAAATTGAAAATTACACTGGATATTTTATTTCAGACGATGGAAAGGTTTATTGTAATTTAGGAAAAGGGAATCGAAAAAAGGAACCTTGTAAAGAATTGTATGAAATTAAGCCAAGAAAAACAAAAAATGGATATATGAGAGTATATATGAGAAATAATATAACTAACAAAAGAAAAGATGAATATGTTCATAGATTGGTTGCTACTTATTTCGTACCAAATCCTTATAATAAACCGGTAGTCAATCATATTAATTGTGATAGAAGTGATAATAGAGCATCTAATTTGGAGTGGGTTACAACCAAAGAAAATAGAAAGTATACAGAAACTCTAAATCATTTAATTAGAGATTTAAAAACTGGAAGATATGTAAGCAATTTTATATATGAATGAAAGATGGAATAAAATCGTATTGTATAGTCTACTCCCTTTTAAATACTAGGAAACTAGGGGTATTAAGGATATTGGCACAAATTTTTGGAATAAAGGACGTACCGATGAGATAGCTCATAGATATGTCCATCTAACAGACATTAATAAGGAGTAATATGAGATATGCTTCAATAAGAAGTCTTGATATCAGCGATGGAAGTGGCGTGGGTATTGCGTTATTTTGTCAAGGATGTCGAATCCATTGTAAAAATTGCTTCAATCAATCAACATGGGATTTTAATGGCGGTAAGCCATTTGATGATAAAGCAAAAGAGGATTTATTTTCTCTGCTTGAACGTCCGTACATTGATCGAATCAGCATTCTGGGTGGCGAACCACTGTGCGATGACAATGCCGGAGACATAAAGCGACTGATTGAAGAGATCCGAGATCGTTTTGGGACTACAAAAAAGATCTGGTTATATACCGGATATACGATAGAGTCTCTTACCGGAGATGCTAAAGAAGCTGCGTGGAATTGCGATGTAGTAGTTGACGGGCCGTTTGTCGAAGCCGAGAAAGACTTGCGACTAGCATTCAAAGGGTCGAAGAATCAGCGTATTATCAATATCACAAGATCCAAAGACGCACATCAGATTGTAGAAATGAATTTCTAATTATGAAGGCGGTTCCTTCGGGAGCCGTCTTTTTTCGTACACAAAATTATTCCTGCCGAGAATTATATAGTACAAGGAGGAAATGTAATGATTAAGACAAAATACATCTTAAATAAGGAATGTACTCCAGATTTACTTGAGGAAGAGGGCTTCCGCTTTAATTACGGCATGGAGCGTTGGATTCGCCTTTACCCTGTGTTGTTCTATCAAGGTAAGCAGCATACTCCTGTTGTATTTCTCAAGGCGGTAATTGATTTGGAAGAACATGACTTTTCTTATTCTATTGTAAATGGACAAGGCGATCTCGATTCTATGTATTACTCAGATTACGGGCGCAAAGATACATATGTTACAAAGATTGATAAGAATGTAACCAAAGTTCTCCGGCGGTTATGTTTTGCAGAAATTATTGAAAAAAGGAGAAAATAAAATGAAGAAACAAGAGTGGTTTGGCGGTAGCAAAAAGCTTCATAGATTCAGAACGTTTCCACATTCCAATTCAAAACGAGAGATTGAAGAACGATCCAAGCAGGATGAACAAGAAGCTAGAGAATACACTACAGATTTTGTAGCCAATCATTTTTCCAGAGATGAATATCCGGATGTATATGAAGACAGATTTGTGAATTGGATAATGCGTAAGCACATTACTAAACCAAAGTGGAACGATCATAAGGGTAAAAAAAGTATTCGAAAGGATGAGGATTGTGAAAATAATTGATTTTGCCAGAAAAGGTAATTTAGTCCGATTTTTTCTTGGAGCGGATGACTGTATGGATTATACAGGTGATGATTGGAATGACGCACCGTATGATTGTAATTCAGAAATAGTTGATAGCGAATACATAACAGGATATAGAGATATAGGATTCCCATTTGACAGTCTTGTTCTTGAACCTTGTGATGGGTTTCTGAATACTCCTTATTCAAAGGATGATATGAAATACAGAAATGTCCCGTGTATTGTGGTTGTTCCAAAACATTTACTAAATTATAAAAATTATAAATTTTTGTGTGAATTTGATCCGGGCGTTTTTGCATATTACGCAGCGTCTAACAATCCAGATATCAAGAAGTTTTATTTTGGAGATCATATGGAGCCTCGAAGATATGAAAAAGAGAATTAAAGCCAATTTTTATACAATCTCCGGTTACAAATATGATCATGGCATGACAATAAAATATGAACTGCCAGATGGGTATTTATATTCTGGATGGGGAAGTCAACATCCGACAAAAATTACGGCAGAAGACTTGCCGGAATGGTATGTGAAAACCAACTATTATAGCAAATATGGATATGTCAATACAAAGGGCGTAGTAGATGTTATTTACCGCCGTTCATTCTTTGATAACCACTGGCTAAAGGACGCTATGATTGGATTATCTTATCACAGCATAATTAATAAAGATGAAGATGTTCCGATTTATAAAAAGCCGGAAATAGATGAATATTTTTGGGGAAATGACATCCTAGATGTCCTTGCCGGAATTGAAAAATACTCACCTAATATAGACACCACATTGGTTCGGGATGGAATACTTAAAGACTACAATGCTTATGCAAAATATGAGAATGAACACTATAGTTCATTGTGCCGAATGAGATCATGCTATGACACCTTTGAGCAGCTCGTAGACGGAGTGGGATTGCGGGAATTATTTCCAATTAGACAGGAGAATAATAAATGATAGATCAGTTATATCGTGAATTTAAGTATTGGAGTAAAGGAGGATCCGTTTATATTTTATCCGACTTACATCTAAATGATTCAGATTGTAAATATATGGATCCAAATTGGATATCTGTAGAAGAGCAAGTACATAATATATTTAACGTTCTTCATTATTATGACACGTTTATTTGTCTTGGCGATGTTGGAGATCCGAAACCACTAATGGATGAATGGTACAGGAAAAAATATTACAGAAAACTTTGTAATAGAATTCTTATTACAGGAAATCATGACAATGCGGCTGCAAAAAATACGCCCTTTTGGACTGAAGTCTATGACGGTCCATTGTTTATCAGTCCGAAGATTGTGTTATCTCACGAGCCGATTTATGGCCTTGATTGGTGCATGAATATTCATGGACATGACCATGATCCAAACAAGAAAGGTGACGAACACCACCTCAATGTAGCAGCGAATGTGATCGGATATAAGCCAATAAACCTTGGCGCTGAAATTAAAAGAGGGTTGCTTCGGAGCTGCGACGGAATCCATAGATACACAATAGACAGGATCAAAGATGAAAACAAAGGATGATTATATAGCAGAACTTCGTAAAAGAGGATGCAACTGCATAGATGACGGTGGAATTATCTTTATTCTTCCGATGGGAAAATATAAAGACAATAATGTTCGGAAAACACTTACCAAGTTGATTACCGACATTGGATATAAAGGCACATGGGGAATGCGCCCCAAGAAAGAAGGTTAGATGGAAGTATTTGGTTATGGGATGAGACTAAGGCCATTTAGTATTGGCTGTCAGCCGATGGACGGGCTTCTAAAAGTCGTTGATTTCATTGGATATCACAATGAATTGATTTACGATCACAAGCTTACGGAGCAGGAACAAGATGATTATGAACTTACTTTCCTTGGATCGTGGGATTGGAATCAAGACAAAGAAACAATAGAACAATCAGAAATGTGGAGAGAAACTTAATGAAGGAATACACAAGAGATTCATTAACGTGGTTTGAAAATTCATTGACAGACATACTGGAGAATGCAATCCGGTCTGATGTTGTCTATTATGAGAAGGTACAGAGTGCTTTGGATCGAGCGGCCCGATCTATTCAGATTCATTATCATCTGCCGGAGTTACACAGACTTGAATATATAGATGGTAAGTCTGACTGGATCGACCTTCGAGCCGCCGAGAGAGCACATTTAAAAGCCGGTGACTTCCGACTGATTAGTCTTGGTATAAGCATGAAACTGCCGGATGGGTATGAAGCGGTAATCGCGCCACGCAGTTCTACATTTAAGCGGTATGGATTGATTCAGACAAATGGAATTGGACTGATTGACTGTTCGTTTTGTGGGGATGATGACATCTGGCAGATGCCGGTGTATGCAACCAGAGAAACCACAATACAGGTCAATGACCGCATTTGTCAGTTCCGTATTCAAAAGAATCAGCCAAAGATTAACTTCCTCGAAGTAAATCATCTGGATGGCGTGACAAGGGGTGGCTTTGGTTCGACTGGCGCACAGTAATTACAATTTAATATAAGGAAGAAATGATATGGAAGAAAATGATGTTAAAATGATCGGGGTTGATGATGTCTGCAATATTTTCAACTGTGAAAAGCAGAAAGCAAGACGCATCTTAAAAGTAGCATTCGAAATGAAGTACGCTACAAAAATTGGCAGGTCGATTTATATGGCACCGGAAGATTTTGGTCATTACATGCAATTTATCAAGGGTAAAAACGTGATAATTTAAGACCAAAAACAGATCAAGTGATGTTTCGTGATATTTAGTGATGTTTCGTGATTACCACAAAGTGATAATTAAAGCAGGTGATAAATATCAGAAAGCCTTATAAATCAATGGTTTACAGAAATTATTGGCGAGATCGTCAATTATGAGAGATGAAAATCCAGACGCTGACAAAATAATACCCGTTTTCCTCTAGGAAATCTGAGCACATCTACTAAAAATAGATGTGCTTTTTTATATTCGTGATGTGTCACTGTGGTTGTAACTTGCTGAAGAGAATTGACGAATTCGATGCTCATTCATATACTATTCGTGGGCTACCAAAACGGTAGGCGGTTCGCCTTTCACGCCGACTTCGGTCGGAACCCTCAGGATAAAGGAGGAGTTCAAATGAAAGGTATGAAACGAGGTGCTAGAGGCTTTCCTTGCAATTGTCGGTTTCGTTGGATCTGTAACAAGCATTGTTACATTCATCGACTGGCTTGTGCAAAAGATCAAACAAGTATCAAAAAAGTGACCGCCAACTTTGCCGAGTTCGGTCACTGATTTGATAGAACATATTCTATTAAATTCATAACTGTTAACAAGGCGAACCGCTTGCTTTACGGTAGCTCTTTGTTACTCATATTATATCATTCTTTTCTGGATCGTCAATCTTGCACTTCTCGGGTGTACATTTCTGGTTTGACAACTGCATGTACAAAACTATTTGCTCCGTCGGATTTTTCGTAGGAATTGCTCAGCTCAGCTTGTCGGTCACGTGATTTTCCACATAGGCCGCGTATTTCTCTGAGGTTTGCGCAAGCGGTGTGACGGTGACTTCAGAGTCCAGAATCTGATTGATTTTGTTTGAGAGCTCGATTACGCGTGCGACTGCCTCTTCCTTGGTCCGCATGGTAAGTTCGCAGCGCTTCAGGATGGATATGCCGCCCTCATCGTACGTTTTCTTGACGGCGATGTCCACATCGGAAATGCGCGCATCCGAGATGAGATTTTCAGAAAAAAGCCGGGTCAGAATATCCTTTGCGTTGTCGCGGGAATAAGCCAGTGTTTGAATTTCGACAATTTTACTCATTGTGAGTCACCTCCCTGTAAGTTCCATCGTATCATTCCGGAAATGGAAAGAAAAGAGGTTAAGAGACCAGTTTTTTCAGAAAAGAAATCCGGCCGGAAAGGAGACTGACACCCAGAGAAACTGCAAACAGGAGAACAAGAAGAAGGGGGATTCCAAGGAAAGGATTGGAGATCCGTGATGGAATTCCGAGCCTGTCTGCAAGATCAAGAAAGAATGGATGGATCAGGTAGATGCCGAATGCGGATTGGGAAAGAGCCGCTGCTGCCTGGGCTGTTTTATCGCTACAGGAGCTGCGGCAGATGGTAAGAAAAAGTGCTGTGGACAGAAGCAGAACGGCCGGGGTAAACGGCGAGGCAAGTGCAGTATATGCGCTGCCCTGTCCGACAGAGCGCACGGAGGCCGCATATGCTGCGGGAAACAGAGAGAAAATGACAGTGGCCCACAGGAGTGCCAAGGATCGGCAGCGGTGATCACACCGGAATGTCGATGAATGGCGACGCTGTGCACACGGGGATGCTGCGAGGCGGCTGTGCTCATACAGAATATGACCCAGAAGAAAATAGCCCAGATACCCAAGAAAATAATTCAGGTCAAACAGCTCCCGGAAGTCCATCAGAAGATATTTGAAGGGGAACTCGAACAGAAAGGCGGTGGGGAGAACCACTGCGAAAATGACAAAGAAAATCAGGTACAGGCAGGAGACCCCGCGGCGCTGAGCTCCCTCATAGATCATGGGAACAAGAAGGAGGAGAACTACAAGCATCGGAAGGTACCAGAGGTGATACTTGCCGGTGAGGCGGAAAAAGGCAAGAAACAGCTGCTCTTTGATTCCCTTTTCGGCAAGAAGCTCCGGGTTCAGCAGAGTATCCTCCAGAAGATAGAAAATCTTCCAGATAAAATACAGAAGAAGATAGTGCAGGCTCCTTTGACACATGAAGCGAATGGAAGTACTCTTTTCACGATGGGACGGAGCAAGGAAAAGCGCACCGCTTATCATGACAAAGAGAGAGACTCCGGCAAAGGAAGCGATGCTGCAAAGCTGTGTAAACAAAAGAGGTGCACCAAAAGCTGCACTGACCTGATCCAGCCACTGCGCAGAGACATGGGTCAGGATAACCAGAAGAATTGCCAGCACACGGATCCGGTCCAGAGAAGGATCTCGGTGCAGCTTACGGTTGCTGGAGGGATTGTCTTTCATAAAAAGTTCAGAATTCATAGTAAAACCATTATACACGTTTATGATAAAATTTTATGGTTATCATGTGAATATCAGAGAAACCCGGACGTGAACCGGAGAACAGTAAGATAAGAATAGAAGGATAGGATGGAAGAGCAGAAGGATAGAAAGTGGAATCAGACGGAGGCGGATGATTCCTGGACGGATGATCTGGCAGAGGCCATTCATCGTCAGACTATGAAAGAACAACAGGAATACGGACAGGAGCTTGGAGATGCCTTGCAGGATTCCGGAGACGATCGGAATGACGCGCAGAATCCATCGTCGGAATCAGAGCTTCTGCGGAATGATATGCAAAATGATGTGACGGGCGATGCGGAGAGCGTGCTGAACCAGCCGCAGAGTCCCTTACAGGGATCGGACGATTTCCGGGGCGAGGATGTGCCGCCGAGAAGAAGCCGGAATTTTGCAGATCCGGAGGAGGCGCTCGGGATGAGAAGACATACGCAACCGGAAGGAGCGGTGCTTTTTGACGAGGTAGTAGATGACGCGGATTCCGAAAGCCTTAAAGAGAAGAAGCACTTCGTACGGAAAGACAAATCTGCGAAGAAAGACCGCCGCAAGGAGAAGTCGGAGAGAAAAGAAA